GGATTTTTGAAATTTTCTTCAAAAAACACTTGACTTTTTATTAGCAGGCTTTCGTATCCAGTCGAGCTAATAATAGTATATATGTCTCAAAGAAAAATTGCAACCAGTAGAATAAAAGTTTTTGCAGGAAAGCTAAGACTATTTTGTAAGCAGTATAATAAATAAATGGAAATACTTAATATAAGAGTTTCAATATACTGTTTTCATCCATCAAAGTATTCTTTTATTACTTCAGATGTAATTTCTCTGTTCATATGTGGGATATACGCATCAATCCACGGGGACTGTTTATGCGTCAAACCAACTAAGTCTGTTGCTGAGTAATCCGCAAATTTATCAATTACGGTCTTAATAAGATTTTTATCCGCATCAGCTATACAATCGTTACTGTCAGTCTTTTCAAAATCCATAATTGTTGGTATATCACTACCGCCAAACTGTTTATATTTTCTATATGCTTTTGGGACAACTGGGCCAAAATCCCACGCTTCAATTCTATCATCAAAGCAACATCTGCTAGGTTGGTTTATCAAAAAATATGCTTGAATAAGGTAAAGGATCTTCTGCAATTTCAAATTAGAAATACCATATTCTTTTTCATTACTATAATCAATCACATATTGACATACATCTAAAACTTTATAGCTCATTTATCAAACCTCCTTTTATTCAATCATTTTACCGCGCTGTTTCCCAAATCAGCCACGGTTTGTGTGTTCAATGTAAGTAGGGCAGTAGTCGTTCCCTAAATACTCGCACAGTCTCCTGTGCTGGACTGTATATTGTGTACCATATATGACAATTACGCCTGTCATACGTCATGTCTTGTCAGTCTCTCGCGCGATATGATGAAAACACACTTTCTTTAATTCACATCGCGTCGGGACCATCCTTTTTGTGCTTTTACACTTATTTCTTCGCAGACGCTTTCGCGCTTTTATTGCACTGCTCCGATACCATTTCTGGCTTAGGACTTCCCCCGATATTCGACATTTTATGGATTAAATCCAAAGGACGCTCGTTCTCTTCACGACAGAGATACGATATTCTCTACGTTAGCTGCATGGCATTATTATGCAACTTTATAGAAAAAGGCATTGTAAAGTTTAATAAGTTTACCGCGCCCAAAAGCGGATAGAATTCCGCCCGCCAATGCTGAAATTGTTCCCAGCGGTTTGGCAAATGTTGTTATTTTTTCAAGTATGTTAGCTAAACTGGTAAGGACATCAACGACACCTTTAATGGTATCAGAGTCTATAAAATTAAACCAAAGTTCTTGCCAAGCATTTTGTAATTTTTCCATCTTACCTGAAATTGATTCCAGATAAGAATTAAGTTCTTTCTCAGCTGATCCAGCAGAGTTTTGAACTTCTGCGTAAACTTTTTTGAGCAAATCAGGTGACTGTAAGATACTTGCCGCAATATTTGCTCGGTTCTTGCCACATTATATTGTCGAGGGACACAACTCCTCGAATATTTATTTTCTATAAGATTTGGGATAAAAATGATTTTACAAGTTGCTCTGTTTGAGCATATTTGTAATATGGGATAGACAGAAGAGGAATGTGATTATCTGCACAATAGGCTTTCTTGATGTTATCTCTAAGTATCTGCGTTTTGAATTTGTCTTGTCCTCCAAAGAAGTCAACTGGGTAATAATGTTGTTCCCCTTGATATTCAATAAGTCCACAGACAACATCATCTTTAAATATTGCAAAATCGAAGGGTAATGGTTTCTTTAGATGGCATTCTGGGATAATATATTGAGCTGAATAGTTAATTTTGTTTAGCTCAAGAAAATACTTAATCTTTTCTTCGCCTTTTGAAATGACTAAATCACAGTTTGGACAATGTGCTCCATTGACGATGATTGATGCATATGGAGGAGACCAAGTATGTCCACATTTTGAACATTTGATTTTTAATGGGGAATTGTAACCAGAATATGAATTTGGATCTATTATTTCAACATTTGGGTTTACATTCCGTACCCTTGCCACAACCTCTTGAGGAGGGAGTAGTTGTACTCCTGTCCTTGAATCTTTTTGACATTCTGGACATCCGTTTTTGCAAGAGAAAAGAGCTTTCGGTGTTGTTCTAAAAATCGTATTATGAATAGTACATCTAATGTCAACAGGTTTTTTCAATCCAGAACATTCAGATAAGATCTCGTAATCTTTAAATTTATTTAAAATTTCTTGTCTCAAATACCAGTCAGGAATATTAAATTCATTGCAATATTGGCATCCATGAACAGAATCTCTATTCATATTTCCACGCCGCATGAACTGTTCTCCTAAATAAGCATGTTTTGGACATATAAAAAATATGTAAAAATATTTTCCGATTTTCTCCGTTCTTAAATATTCAAAACCTTTCTCTTCACATAATTTTTGATCATCATTTGGCGTTACTTTGCTAATTCTAGATTTGATCGTGCGTTCTCTCCCGCAATGTTTACAGCCACGCCCAGAGCTAAGATGTCCGTAATCTATTTGCATAACACCTTTGTCTAAATGTTTCTTGCATTTGTAGCACAATTTTGATGCTTGATTTTTATAATCATTTTCTGCTGAGAGTAGTATATAACCACGATCCTCAAATAAAGCTTTTACATCTTGAAAGGTGATTTTCTTGTTGCTTTTGTGCTTTACAATTCTTTGTTTTCTAGGTCTATAAAGTCCCATTTTCTTACGTTGAGAGCTAATTGCTTTCGATGTTCTTTCTGATAAATATTCTGCCAATTGTTCGTCAGACATTTGAAGATAGTTTTCAGATATGTATTCTTTTTCACTTTGAGTCCATTGTTTAACAAGTTGTTTTCCCATTGTTTTATTCCTTATAGATAATAAATATCTTCATGTTTCCATGAAGTTTAGACTATTTCTTCACCTTCGTCATTACACGTAAGGGTCTACCGTTTCGATTTAAGGAGAATTTCACTCCACGCCATTTGTGATTTGCGCCCTACTCCTGTTGCAGTATCTCTGCCGATGGGATAGTCGTTTGACACACCCCTATTCGGGGCTTCGCGACCAAGCTGCCATTTTGTATTGCTACATCCACTTAGGATTTTGTCCATATGGAATCCTTACTATTGTTTTACTTTCGTTACGTTCATATCGGTTTATTTCATCCAATATTGTAGTCGTAAGGCTTTAGGCTTTACTGGTTTTAGGTAGATATTACATAAGCATTACTACATATGTAGGCTAGACTTAGCCAGACTTTCCACAAGTAAAGCGGCGCGATTTGTGCCAGCTTGTTTGTCTGTTTCTACAATTTCCTGGTAAACCTCCGCAATTCTTGATAAAATTTCGTAAGTCGACAGGAAGTTTCCATTATTGTCAAGAATATCAACACCTTTAAAGCCATTTGACGCAACGGCGGTGCATTCCTTGATAGTTTCTTGTAATTTTGCAGTGGTGTGAATTACGTTCTCAGTTTCTTCCCCAAGCTCTTCAAGTTCCTGCTTGGCTGCTTCAGTCATTCTGTTACTTTCGGGTCTGATCCCTACTGACCGTATATACGGCGACCAGTCATTTCTGGCTAGTTCTCACGTTTCATTGTTAGATTATTGCGTGATGATCGGACTATATATTCATCCTCAGAAGAGGAGAGTAACTGAACTGTATATGTCACCATATCCAGTATGATAGTCTCTACGGATACATGATTATCATGTCTTTCCTCGGTCTTATCTGTCTCCAGACTTTAACCGATATAGTTACTAACTGGCATTTGAGTTAATGCCCATGTATTACTACATGTTAGGGCAATGATTTTACCCTGAATTCTTAGAGAGATCGTTTTAAGTCCCGCTCCAACTGAAAGTGGATCTTGTAAAATTGAGTTACCTGCAACTGTTAAAGCGATTGCTTCATTTATGTCGTTTCCGGTGGTTTTAAGTGTCGCAGCGGAACGCTGTAAAGATTCGGCAAGGGCATTTGTGGTTATGTTAAATTTGTTACCCACATTATTTAACTTGTCAACAATGTCCATCTTGTCCAAATCTTGATATGCCTGGCTCATTGCAACCAGACTTTCCGTCGCGGAATCAATGTTCTCAAATTCAGATACATTAAGCAGAACATTTGAAACTTGAGCGGATTTTTTCGCTTCGTCAAAAGATTCACCAAGTCTCAGCCAGTCAGCCGTTGATTGCTGTAACTGTTCGGCAGTCGTTCCAACTTGGTTTGCCAATTGGAAGCTTTCCTTCTGGAATTCCTTTAAAGAAGAAGTCGAAGAATCTGTTACCTTGCGCATTTCTGTGAAAGCATCATCGTATTCGTGCGCTATAGAAATGCCTTGCTTTAAGATGTTGACAACTTGATAAAAACTGGCAAAAGACATCAAATATGTACTAAGTTCTTTAAATTTCTGTTTCAAAGTATCAGCAAACGCCGAACCTGTTAGCTTCGCCTTTTCAGCTGATTCTTCAAATTTAAGGACTTTTGTTCGAATCTCGTCCAGCTCTTCCGCAGTTGAAACCTTTTGAATGTCCTTCTGAAGCTGCCTAAGTTCGGTTTCATATTTGGCGGCGGCTTTTGTATTGTCTTGGAGCCATTTTTCAATATTTAAGCTAAGTTGGGCTTTTTGACTTTCTAGAACTTCTTTTTGGGCGGTCTTGATCTTAGCTAGAGCCTCCGAATAAACATCGGCACCAACCTGGTACTCATCAAATATGGCTTTTATTTGGCTAACGTTAGTTGCCTTAGTATTCTGAAATGCCGTAAGCTTTTGTTGAACTTCTTGTAACTTTCTAATGGTTTCTGAATACTTTGTCGTTCCGTCTTCAGCCTTGCCAAGTTTGTCAATATAACTTTGCAATTTCTTATGTAAGTCAGATGAGAGGGTTTTTCCAGCATTTGTTAATGCATTCGATAAATCACCAGAAGCTTTCGCCAAACGGCTTTCAGTATCTACTCCGGCATCCGCTCTCGCTATGAAATCAGTATAGGCATTTGTCAGGGCGGCTATCTTAGCTGTTCTGTCCGCACTCTTATCAGGATTTGCCGCTTCTTTTCCCATGAGTTGAATGTACTCACTTAACGCCTTATTAAGATAATTGTACTCATTAACCAGTTTCTGAATTTCAACTTCGTCGGTTACAACTCCTTTACCAGCCTTGCCTAACGCGGTATTACCATAGTTACCAAAGATATTTTTATAAGAGTTCTTAATCTCATTTTCTTGAGCTTTTTTAGCCTCAGATATATCTTGTTTCAGCTGCTTGACATCGCTAAGTGCCTTTTTAAGAGTGCCCTCAGCTTTCTCTATTTCGGAAGTTGGAATTAAACCGCCTGTGGAAAACACCCTCTGAATTTCAACTACTTTATCTTTAACTTCCTGAATTGAGTTGGAGAATCCCAAAGCCTTGTTTTCAGCCGTATCTATTTGAGCCAATGCTTTAGTCAAGTTATTGACAAGTCCACTCTCGACCGCCGTGCCGCATTTATTCAAAGCGTTCTGGAGATCAGTTTGAGCCGTCACCAACGATTGGTCTGTCTCTTGGAACTGAGCCATTCTCTGGATAGCACCTGTCATAGCACGTTCCAACTGAGTTAACTTCAATGAATCCTCAGAACTGATAGTTCCTTTCGCGTACTTACTTGCAAGTGTAAAATAAGTCTTTGCCTGTGTGGTAAGCCACTGATATTCTTTTGCAAGTGCAGCAACTTCGTCAGTACCTCCAGCCGGATGCTGAATTGTGTTGATTGCAGATTTGTCGAATGCATTCAACAACCCATTTCCGACAATATTGGATTGTTTACTGGAATTTGGAGAGTTTGCGAGATTATATAGATATTCAAGTGATTTGGACTTAGATAAGATTTGATTGATAGAAGAGAGTACGCCAGTAGCAGAAGAAGAGAAGGACTGTAGCTTCTGTCCGAGGTTTTCTAATCCGTCGGCAAATTTCGACAGATTTTCAAGAACTTCATTACTTATAGTGAAATCCCTCAATGCTGAGAACTCTGCACCTGATAGTGCAATATTCAAAGAGGCCAAACCGTTCGCCAATACGTTTAAAGCTTCGCCAAGAACTTTTAAACTATCTGTCTTGTCGAGATACTGGTCGATTCCACCAAGACTGAATTTACTCAAATCTATAGACGGGGAAATCTTTAGCTTTCCAATCTCATTCAGTGCCTGAACTAAATTCTTCACCTGATCCATGTCAACATTTTTACCAACATCAACCTGAAGCTGTTCAATAGTCTTTAAGATCTCACTGAACTGTGTGGAATTAGTCGGCTGTTGAATTGCAAACTGATCAAAGATTGATTTGATCGAAGCTACTGAACTGCCCGATAAAGTCTCAAGATTCAATAATTCAGTTTTAACAACATCTATTTTTTCTTTTAAAGTATCGAATTGCCCAAGTATTCCATCAAGACTCAGAGTTGAACCGTTTTCGAGATTGAATTTGACATCAATAAACTCGTTTGGAAGCTGCTGTCGAAGTAGCTCTTGGAATTCTGCCGCTGAATTGATCGCTGGCTCTACGGCAATTTTTACGATCTGATTTGCTAATTGAGCTTCGATTTTTGCAATAAATTCAGCTGGATCAGTAATTACTGGATTGATTTCAACATCAATAGATGTAGTTGATTTACCGTGGCTAGCGCCAGATTGTACCGCTTTTCTGGCATTAACCAGTTCATCTATATCAATATAGTTTTGTTCATTTCGTGTTATAGCTTGCTTTGCATTCTCTAGGGTATTCTTTAAACTGTTAACTTTGTTTAGAAATTCTCCCGCAAGCTTTATCTCGTCACTATAGGTGTCTAATAATGCTTGTAAATTATCCTTTTGAGAATCAGTTATCTCTGGAAGTATCTGTTCTTTACTAGTATCGTCTAAGCCTAAAAGATCCTTAATAGTTGCGTAATATTGGGCAGCATTCTTTGTTCCGGCAGCAGACCAATCATCAGTGTTCTTATTAAGAAATTTCACAAGTTCGGCACGAGACTGAGTGATAGCATCTTCGATTGCTTTATTAGCGGAATCTAATTCAGATTTAAGCTGTTGTGCTTGCTTGTCTGGATTTCCAACGGTGGCTTTATTGATTAGTGCATCACCATTTCCTCTTAGAAACTCCATCAAGGTCTCAATCATGTTTTGTCTGAACTTCTCATATTTAGCCGTAACATCAGTATTTAACTTCTCAATGTTATTGGAAATATAGTCCCCAAGCTTGCCATAAAAATTGTCAATTTCTTTTTCATAGTCTTTACGATTGTTAGTATTAGATCTAAAATCTTCTAATGCCCCAGTAATTCCTAGTGAGTCTCTTTCTTTCTTTGTAGTTTCAATTATCCTGCGAAATTGTTCTATTCTTTTGGTTATATCTGTTAGAGACTGCATAGCTTCCGAAGAATCCATTGACAATAACTTACCAAAGTTGAAGCTCGAAATATCAGCTTTAAGCTGTTCAGCCCATTTATTAAAATTATTTTGGGTATTTTTTGTTCCACCAATACTCTTTATAACAGAGGTCAAAGTCTCCTTAGCGTCTTTGTTCCCAAGTCCCGACTTGATCTGATCGGAAAAGGCTTTACTGATCACTCCGCTATTTCTAATGCCATTGCTGATATATTTATTTAGGAAATCCATGGAGTCTTTAAGATCCCCATTGTTGAAATCAAGCATAATCTTAGCCGTAGCAGACAAGTCTAATGACTGTAGTTTTTCTAGCTCTTTCCTAAAATCCTTTTCATCACCAGTGATTGAAATTTTAACGATATTTTTATCTGCCAAATGCTGGGCATTGGAGAATTCTTTTAAGATTTGTTGTTCGTCAAGTACGGTATTGCATCCTATAGTTACCGTTGCATCCCATTCTCTTGCCATATTTTCACCTCAATTATCTCATCATTCTGTTTGCATATGCGAGTGCATCATCTTTAATTCTCTTTAGACTACAGGTATCTGGGATTCCGCTCATTCTTGGGCCTGTTTTCCGTCGTTTGAAGTCATCTATAGCATTTTTCCATCTTATAGCTGGGGTTCTATCTTTCCTTATTTTTTTATTAGGACTCCAATTGATTGGAAAATTCGAATGCGTAACAAAGTCATCGTCATAAGAAATGCCATGGATACCAAGTTCAAATGTTCTCTGGAATACCCAATCAGTGGCTGCTCTATACGGACGAACATTATTTTTGTAATTTCTTGAACCAATAGGCATATAAATCTGTCTTCCAATCCCAGATGAACTGCTTAAAGATGTGACATGAGCAACAGGTACAGGATTATCAATATGATGTCCAAGCGTTGTATTCTCCAAGCCGCCTTGATAAGTCATGTATGTTCTTTTATATTGTTCAGGGGTATAGTCGTCATAAAAATCCTCGATCACCCTAGAATATATAAGACCTAAGCTATCTTTGATTTTCTTTTCCATATAATCCAAGGTTATTTTGGCTTTTGCATTCATTTCATTCTGAAGTTTTTTCTTTGTAGCCTCACTTAATTTAAACTTTGTTTTACTCGCCATGCTCTATTTCCTTCATTATTGCGCTGGAGATAGCATCTAATATATCAGTAATCCCATAAGAGGCACTGTCCATGAAAGATACAATGCTTCGCTCATTTTCCATTAAGTCATTCAGCACCATATCAAGAATGGTTTTCGTTGTGCCGACTTCTTTCTCCGGCATATATGCAAACAGAGCGTCGACCAGCCCATACTTTGACAGTAAATCGAATTCCTCAACCGTCTTGTCCTTAGACCAAACCAAGTCAGTGTAATTACGGATCATCGCAATACAGTACGAAAAATATCTTGCTGGGCTATCCAGCTTAAAGAAAGTCTTTTCGCCATCCGAAGTCTTAATCTTTTTGTAACAGCTCGTGTTTACAATTGCCTTACATGTGTCAATTTTCTCAGCATACGGTACATATTTATCCTTTAAAATGTGTTTTTCAATAAACTTCTCACGCTCATTCTCACGGCAATTCTTAAACTTCGCAACAAACTCTCTAATTTCCATCATAATGTGTTCTCCTGTTCTTCCTTTTTCTTTTTTGCTAACTTACGGGCAGCACGAGCCTTCTTAACTAGCTCATAGTCAACCCAGCCACCGTCAATCGCGGAATAGCAAATCCACTTATAAGTAACGTCAGGGTAGTGATACCAAAACATTTTGCGCTTCATAATCGCTGTGGTATCTGGATATCCCTTTGTGTCGACAACTTCTTCCCGTCCATCTTTATAAATAATAAAAAAATCAGCCACATACTTAATCGGCTGAACATTAAATCCATCGTGCTCAAATTTCGGTTGCAGCTCATATGGCTTCTGTAACTCGCAGTAAACAATATCGCCGCTTTCTTTTAGCGGACAAACAACGTCACGATAGTATTTCATTTCCAACACTGAATCAAAGGTAATTCCCTCATAGGTTCTCTTGGAAATATCTTTATCTACATTAAATTTTGATGATCTCATGTATCTCCTAAGGGCGGCAGATTACCGCCCATCTTTTATGGTAATATTTTATGGAATGCTTCCTTTACATAATTCATGCTTTCGTCTACAAATCCATTTGTTAGGTTATTTTCCTTCAAAATTCGCTGATACTTTTCATATAATCGGAACTCATGTTCAAAAGCTTCACGATTGTGCTTCTGCCCGTTAGAGACACTCGAACAGAAGTTTAGAATTTCCGAGCGAGTATCATCGACTTCTTTTTCAATAAATCTGGTAGTTAATTTTTCCAGACTATCTCTGATTAACTGATCATGTTTTATGGACTGCTGGCGATCTTCAGCTTCCTGTTTTCGTAGTTCCTGCAATTCCATTACTGTCTTTATCAGTAGCTCATGATCTTGATCATTCTTTTTTATCCATTTAATTGGTCTGCCAATGTACTCAGCAAACTTAGAAACAATTGTGACAATTGATATCACTGCAGAAATAATGATAAAGATGTCCATAATCACTTGAACAAAGTTAATTTCTTGTAGCCACTTCAATTCATCCATAATGTCACCCCTTTTTCTTCTTTACTTTTCGTAACATGTCCACGCATCTTGTAAGTGTGGTGCATACATAGTCTAGGGTGGCTTTGGATTCTTTGCCAGAAAAGGTCATTCTGATACATCCTCGTGCGGTTTCATCATCAATTCCAATTTCCGCGAGAGCAGGAGAAATATCGGCAGCTCGACTATTACAAGCTGATCCCGTAGATACCTGAATATCATATCCGTCAAGTAGGATCATTAATGTCTCCCCGGCAACACCTTTGAAACTGACGTATAAATTATGAGATAAACGATCAGACATATTTGTTGGGCCAATCATCCGAAAATCCAGAATATTGTCCATCATATATCGAAGTACGTAGTCTCGATTATTTCGTTTTGATTCACTATAAGTGAAATCTTTAACAGCTCGTCCAAGCGATGCAATTCCAAGTACATTTTCTGTGCCGCCAAACAGTCCTTGTTCTTGTGATCCATAAATCAGTGGGGAGAGTGTAACCCCAGCCTTCTTATATAAAACTCCAACACCTTTTAATGCCCCAAGTTTGTGTCCAGAGAACCCAATCATATCAGCGTCCAGTTCTAGTAAATTGACTGGAATATCTGTAATACTTCCGGTACAATCCAGATATACTTTACCTCTATATTTGTGTACTAGATCAATAATAGCCTCAACGTCCTGAATAATTCCAAGTTCTGAGTTTGCGTAATCTATAACTACAAGTGATGTACCAGAGTTGATTTTTAACTCGTTCTCCAAATGATCTAGCCAGATTTTCCCGTATTGATTAACCTTTAGAGGCACTTTTGTCGGCAAATCTTTTACACAATTCAGAATAGACTTGTGAGCGATAGGAGAGTAGTAAACAGTATCAGACCGCATAGAAGTCCATCCTTTAATCGCCAAAGTATTAGATGCTGATCCTCCAGAGGTAAAAATTATATCTCCCATGTTTGGTTTCGCATGTAGGAATTTATACACTTCTTTTCGGGCATCAGAAATGAGCTTTTTTGATTCTGCACCGATTGAATACAGAGAACTGGGATTGCCCCAGTCATCCAGAATAGAAATAAGATAGGCTTTCATGCCGTCCGACAGCGGAGCGGTTGCCGCGTAATCCAAATATGCACCCATAGTTACTCCTTACTGGCGGGACTGTCCACCTTTAATTTTGATCTTTTTTCTAACAAGTGGCTGCTCAACCTCTTTTGGCTCAGCAACTTCTGGTTTAGGCATAATTTCAACCTTTGGCGGATATAATGTATCAATCATTCCTTGAACAGTGGGATCAAAGGTTGCTTTATTAGACAGATCACACTTATCTAATCGAGTGCGAGCCTGATCATCTGTAATGTTATGCGACATATACTCAATTGTGGTTTGGAATATTTCGCGACAGTTAGCATTGTGAAAATTAGTCATCCAGCGAGGATACTGATCATATTTACCGCATCTTGGGCAATATTCATATTCTTTGCCGCAGCAGATACAAGTTCTTAAGTCATTTTTTTTCATGTCAAAATCCTTTCAAAAAATTAAGCCCCCAGTCATATTGACCGGGAGCCTATTATAATAAGGAAGGAACTCAATCCTCGTCGTCCTCAGCTACCTCGTTTGTGAAGTGCAGACGATACAGAACACCGTTTCCACTGCCACAGTAGCTTGTCAGCAGATCACCCTTGAACTCAAAAGTAGAGTCAGACTGTAAATCAAAGCTGGTATCTGGAGATGGCTGAACGAGTGGGCACTCAATGATTACACGCTTTCTTTCCTCAGCACACGGATCACCATACAGAGCAACGGTATACATTGCAACAGTCTTCGGGAACTTCTTAGCGCTATTCTCAACAAGTGCTCCGGTAGCCACTTCTCTTCTGAGCATGATAAGATATGCTGTTGCGTCTGTATCAGTCGGCAGGGTCAGTTTCTTCTTCTCATCAAATACATACTGTGTTGCACTTGCAGTTGCACCAAGAGTATACTGTTTTCCAGTACCACCGTCTTCGCGATATTCATACACTTCAACAGAACCATCAGCCGCATTATCAAAAGTGAGGTCAGTTGCTCCAGCGGCAACCTTGATGATATCAATCACTTCCTCCTTCTTTGAATCGCTGGCATAAATGATATCACTACCATTTGCGATAGCCAGAGTCGGAATATGCAGCATCTGACTGGTTAATGTAATTGTTCCTGCCTTAGAAGTAGGAATCTTCTTGATCAAATTACCTCTAGCGTCCTTAATTTCCTTGGACTCTGATGTAATATCAATGGCAAAATTCTGAACCTGATTTGCGGTTCCTAACAGACCACCCTTAACGTCCTTGAACACGGTATATAAAGCACGGTCAATATAGATATTACCTAATTTAAACATATTTTTCCTCCTGTGGGCAATGCCCAAATTTTATTTCTCAATCGAACGCATAAAATTCATTTCGTTTTTATCCAACTTAGATGAATCAACAAATCCACCATATGCACCATGTAAAAGAGCAATAGAAGATTCATAGATTTGTAATCTCTGTACACTGTCCATGAACGCAAAAATCCCCAGATCTTTTAAGTCATCAATTCGATACTTAAAGCCTGGGTGATTCATACAAGATGATATTAAGGGCAATAAAAAAGGAGAATGTTCTTGTTTTTCATTCTCCCTTTGCTTTATGCGATCTTGATTGATTATTTCTTCTTTTAAAATTTTTCCTTTGACTTTTTCCGCTTTTGGGAATATGTTAAATAATGTTCGAATATATTGGGACATGATGACATAGTCTTGCTCCGTTATAATATCATCTACATCTTTATTCCATAAAACGACAGAACTCTTTCCATCAATGGTCTGAGTGTATGGATCATATCCAGCAAACGAAAAATCGTGGAATAATAGCTCCGTAGAGCTAATGCTTTTGTACAACATAGCAAATAACTCAAAGTCGCTCGTTTTGTTCCAGTCAATTCCGTTGTCCCACAACATCACGCGATAGGAAGTAGAATTAGTAACGAACGGATTAAGTACGCTGTTGTAAAAATCATTCTCACCAAATTCGATAATATCTCCAACACTGGGCTGGTAGATAGTTATTCGATCATTGACTTTAAAAGGTTGCCTATAATACATTTGAGTCATGTCGAATTTTAGTTTTTCGCTCATGTATGTACCTCACTTGTTACAACCTTTGGTTTTTTGTTTCTTGTTTTTGTTATTCCAGCTGGAGTTTCCATTTCAAAAATCAGTGTGCGGCAAGCATAATTTGTATCCACAATGCTTGGCTTATTTTGTACGCAGTGAATCTGATTCCCGAAATAATTCGTCCAGTTGAACTCATCTAAAATTAGGGCGGCTAGTAGATCATGTCGAGCAATGCCAGTAGCCTTATCAATTCCATTCTTAAGTCCACATAAAATGTAGAATATGATTTGATTGTACTTAAAGACACTGTTATATTTTGGCATTTCGTCAAAAGAAATTTCATAGCAAATAAAATTTTGTACGTCTGTTTGAGTATTTGAGATCATGTAATAAGGAATGATATTTCGCCCAAAATATTCATCCGGTTCAGCCCCAGTTTCCTCAAGTTTTTTGTCGCTGAGAACATGCAAGATCTTTTTATTTGCAAGTAGCTTCCTTTTGATGATTTCCTTAAAACGAATTTCATCATTGTCTATATTGATTTTGAAGTCCTTTAGTTCTCTCAGTTCTTCTGGTGTTATCATGATCTCACCTCCTAAATGCCCGTTATTTCTAATTCGATTTTTGCTTCAGTATCATCACTACGATTGATAACCGTAAGGATAGATCCCAAGTAATCATCATTACCAATAAATTTGATCCGCAGCTGATCCGCAGTGAAAGATTCAACCGTTAAATAGTTGTTCAGCTCATTATCAGCGATTAACCGACCGTCCAATAAAAATTCCCACGAATTCGTTGGTGGGCTTGAAATCCTGTTTCCATCAGAATCGTAAAATACCACAGTAAAAGTCCTTGGACTTCCACCAACTTTAATCTGTCGGCTAAGTCCATTAAACTGAATTTCTGAGGTTACACGATCTGGTGATTTCTCATTATCTTTAGGTTCTACCCTCGAAGCGTGGTAATCCGCCCACATTGCGATCACTTTGCCGGAAGCGTCGCGCTCTATGTAATCTGTGTTCTGATTATACGAATCCTGATATAGTGTTACTCGCTGGATTCCAATAGGATCGGTTGTTTCAATCTTTGATATTCGCCAAACAATTGGTTCAAAGCCCTCATCTACTGGGGCAGACACAATCATTCTCTGGTTATAAAAAAGTGACATAGATTCTGGGTTGTATGGTAGAACGAACTTTTGCTGATTCTCTGTTCTTTCCACTCGATAGTCTCTCCACAATCCTGAGTTATAGGACGATTGACTTCTGGATACGCCCCACATTCTATGTTTCTTTTCTTTCCATATCCAACTATATCTGTAATTGCATGGCAAGATTGCCCATGTCTGAAACTGCGGATCAAAAGTATTCGCAGCCTGCATAATTAACCATTTTCGATAGATTCCTTTATTATCAGGAATATCAATATAAAGTCCGATTGGAAATTCACAACCGTACTTCAATTCGTATTCGCCTTTAAAATAATCAAGGGGATTTTGCTGACTTGGTTTGAATTGGATATGATATGTTACTTGGTCTTTCCCGTCCGAATTATATGCATTGATGATGTATTTCGCAGGTATCGCAACTTTTGTTCTGCTTCTCTGTGGCGACAGTTTGTAGCTTTTCTCAGGTTCATCGTCGTGGTAGTAGTCATAGATGTAACACGTCCTCGACTGGATATCCCCATCCCATGTCGCTTCCATTAACATATCAGCCTGATTCTTTCTAACTTCGCCCAAAGTGCTACCACTATATCCAGCTATCCGTCTATATGATTCGAGGTTCATACTATGCCTCCTTGATCTTGAGAACTTCAGCTCCAGCATCCAGTATCAATTTGCGGTAAGCAGGGAAGTTAAACGGAACATTCTCATAGATAGATTTTGCTTCTTCCAGTAAGGTAAAAATCTTAACTACTTCTGGGCGATAGCAGAGAATCTGGTTTAGCCCGTCAATTTGATACTCTAGGTTCTCAATTGCAGAAACAATATCCACGGATTCAACTGGATTAGCCTTTTTGTCGGCACTCAATAATAGAAAGAAGATATCCTTACGGATTCTTTTTTTGTACTCCTCAAATTGATTAGGAGAAAATTCACCATATTTGTATTTCATAGTTATTCCCTCTCAATATACGAATTATGGATATACCCATAATCTCTAACCATTTTGCGAAGTTCAACACGCGAATCATTAAGCATAGTTTCTAGTTCAGTTAAATGTGCTGCCTGAGAATAGAATTTCTGTTCCTTGCCGCCAAACATCTGTGCAACATTCTTTACGGATTTCACTCGCGGTTCCAACCACTCAACGGTCATTCCCATAGCTATCAATTCTAAAATAAATTCAATGTCAGCATCATCATCTACTGGGTTAGCCAAAGAGCATTCCAGTACCATGATTTCATCATAGAATTTTAGTTTTGAGAAAACCGTGCGAGTGTAAGGGCGAGAGAGTGCAGAATGCATCCATCCACACATCATCTCATAAACATCCACCTGTGGCAGTTGTGCCAATTCAATATCGTTGACTTTCTGAAGGAATCTCGAATAGACATCTTGATACGAGATTTTCATGGGCCACCTCCATCAAAGTTTAGTGAGGCTCAGAAGCTCGGTGTCAAAAATCTCATCAATAACTCTGATCTTCTTAATACTATCTAAGGTTCCGTTAGAAAGCTTAGTTGCGGCGATATGTTTAACAGTTTCTTTAGCTCCCTCTGGAAGTCTAAGAATTGTGCGTTTCATTTCTCCAACTGGAAGCCTAAAGATATCCTCTAAATCTCTGCCGGTATACATCTTGTCATAAATTTCTTTGATCTGAGGGAACTCAGCTACAATAGCTTCATCTTGAATAATGAAATATGGCATCATAACAAATGACGTATGTGATCTGATTGCGGCTATGATATCCTGATACTCTACCTCAGTAGTATCACCGAGTTCTGCCCAGCGATAGTTAATTCCACTTTTAATTCCAGTCATTCCAAGTTCACCAGCGGTAATAGATACACAGTCCACTGGCTCAGACGGGTCGCGCTTCTTTTTCGCAACAGCTTTAGACATAGAAACAGACTCAGTAATGTTCTGAGCCTGTTCCTTTACATTATTTTTACGAGTAGTATTCTTTTCAGCCATCCTTTTAATCCTTTCCGCTCATTAGGCGATATTCCAAACACCGAAATATCTGCTGATCTGAGTATAGATACCCATTTCACGCTGTACTTCGTACTTCATGGTATCATCCATACGAGCACCCTTCTCGGTAGTTTCAAGGATCTCAGTATCACCAACATCAACAAACTTAACAAACTTGTCCTCAGTCTTTGCCATGATCAGTAACTTCTTTGAATCAACCAGCTTCTTGGTAACATTATTAGTCTCAAATCTCTGCGGAATCTCAATAAGAGTAGTTCCCTCGTAAGAACCAAGGCGACCCATGGTAGCCATTTCTTTCTTCTGATCTTCACTGACCCAATCAATATCAGCAAATGCGGATAGCTTCTTCAGGGCGGTTCTAGTACCCATAATATATACTTCGGCATTACCATTAGCCATGGAAACATCCTCAATTAAAGTATCAAAAGTATCCTTGGTTGCCTTCTCAATTGCCATGGTCTTATTGAACTGGGAATTAACAGGAAGCTTGGCACCTGCATTCATAACCTCAGCATACATTTCATTCTGGAGCTGGATTACAAATGCCTCAGCAATCTTATCTGTTAAAGCAGCCCAGTCACGTCTACCCATAAGATAAAGATCGATATCTGTTCCTACAGCAGCACCGTATACAGATGTGGCTACAGTATAGGACTCACCTTCGCCAAGAGTCTGCAGAATAAAATCATGATGATCGCCAGATACCTTGGAAATTGCCAGAATTACATCTGTCTCAGTCCAGAATTCCTGGGAATCACCTCTTGCAAGGTTTCTTTCCTCAACAAATTCATTAAAGAATTCATTTTCATGGAAGCCTGTCTCCACCTTAAAATCAATTACATCCTCTAATACTTCAAACAGCTCACGACCATGCTCTCTCATAGCACGCTTTCTCTGCTTCTTTGTGGAATGTTTGTCAATGCCTAAAACGTTATGTACAAAGGTTAATACCTTCTCATTTGCCTCAGCTTTTGAAACGATGCGGTTAGTTTCTGCATCATAAATTTCTCTACGGAGTCCGAGATCGAATACCAGATTCTTAAACTCATCTGCCTGAATATTCATACTGTCGAACACCATCTGTACATGATTTGAAATTCTCATTACATTTTCTCCTCTCTATTGATTAGTTCAGCACCATTTTCTTGTCGGTAACGGACTGAATCTTTGCCCCCTTGGTTGGGACCTTGCTAAATCCCTCAGCGGATACCTCGAAGACATCGCCAACTGCCAGCTCATAACTTCTTACGCGATCACCCGCTGCATTAAAGAAATTGGATGTCTTTTTAAAGGTGTTAGTCCACTCTTCAGCGATTACTGGCTGCTGATATACGAACAGTGCATCACCCGGATCTGTAACCTCTACATACCAGTTACCATTTGCGGCCTGTTCTCTAACAACACCCTCAAATGTAGTTACGGCAGCCTCCTTATAAAGATCAAGAGAATCCCACTCGCCTCTTGCGATCAAATTACCGTTATCTGTATCTGTGGACAGTACCACGTTATAAATGTGCTTGCCGCCATTCTGTGCAAGCAGCTTTGATGGAAAAGCAACGGCGTGCTTCTCGATTTCATATCTAATAGCCATTTTTGTAGCTCCTTTCAAGTAATAAAAAAGAACGCCATTTAGGCGCTCTGAAAAATTTTAAATGTAAACTTATGAGAAGAGAGAACCGTAGCGGCCTTTCTTTCTTGCCTTCTTGTCAGGTAGAAGAGTCTTCGGTGTGGCCTTTTTAATTGGTTCTTCAACTGCCGCAAAAGATAACTTTCCAGCCTTTGCGTAAGTCAAAAGTAGTTCGTCACACTTCTGTTTAATATCCTCAAACTTAGCATTTTCGGAATCTTTCTTAATCTTTGCAAATTCCTCAGTGTTAGAAATACCAGCATAATCTTTAGATTCTAACAGTTCCTTAACCTTAGCCGCATTCTCAGCAGTTTCGTAGGTTGCGAGTTTTTCCTGAATAGAAGAGTAGTTTGCTCTCATAGATTCAAGCTCTGCCTTTTCAGTCTCAGTGACATACTCTGCATATAAACGGTATCTCTCGCCGTCCAACGCAACATTGTCGCCATCCTTTGTATACTTACATCCATATAAATTACCCGTCATCCAACCCTGCATTACAAACTTATCGTCATATACAGTATTGATACAGTAGTAGTCATTGTCTAATTCCTCAAACTGTCCAATCAATTCATACAGTGCAGCTCGAATATCCTCGTGGGAAATAGAGTATTTAATAGTCATATTCCCATTCTCATCAAATTCTCTCGGCGCGGAAAACTGCTCATTTTCAGTAGTCGGTTCTTCAGACTGTTCTTCAGCTTCAATAGTTTCCTGAGTCTCTGTCTGTTCAGGCTGCTCGGGTTCGGCTGTACCAGTTACTTCTTCAGTCTGATCCGCAGTTTCTTCTGCAGTTTCAGTTTCTAGAATTTCTTCCTCTTCGAGTTTTGTCTTTTCCTTATCCAATGTGGATTCCTCCTTTCCCTCATCTTTATGGTTATGTGCAAAAGTGAAGCGATCTAATGACTCCTTCAAATCTTGCATTACCTTTAATAATTCATTTTGTTTCGACTCATTTGAGCCAAATACTTCCGCATGTGCCTTTACCATACCAGGAGCTACATTCTCTCCCAGAAGAGTGATAGCACCAGCGGTCATTTTACCAACATCAATACAGTTGTCTTTTGTGGAATAACTAATGTCGTCGCAGCCAATTTCCATTGAAACATCCGTTCTATTGCCGCGTTTTTCGAGAATATCACAGGCATAATTGCCATAGTCGCGATATAAGAATGCATCTACATATGCATACCAGTTCTTTGTCTCATCATCGTACACCAGTTCAAAGTTATTGGTTTCTGGAACGACACCAACAATTTTCTCGTCGTAGATGATTCGCTTTTCGCCCTCGTGGAAAGCGTCATCTTCTTCATGCATTCCATGAGTCTGGTAATCGTATGTTACATTGCCGTCTTCATCAGTCGTCTTTATGATGTCAGCTAATACTGGGATATTTTTAAAAGTATCCTTAGCTTTTTCGACAGTCTTTTTTGAAAATCGAGATTTGTTTCTGTTGATGCCAGTGTGCATTGCTGCAACTCTGACACGGCAGAATCTCTCATCATCAAAACTGTCGTCTTTTGTAAAACAGCCCGTAGTATGTACGATCTGCTTCGAAATGTTAATATTATTCATAACTACCTCTCAGACAGTCAGAATGTAAGCTTATTTGTGTATATAATTTTCCCTTGGTCTTCACCATCAAAGCAGAGTTTACCTTCGTTCAAAAATGTCCACTGATTTCCAGTGTGGTTGATAAGCTTAACCCCTGATTCTGCCAACTTCATTGCATAATTTTCATCAAATGTTAATATAAAATTTGTCATGATTTTGCCTTATCCTTTTTATCTCTACTTGCTTCACCATCATCGGTTAACTCGTCAGAATCTTTGGTTGGAGCGCCAGCCTCGGAAGATGGGTCTCCGTTTTGTGTATGAGAACTCTGAAGTGGAACGAATTTGTTCGATAATTGTAAACACTCTTCTTCTAAGAAATTCAATGCTAATGTATCTAATTCGCTAAATCCGTTCATATTGTTCAGCACTAATTTAACTGGCAGGCCGTATTGAGCATCTGTCAGTAAGTTCTTTTTAAAAGCATCAATTGTATACGCGGAAACTTCGAAGAATTTAACTCTAGCTGGAGTTGAAAGCTGATACGTTAACCAGCGATTCAGCCATGCCTGGGTCTGCGGAAGAAGCATGGAAATTGCGAATTCTGTATCTGATCTGACTGCAGCTTCGAAAGCGGTAGTACCAGATATGGTTGCACTATTTAAGATTTGAGCGCCACCAGAAGTATTAAGAACTGTCTCAGTAGCTTTGGCAATCTTATTTGTGTCGGTTGCCTGATCGTTATCGAATGATATGGTATTTAATTTTCCCGGAACAATTGCACCAGAAGTGTATGACGGAAGAGCTTCCTCTAACAGTCGATTGAAGTATTCGATCATTATTTTAGGATTTACTTTCCAATCATCTGGCATGTTACTATTTGTAAGCGTCTCCATTTCTAGCCAAACAAGTTTATAAATTTGCTGTTCATCCGCAATTGCTTGAATATCCTCTAAGTCAATTAGGTTGATTAGAGCATTAAACAATCCACTAAACAGTGGGACAATAGTTTCCCAATCTTCGGCACGAGCTTTTAAACAGATCGCATATTCATCTGGCATCGGCTGCCATTTACCTGAGTTGCCTTCAGACTCATATGCACTATACATAGACTGAAACGGTTCGCCCCAGTATTCCAGAAGCTCTTGCTTGCTTCGAAAATAGGACATGTCCATATCAAAAGAGAAGTCACCAGTGTTATAATAACCAGAGATCTTACAGTAATCAGGATCTAGTGGGAGTATGAACATTGACTCGTCGTCAAAATATACACAGCCGTAAAAGACATCTTCTCGGAAACAAATGGTATATGCTTTTAACATTTCAAATTGGAGATTCAATTTTTCAAGAAGTGTGAGTGTATCATTATAATTTTTGAGAACTGAAGTAGCATCGTTATTCCCAGTAATGTCATATTGTGGAATTACCGATCTAGCATTTAAGCAAAACATGTTTGCATTGTACATAATTAGTCGGTGATAGACAGGGGATCTGTAGTATAGATAGCGAGATAGATTTCTCAGATTCTTTTCATTCGTTCCAATATTTTGAAGATAAGTACGAAGTGAGTCTTTATTAAATGCGCTGATGGGTTTTGTGCTGGTTTTTGTAACGTCTCGGAGCAGTTTAATTGCGTCATTTGCAGTTGCTGTATCCGCATAATTCACAAATTTTGGTTTATTCTGGTCATACCATTGTCGTACTTCATTGGAAGTTCTACGGACAGGAGCTGGCGGTGCTGCCTTCTTTGTATTTCTTGCCCTTGGCTTTGCATTTGGGCTTGCTGTTTGTGTTTTTCTAGCCGTCTCTGTCACCTCCCTTAAAATGAACTTCTACGATTTCCTTTACGGATTGTTAATTGCTTAACTAAGTCATCCATGTCTGTTGACGGTTTTCTTTTTGTAATATTTTTACGGCGTTCCTGCATTAAAGCATATCCAGCCATTGCGAGACAGTAGGCTCTATCGTCATGTAATATATTTGCTTTCTCTGGTGTCAATTCAAAGGAATCTTTTCCACTTTCTCTTTTCTTTCTAACCATATTGATGGCTTCCTCTTTTAGCGCATCGATGTTACTTAGAGCCAGCTCATCTTGCCAATCCAGTTTTATCGTTTTTTGCTTTACATTCTGAATTTGTCCAAGTCTTTCGTTCAGTTTCGCTTCAAACTCTTTTTCATCTAGCTTCTGAGCTAGAAGCTCTTTTCGAATTTTCTCTTTTTCAGAAGCAAGTTGTTTCTCATTGATATCAAAAACAGTAAGATATCCTTTGTTATCATAAGCGGCGGTAAATTTAACTTTATCTTGATTGACTAATTCTATTAGAGATTCATACATTTCAGATTTGTAGGCAGACGGTGACATTAGATGAACTTTATCAACCGCATTTGGATATTTTTTAACATATTCTGCGGAGTATTCTTTATCTATGAGACCACGATGAACTATACCTGCGGCATCTTTCCAGTCTTCCATTAAATAATCAGCAATATTTACACCAGCGCCACCAGAACCAGCATCAATATAAACACCAAGAATATTTCCGTAAGCATCAGCTCCGCCATTGTAATCCAAAATAACTTGTTTCAGGTATTTAACCTGATCTGGAGTTTGCATAGGAGATTTAATTTTCTTGCCGACGTCCATTAAGTTGATACAATTAACGATTCTCATCTGCTTCTCTGTGTCTCCATTTGGTAACGGGGCATCGTATATCTCGCAAACTAAAATTACTGAATTGTCTCTAAGTCTTGCTGGGTCATAAGTTATAACAAATTTCTTATCGCCAGTATCATTGTATAAGAGCGGCTTTCTTATTTCTTCGTTTCTGGTTATAACACCTCTACGAATGATTGCATCAGATCCTGCCTCTGTAGTGAATTGGCAGTAATATTCTCGCCTAGCCTTTTCTGGGTTAGTCCTCATTTCATCTCTAACTGTTTTTCGTTCCAATAAAGGGGCTATTAACTCACCGTGCAAAGTTGGAGCAAATGCCAGTTCACAGTCTATATGTAAAACACAATAACTTGGGTCGCCCATTATTTGGTTCTTAGCATATTCTCGGTACAACTTATAAAATTTCGTATCAGTGGAAGATGCAGAAGATATGAAGAATTTCTGATTTGGGATATTAGTAGGAAAACATCTTTGTCGAATTGGGTCGATCTTTTTTCCAGATCCATCTCGTCCTGTTTTAAGAGATTTATTTACAATGGCGAAAGCAGAGTATACATTTATCATTTCTTCGGATAAGAATCCGGACTCGTCGAATACTACAGAGCCACGTTCACCACGCTTTGCATCAATATTTGAGTTCAAAGTCTTTGTAGTCGCTCCATTATAAAGATGATACGAAAATCCATTCGAGCTGTGAGAAAATCCATCACCACTAGCATTCTTTATCTCAATCTCATTTTTGAATATTTTTCCAGTTGAACCACTAAATGTCTCTATATTGTCATTGGCAAGCCTTTCAAGTGTATTAAAGGTAGTTTCCGCCTGTGACCCAGTGCCTGAGGCAATATAAGCCCAGTAGTTAGTGAATAGCATTCCTTTAGCCATTAGTCCAAGGTCAATAACAGTTGATTTTCCCCAGCCGCGAGTTGCAACTATTAGGACATTAGGACAAATCCATGATCTTTGGATTGCTAGTGCCTGAGAATCTAATAGATCAATGCTGAACATATCGTCTATAAAATGTACCGGGTTACATTGATAATACCTTTGAAGTTCTGAAATTTGTAAAAGAGAGTCAATCTTGCGACTTGAAAGCGTATATAGCTGTGGTTTTACATAAACGCCATATTCCTTGTAAAAATCTTTATCGTACCAATCAAGAGATTCAGAATATCCTTCGAAAGCGGGAGTTCCAGATGCGATAATGATATCATTAGGATTCATTTAACTCATCCTCCTCGTCGCTTTCATCGTCTTTCGAAGAAAAACATGAGTACAAGTCCTTTAAATCAACAGAATCATTTATGATAATAATTCCATTTTCACTTATTGTATCTTTTAAATCGAGATTTTCTTGTAGCAAAATTCGATTTATTTCTTTATATTGGTCACGCTCTTTTCTAATATCTTGGGTTGTCTTTCTTAGCTCGGCAACCATATCAGACCATTCTGATTCATCGAGAGCTAGCTGTTTCATAATTGAAGCATCGCTGATTTCTTGAACTTGTCGCATTCCCCGACAGGTTGCAATATCAAACCCATTAACCTGAGCGGAACGAAGATTAAGATCTTTTAGTTTCTTGGTCTTTCCAGTCCAAGTGTTCTCACCTTTGGTAGCGTTTTTGCTATTCTTTAATGAAATGCAACTTTCTTGTGCTAATTTTGCAATACTATCAGTGATATTCTTTTGCATTACTTGCAATGCCTTTATGATTGGCAAGTTGTCCATAGCGTGCATTGGGTCTTGATATAGTTCCGCGATTTGGTCGTCTATATGTGATTTTTGTAAGAATCCTCGAACGATACTTATAATAGAAGATGTGCGCATCATATCATCGTTGCCTTCTTCAGAAGAGTCTAGGAAACCGATAAGCTGCGAATATAAGAAGGGCTGATCCGACAGTTGTTCTTTTTCAAATGGCAAATAGCCTATAAGTCGGAGAGTATCAGATTTGTTCTTTTCGAATTGTTTAAGAATCTCTTCATTCGCTGGAAGCTGATTCTCGTCTTTATCATTAAGTTTAGACATGGTTGGCCACCCTATAAAAACATCCGATTCTCGGTATGTCATAGCGTAGTAGTGTGGCAACTGAATATTTTTGATATAAGTATAATATACATTCGGGGTAGTTTTAAGACCAGACGTTTCGCCTCGCCCGTTGGCGGACTCTATCACGGAGGAGTCCCACACAGATTCTATAAATGGTTTGTTTAGAGCATAAAGAGCATCATTTACACTTTCTTTCGTTGGTTTAGAGATCTTGCCGCCCACTTTTGGCATTGCAATATTACTCGCACAATCCTTACATATACTCGTTAATTTACTCTCATAAGATGGTTCGGATGATAAATAGAAGTCATCTCTAGTTTTTACTTCGCCGCATCTCTGACAGGTAAAGAACTTATCACCGACGCCTAACGCTTTTAGAAGTCGAATCTGGTTTGTTTGATTCAACTTCATAAAGTCGTTTTCAGCAGCTTTGATTATAGGCTCGGCTCCTTTAAGTGTCTTTATTGATCCGACGTCTTTTGGATTTATTTTGATAGGTGTTCGAGCCATACGTTACACCTCTTACTGCAGCTTAGAAGTAAAGCAGTCGCTAACCTTAACCTTGATCTTATTTCTTGCGGAAACCTGAACAGTCTCGCCAGTTCTAGGATTGCGGCACTCGCGCTCTGGAACTTCCTTAACCTCAAAAGAAATGAAGTTATTTAAACGGACAGCTCCATCCTGTGCTAATGCTTCCTCTAAGGTGTCCTTAAAAAGATCTACACATTCTACTGCCTTTTTCTGGGCAATTCCTGCCTTCTCTGCATATAATTTACAAAAATCATTCTTAGTCATTTTTATTTTTTCCTTTCATTCGCTACCGTGGGATTACGCCGCAATTCTCAGCCACCAAAGTAGTCAATACTTTTATAAAATTCAAGTTGGACTAAATCCAAACATTTCATTGATTGTATCTTCTGAGTGATCTTTAAGATATAGTTTTGTAGTGTCACAGCTTTCATGATGAGCCATGACTCGAATTTGTTCTAATGGGAATTTCTTAGGCTTACCGTCTTTATCTAATACACGGGTATCAGTTCCTTGAGCTAGACTTTCGAACCTTGAATGCCTCATGGTATGTGTGAAAATATTGCACTGTTCTCCACGAACTTCAGATAGAATCTTGGAAATAGATACGATACGATCATATAAAACGCTAGAATCGGAGAGTGGTTGTTTGTTTCCTCCACTGCCTTTAATCCATAACGAATCTATATCGTCTGGCCCACGTTCTTCGAGATATTTCTTAATCAATTCTTTCGTATCATCCAAATATACAAGTGGGAATTTCTTGCCACGTTTACCAATTACAGTGTTGGTCTTATTATGTTCAGTCAGCCCATGCTTCTCAATCTGGAAAAGCTCATTTTTACGCCCAGCTGAATCAAATCCAATAGACCATAGAACTGCATCCTGCAGTCTGCCTTTTTCAACTAAAATGTCACGCACTTTAATAAATTCCTCGAAAGTAAAGAAGAAATCATCTTCATTATCTTTTACTCGAAGTCTTTCTATTCCCTTAACCTTTTTAGCGTAATTGATTTCATAATCATAATCGTCATCTTCTTCACAGAACGTTAACATACTATTGACAGCACTCTTTAGCCTATTTGTTCGCGCCGGAGACATTTCGCATTCCTCTGTAAAATATAGACTCAAACCTCTGAAGTCTTTTCGATTTAACTCTAAAATACAGCGATTATCTAGTTCCTTTAAAATATAGATCAAAATAATTCTAAGATCATGGTAATATCCGTCTATAGTTCCTTTACTTTTCTTTCTCTGTTTATATTCTGAAAGGAAGTCGTCCATGATATGCTTATTTTCTTTATTGACTTGTGCCCATAATTCTGGGGTGTAAAACCTGTTGTATATTCGTCCTCGTTTGGACATTGGAATCACTTCCTTTCTAAAAGAGCCGCAATTTGCGACCCTTTCCAGATATATAATGTACTTTATTCTGTTTTCATAAATTCGCTGCATGGAATTTGAGTATTATCGGTGATTTCAAGGCAAAGTTTTCTAAGTCCATCAATCTCTTTTCCTTTTTCAACGACAACACAAGTAATTCTGTCGCCATCATCATAGCTGTAGTCAGTTTGCTGCCCCTCGTAAAACGGTTCTCCGTCTTTAAGCATGCGGTTCAATTCTGATAAAATTTCTTCCATTCTATCAGAATCCTTATCTTTTGTTCGCTTGTGGAATTCTTCGTTATACTCGATAACAATCATAAGATCTGGGATAAAAAAGTCCACTTGATATTTTAATACTGAGTACTGAGGAAAAATAACAATCGATGGAAACATTTCTCGTAATACTTGCTCAAATTTGAATTCAAATCTTGGATTAACGGCTCCGATTTCATATTTACACCCCAGCAGATGCACAGCATAGTCATCGAGTAAAAAACATGGCTCAAAGCGACCACGGGAACTTTTATAACAAGTCTCTTTTACGTGAGAAGATAAATCTGAGCGACAGTCCAATAACTTTCTTATGACGAAATTTATATTTTTATTTTGCTTCTTAAACTTTTTGGCAATATCCATGCTGGATATCCATTTTTCACCATTATTAGATACTGACTCAATAGAATTTTCCATTTGTTTTTCTCAACTTTCTTTAGTTTAAGGCAGTGATAGACATTCTGTCCACTTAGCACTTTACCCAGTTCTCCACTGGACCTTATCAATATGGTAACAACAGACGTATTGTCTATAATTTGTTTTATCTACTCACAAGTAGCCCATATTTCGTAGGTGGCAGCAATGAACTTTTTTTGCTCACAATTTGCTTTACCATCTTAACTAGATGACCACCTACCATATACTTCTCCAAAATTTATTTAACACACCGTAAAATCAGAATAGTTTAATTGAATATGTCTCCACCAATCCGCGTCCTTCTTCAAATGCAAATAATGAAGCCCCAGCATTTGAAGCTTTTCTCAGAGACAAACCATATGGATCAACACCAATAATTGATCTGACTCCAATAACTTCAGAATTGATTCCAATCTCTTTGCTGTTCTGATAATGAACATGTCCACCAATCAGATAATCAATTGGAATTTGATGAATTCGTGAAAATTCGTCTGCAGCAGTCTCAGGATTCTTAACTTCTCCGTGAATACCTAAAATATTGTAATTGCACAGATTCTGGTAATTCATTCCAGTTGGATTCTCAATAATCTTAAAATGCAAATTATCTTTCAATCGTTCTCTGATCAATGTCAGCATAACCTTTGACATATTTTCTTCAACAAATGCATTCTTTGGAGCGCCGCAAATTCGGAGCTGATTGTGGTTTGAATCAATCACCATCTGAAAATTGACATGAACATATTGAGTTAAATCATTCAGCCAGTTCGCCAGATAGTTTGCATACATGATACTAGAATCAATAATTCCATATCTCAGTTTCATCAGCTGTGAATTGAGTCGTAAAATTCCCTGAATTCCGTCGCCCAGTTCCCAGACATTCAGAACTTGAATATTTTCTCTGCGAACAATTTCAATCACTCTGCTGAACAGTTCATCCATTCTACGATAAAAGACTTCAGGACTATATTCATTGATTATGTTTCCATGCAGATCCTTTAAGCAGAACTCAATTCCAAAATGAGTATCCGTTAGGCATAAAAGATATTCTTTGTCGTTAATCTCATAACTATCGGACATAATTGGATCTGCTTCCATAGATTTCAGAGGCGGAAGAGTAGCAATTACTTCGCAGATTTTCTCCGTGATCAATTCGTCACGGGCATTTTCTCGCAGCCAACGATTATATTCTAATTTTTCAGTCTGAAGCTTCTTGCGCTCCTTTTCGATTTCTCGTTTTTGAGCTACAAGTTCCTTCATATAATTATCTTCGCCATTTTGTCTAAATACTCCCGCGTCATTGAACGATTTTGCATTAGTGTAACGCTTTCTATAAGCAGACTCCGTTCTGTATTCCGTCTCGTCTGTGCGGAATTCGCGGTTCATAATTGCGGCGATAGCCGTCCAATCTAAGTCGATCAGGGCAGAATCCTTAGCCTGCCCCAATCTCCAAAGGTATTGAATTTCAGTTTCATCGGGTTTGCGCTTAATATCGTACAATCAGCAAACCTCCTTAGTCCTCGGTCGGGATCAGTTCCAGATCCTCGTCAGTCTTCAGGGCAACAGACATGGTTACTTCCTGCCCCTTGAAGGCGTGCATCAGATCAGATACCTCCATGGTCTGTTCCTCATCATACTCATCTGTATATGTAATTGTCTTGCAATCGTCGGACATAATGCCCTTTACGGTCAGCTTATCTGTTGTGTTTCTTCTAAAAGTCAAGTTTGATTTTGCCATAATATAAAAATTCTCCTTTTAATCCGTCATAAATTATAAAATTACACTGATATCAGTGATAATTTCGTCTACAATATAGAATATTCGATTAGTACGATCCTTCCATTGACACTCCCCATGTCTAAAGACAGAGGATTCTTGCTTCAACCACTACCGCATCCGAAGATGTCTTACACAGTGTCCACAAGCTAGATTATACTGTTCCCGTATGCCCTACGGTGCAGTTTAATTTATTGTTATGCCATCTGCATTTGTAGTCCCTTATTTAAGATATTTATGCTTGCATTAATATCTCTGTCATGAATCGCATGACATTTAGGACATTCCCATTTGCGAATGGCAAGATTCTTTATCAACTTGTTTTGATATCCGCAGCAGCTACAAGTTTGACTACTTGGATACATAGTTGGCACCTTGATTAAATTTCCGCTGTACCAATTGGTTTTATATTCAAGCATTGAAAAGAATTTAGACCATGAAACGCTAGATATTGATCTTGCAAATTTATGATTCCGAACCATTTCTTGTACATTTAAGTTTTCTATGCAGATTGTTTGGTTTTCGCGTACCAACATAGTTGACTGTTTATGTAAGAAATCTTTTCGGCGATTACAAATCTTTTCATGGACTAGTGCGAGTTTGATACGTTGTTTTTCGTGGTTATTGGAACCATTCTGTTTCTTTGAAAATTTTCGCTGCTCTCGTATCAGTTTATGCATTGACTTTTCAAGATACTTTGGATTTGGAACTATTCGTCCATTACTGTCAGAATAGAATTTCTTAATGCCAACGTCGATTCCAATACTTTCTTCTCTATTCGGAAACTTCTCTGGTTCGAAATTTACGTTGAGAATAGCAAAATACTTGCCTGTTGGGGTATGTTCGATTGTTACATTATTGATTTTTCCAACTTCCATAGACTGACGTATTTTGATTAATCCAAGCTTTGGAAGTTTAATATATCTTCCTGTATTAGTGATTCGGATACTATCATTTTGATTTATCGTCCTATATGTCTGACGACTGTTTTTTTTACTCTTAAATGTAGGGTGAGCAGCACGTTTTTCAAAGAAATTTACAAAGCCTCTATCCAAATCTCGCAAAGATTGTTGCAGTGCGACCGAATCTGCTATTTTCAAGAAAGAAAATTTCTCACACTTTTTCAGCTCTGTTAGCATGGCGCAAGTCTGGGTATACCCAATTTTCTCTCCGTTTTTATATGCTTCATCTCGCATTGCAAGCCCTTTATTATAGACAAGCCTACAGCATCCAAAGTTTTGTTGAATGAGAATCGTCTGTTCTTTATTTGGATAGATTCTGAATTTAATACCTTTCTTCATATGTAATTTATCCTTTGCAAGTCAATTGTTACGTCTTATTTCCATAGCTAAAGCAAGGGCGTTGCAACATACTTGATAAAAATAGCTTGACCCTCCTTAAATAATTTCGTCTACTAAGCCTTTTTCAAGCATGACGTCGCTCGTCATATACCACTCGTAGCGTTCCATCTTGTCATACTCTTCTGGAGTAATTGTGCTATGAGAAAGAGTAAAGTTCTTGATAAGATCGTCAAACTTCTGATAAAAATTGAATTGATCTTTCACAGAAGAACTATTTCCCTCAAGATAATCATTTCCAGCATGTAGTAATGCAGTAGAGAATTTGTAGCATCTTTTCTTGACATTTGGATTGCTGAATCCGCTCATAAGTATAATGCTCCCCATTGAATAGGCGTAAGTCATTACTGTGATAGTAGTAGGTGTTTTTAAGTTATCAATAATATTGCATAGGGTTGCCCCATCAAATAGTGAGCCACCAATAGTATTAAGAATAATTTCAATTGGCTTTCCAGTACCATCATTATCCATTTCCAATAGAGGAATCATTACATTTTCAACAATGTCTGATCCAATTTGTTCATTGATAATAATCTTTCTGTCTTTTAAATTTTTATAATATTGGTACATAACAGGACTAGGAAGTGTTTTATCTAAATCTAATTCTGCTAATGGTACCTCTAAAAGATCTTTGTTTTTCATAGGCATTAAATATTAACCCTTTCTTTTTTTTACATAAGCTCCGCAATTCGAGCGATCTTGCTCCTATAAATATTTTGTAGTTCAACTTCCCCATAGAAGTCTTGTCCTCTAAATACTTCAGACATTCTGCGCATTCCGTTGTTATTACCAGCATATTGGCTTAAATCAACCTGAGCATTATAATCTCCATCAATAATGCAGATAGAATCTTCACCAATTCGCTGTAAAGCAAGCTTCATGAGAGAAATATCCATATTCTGAGCCTCGGTAATATAAACTCCAGCAGCCATTCCATTGGTGTCAAAACCTCTAATATCAGATAGAGGTAATAGCTGAAGCTTACCTTGGGTGATCATCTGTTCAAGAACTAACGAATCTCCAAGTTTAGCTGCCAACATATTTCCAATTGAACTATCAAGAAGCTTTTCATCTTTAGTTCCCGGATAATATCCGAGTTTCGCACTGTTTACAGTAGCTACAGTATTACAGAAGACAACAATCTTTTCAATTTTTCTTTTCTCCAGTAGCCAGATTAGGTATCCAAGTGCCAAATAGCTCTTTCCAGTTCCAGCTGGACCCTTGATCATAGTGACCTGATTGCAGGAAAGACTGTTTAATACCATCTGTTGATAAATATCTCCATCATATGGTTTGACAGTCCCAAAGAAATTTGATTTTATTGTTGGAAACTTGATATTCTGAAAGGATTCACCATTCCACTTAAGTTTGTCTACAATCTGCCCCTGTTCATTTTTGAGAACCAGATATTCGTTTACGTTTAGATCAAATGTATTTTCGTTTAAATGCTCATAAAAATATGCCATCTCATTTTCTGATAGGGATTTTTCCTTAAAGCCCTTATAGATATCATTAACTTCATCTCCGACAGATTCAGTCTTTAACTTAAAAATGTCTTTTGCAATTACTTTGCAGCAAATATCGTTCGTAACAAAAACAATATCTTCTGTTTGAGAATAGTATTTTGCACAGGCAACAATCTCATTATCTGGAGAATCGAATACGCCGTAGAGTCCCATAAGGTCACATACTTCATCTGTAAACACTACTACGTTATATTTATCTGAATATTTGTCTAGCATATGAATGATTTTTCTTGCATTATATTTTGTTTCCTCATCCTTATTTCGACTTGTCTTTATATGCTCTAACTCATGTAGAGTAGTAGAAGAGAGCACGAAGTCCTCTTCAAAGATCTTTGTTTGCAGTTTTAGCACTGCATTGGTATCGTAAAATTTTTTCAACGGCAACAGTACCGCCTTCCCTTAATATTTCCCATTTATGTGGGATTACGATTAAAGAGAAAAATAACTGAGGTAATGGGACTTGAACCCTACAACAAACCTTGGTTTAACAGCCAAGTGCTCTACCAATTGAGCTATACCTCAATAGCATCCGGAGTGGGGATTGAACCCACCTCTCTGACTTGAAAGGCCAGAATCTTGTACCGACTAGACTACCCGGACATATATCCAGCATGAGAATCGAACTCATATCACTTCCGTGAGAGGGAAGTATCTTAGCCATTTGACTAGCTGGACAAAAGCGCCGCGAGAAGGATTTGAACCCTCAGTCCTGTTACGGATCACCAGATTTCAAGTCTGGCCCAGTACCATTGTGGCATCGCGGCAAGACGCAATCGACAGGGATTGAACCTGTAAGCCGAAGAAACGACCGACTCCTTAGCAGGGAGTTCCAATACCATTATGGGACGATTGCAAAAGTGGGTAGAGTAGGATTTGCACCTACAATGCTTAAAAGCCACGATTTTACAGACCGCTGCGTTACTGATTCCGCTCATCTACCCAGATATCCTTCTTTTTTGTTTTGTGTGGAGAAGGATGAACCAACACGATTGCGGAGAGATGGACTTGAACCATCAACTCTGGCGTATGAAGCCAGCAAGCTACCTTTGCTCTATCCCGCAGTGAGTGATAGGAGACTCGAACTCCACAGTCTTAATTAAAGGTTAAGTGCTCTACCAATTGAGCTAATCACTCATACAATGGATCATGATGGAGTCGAACCACCTACGCCCAGAGCTTCAATCTGGCGCTCTACCGTTGAGCTAACGATCCATAAGCCGGTGACGAGATTCGGACTCGCACTGCTTGTTTGGAAAACAAGAATCCTGCCATTAGATGACACCAGCAAGTACAGCAGCAACACGACCGTCTGAGATCGCGCCGCTACCGACTAACAATTTTTCGAAGTTTCAAGAAAGGCATTCCTTTCCTTTTATTTTTGAAGTGTAATAAAATTGTATTTTTATGCAACCACCACAGCCTCGTACAAATGCATCCGTCAATGGACTATCACGGACAAAACTCTTATCGAGGATTTTATCGAACTTTGTGGTTTATTATTTGAGCTTTAGAATATAAAGAACTTTGACGCTTAAACATTGACCTTTAAACTTTGAATTTTGAGCTTTCAAACTTTCTTATTCTTCCGCAGAGAATAACCAAAAACCCAATTCTTATTATAGGGGATGTTTTAGAATCATGTTTGCATGGCGGTTGAATCCGATATGCATACGATGAAAATATCATAGTTGGAGGCACTAACCCAGCCTCCAGGGGAGTCAAGTTCTGCATTTTCGTAATGGTTGCAAATTATTCGTTAGTTAAGCTACCTCGACAAAGGTAGTGGAATTTGAAACTGTGAGAGCAATATCTACGGATGACTCAAAGCCATCAATTTCGTTCTCAAGGTCATCGATCTTATTCGCGATATCTAGCGGATCTACCATCTCAAAGTCGCCCTCTTCATGACGCTTATTTATAATGATATCCTGTTCCTCTTCAGAAATTTTCTTACTGCCATCTCTGTTAGTGTAACCACTGAGAGCGTCTTCAATATTCTGATCAACACGTCTATTTTCCTGCTCAACCCTAGCCGCTACAGCGGTATATGTAGATTTTAGCTGTGCTAACAGGGTCTTCTTATACTGAATAGAGGACTTCATCTCGATTGCCTGAGCACAAGTCATATCTACACCATTAACAGTAAGATGTGTTGCTGCGTTTGACTGAACGATAGCAGATTTCAGTTCGTCTCTATTTCTAATAAGATCCATTGTCTTCTGCCATGCCGCCTTCGACTTCTTTTCAAAATCGGCTACAGTGCCGAAAGTCCCCATATCGGTAGCTTTCTTTTTCTTGCCAGCAACTGCAAGCACTTTAAGTGCAGCGATTGCATCATTGATCTTCTTATCATACAGCTTCAGTTCAACTAAAGCCTCAGTAATACTAATCTTTCTCATCCTTTTAATCCATCCTTATATGTAAATTTTGATTTTTATTTCGATTCGAGGCGGATAATCATACGTCCGCCCCTAGCTAGCGTTTCTGTTCAGAACACCTTATTTGTATTCCGCATCGGTCATATAGCGGAGGAGCCTAATAACGCGACTAGCGCTTTCCCTCTCCATTATGCGATGATTGCAGATGTATCTAAACCCCAGCATTTACGGGCGTTTCCGTCACATGAAGGAAGATTCATGCAGTAAAGATTCATGCAAGATCACTCTTCTTCCATTATGTACTGATTGTGAAGATGTCCTAAACCCGCATTTTTAAAGGAGTTCCGATGTTTTCGTTGTCTCTTATGCAGTAATTTTATTTTCTTCCAGAGAGAAGTTACTCAGAAACTTTTTCTTATCCATCCTATAAAGGAGGCCCAGGATTTTTCTGGTGTGTTTCTCTGGGTGGTATGCTCGACATACGGATGCTCCCTTTTCTGAACTCAGACCAAGCGCAATTTCAATTAAACGGTTAATGGTAACAATATTTCCAACTTTTATCTTCTGTAATTCTTCTTCAATGTTTCGGGCTTGCTCCATCAGTCCTTCATTGAAGGCTCTCCAATCGAAGAGTGGATTGCAAAGTTCTGCCTTAATCCAATTGTCATAATCCTCAGCAAGAGCAGCAATAGTAGCCATCTGTCGATTATTAGCTCTACCTTCTGCTTTTATAAAGAAGTTCTTAGTTGGAATAGTAAGCGATGTGCTTGCGTTTGGAATATTATCCAACACATCCTCTAGCCAGTTCATTGGACAGGTAAGTTCGGAGTTTATTCGTGCCTTCAACTTAGTCTTCGCATTATCTACATCTTCTTGCGGCAATTCTTTGCCATCTTTTGTGTATTTAATTTCACGAGTATACTTCATGAATTTTGGAAAATCATACTTGATAGTTTTGGTCTTACCATTTCTTTCAATTTCTCGTGTCATCGTCATATATGGGAGAGAAGCGATTCTCTCAATTTCTTGGTTTGCATCAATTTCATATTCTCTCTTGCAGCTGTCGATTACTATCTGAGCCAAAACAGAAAGAATTATGAAATTGTCGTATAAATCCCGCAACAGTTGCCTGTCTGGTTCTGGTTTCTGCATCTCTGTCCAGTAGTAAGTCATTGCAAGCTGGGCGAGATTACTAGAATATCCAATACCCATACGGGATTTTGAAAATTTGTTGTCCATCTTGGCGTAATCCAACTTTGTATTTCTATATGAGATGCCGCTTTCTTTAAGAGCATTTACAATTGTTGGATACTCCAAATAACATTTGGCAGCACAGGCTACCATAGTTGGTTGGTTTGTCACTAACATAAAATCGGAATCAACGGTTGTGTTATCGCTGCGGCTCTTTATCCGCAACCTCTACATGTTTTCATGTACGCCCAGACTATCTCTTTGCCCTCGTTTAACGTTAGGTTTGTAGTTGTTAGCTACTCATACGATCCTATAGACCGTAGCAATCAGCGCTCGTGGAAGGATTATTGGTAGCCATCCGCACCTTCTAGTCGTTAGACCTTTCTGTCTACTAAATTGGCATTCGACAGACTTGGTAATTGATTATCATATGTGTGTAAATTTATTCTTTTACTTTAAAAGTAAACCCTTTATAGGGGACTCCCTTCTTTGCAGATTTTATTATACATTCATGTATTGTCCCTATGGATCTATCCAGAAGCAGCTCTTCTTTCAACCATTTTGCACATTCCTCAATATATCCAAATTCAAATTCTTGCCCATTGTTTGTAGCGATTACTGGGACACATCTGCTATTCCGATCTCCGTATCTTGAATAATGTCCAACTTTAGAACTATGTTTTACATTTTCTTGGTGAGTTACCCATTCTAAATTTGATGCGCTATTATTAGTCCTGTTATAATCTATATGATTTACTTCAGCACCTTCAAAATATCCGTCAACCCATCCATGGGCAACGTATAAATGTACAGGAATTCCGCCTCCGAAACACAGATAGCCATCTTTATTGAGATGGGTAGTGGCTTTTTGATTTCTTTTAATTGGATTTAAAGCCATACCATCTTTTGAGATTAATTTTGTTCTTCCGTTTATTTCAACTTGTCTATATTCTATCCCATTTACAATTATTGTCTTCATAAACCTCCTTTCTTATTTTTTACCCACACTTAGACGTTCCAATTTTCACTGATTATTTTTTACGCACATTTCTGTACGCTGACCCTATATGTTAAGTCCATTCCGTTCGCCCTGTCCTGAATATCGGTTCCAATACAGTTAACAGCTAAGATATTTTTGCTGAACTCAAAGTAACGCTTCATTTGTGGGCTGTATACATTATGTAAGTGACAAATATTGTTTGGCGAATTGTGAGGATTTCTGAATGCTGCCAAGTATTCTCCGTCCTCGAATCTGCGAGTGTAACACTGTATCGCAGTTTCTTCTTCTCTAAAAGTCGGGTCTTCTCGCCAAAATTCCCCGACAGAGTAGAGTAGTAGTGCATATGGATTTCCACAGACAGTCAAATTATCACCATCTACAAATATCTTCCCCTTTCGGAGTTTATAGACGTACTGTCTTATTATTTCTGACTTCTCGTGCCGGAAGAATGTTGAATTTCCGAAATCTTTATTCTGCCTGTAAAGATCAGCCAACATTTCGTAGTGGTTAACTTCGTTGGCATTTTTCCGTAGGAAAGTCTCAAACTCTTCAGGATCAGACTTCAATCTCTCAACATACTCGACACTATCTCTGGCAATATCCGCAACATCTTGTGGAGAGCAGGGCAGTGTATTGATCATCTGGTAACTTAATTGCTGCATGTGTCCCAGTTTTGATGGGTGGTCGGTTTTAACGATGCCCCATAGTTCGCCGTCTGCCTCGATTCTCTTGCACCAGTAGTGGTAAGCTTCGGTTGGTGTGCTACCCATAAGATTCATAAATTTCTTCCATTTAATGGCATTGTCAGTCGTAATGACCTTGATATCCTTGACGTAATGCCACTCGCCAAACATATCCTGCACTTGGTATGTATTATAATCTTCGCCATTTGCAGCACACCAATCTCGGAAGAAGAGCTGGATGTGGGACTTAAACCCACACATTTTAAACAAATGATTTCTCAAAAGAGCCATTCCATTAATCCAGCGGGGCAGAGCAGAGCTTTCAACAAGCCCCATTCCGTCCCATAATGTATTTTTTACTTCCGCGATTTCTGGCGAGACAACGCATCTCTTGCGGATTTTCGCCTGACCATCAAGATACTCCTCGGCTCTAACTACATTAACCACTGTCTTGAACAGCGAATCTTTATCCTTTAAAATAAGAATGTCTTTTACTGGGATATAAACAGTTCCTACAATAGTTGAGGTTGTAAGTGGGGCATAGGCCGACATCTCTACAATCTTAGCATCATCAATATTCAATTTCTTGCCAATTCCGATGGTCAACCAGTCGTATGCCTTCCGATATAACTTGCTATTGATAAAAACTACCTGCCCCAGTTTGGCTTTTGCCGAGGTTCGGAACAACATTTCGTAATGTATAATTGCATCCACTGAAGTTGTTCCATCTTTATTTTTCTTACTATATGTAATATCGACTCCATTCTCATAGAAGAATTCTCGAATCTCATCTCTCTTTTTGGGAGAGTAGAGTGTTCGATTTTCCTCTACTTTCGCCAGAGCCTGTCGTAATCGTTCCGCCGATTCTTCATCTTTCGCCCGTTTTAGTTTCGAATTCAGTCGTTTCTTTTCTTCTTCGAAACTTCGGCTGCCAAAGTCATAGTCCAGACAGATAATGTCTCTGGTACTTTCTTTGTGTACCTTCATACCATTCTTCAACAAAAATGAGCTGAATAGACTATTATTTAACATGGCTTCCTTATAAGTGAAGTATTCACGGGTTCCCAGATTTACTTCGTATAACATGGCGGCACTGATATTTTTAATCTTTATGCCAAATTCACTCATTCACTCAAATTGATCCTCCAACGTTTTGATTTCGTATCCGAGCCAGTCAATTGCCTGTCTTACGGTATCAATACAGCCGTAGTGGACAAACTCGCCCAGATCGTTCTCGATATATTCTTCTCCGATTTGGATTGGATTTTCACAAATCTCGCACACTGGGTATCCAGCAGCAGAATAGTTTGGACAACGTGGACTGCATGGGTTCTGCCCACATATCTCACACATTTTCTGCCTCCTGAGATTCCATCGCCTTTTTATGTGCAATTCTACGTTGGAGTCCTTCAGAATCTTTACGGCATTCTCGGTCAAATACCCATCCGCCCACAATTCGATTCGGGATATTATTTCCTATCAATCCGTTCCCGTACTCTGTTGAAAAATCTTTTTCGTAAATTTCGCCGCCAAATGTTCGTCTATCCGGGATGTATACTTCATTTGGAATGCCAAAAATCAGCGGTAAGCTGTAGTGTTCTGTTTCTGTCAATGTTAATAAGTCTCCTTGTTGATTCTGTTTTTGTATGTTTCATAATTTTTAGTCCTTTGCTATGTTGGGGTTATAGTTTCGGTAATAGAGACAGCGGGAGATTACTGCCTCTATGTAATACTTCTCTTTTTATTCTTGTTATTTACTGTTTTCTTCAATCCAATTTTCCAAAAGCGTTCTCATTCGAGCTGACGGGACATATACCCAGATTTCGTTGCCGCGGCGAATCGCTGATCTCCAGATGAACTGTAACATCTCAGACAGAGCGTACTTATCTTCATCTACTTCAATCTTATGGACTTTGAAAAATCTTTTTGCTAGTGGGTCCATATAACAATTTGCAATATATGCTACAGAAGTTCTGTCTTGGTAGTCATTTGTAGCACGGCTACCCAATGTAATATAACCTTTAGAGTATCCACCGCCCTTCAATAAATCTTCAGCTCCACCAAATGTCGTCCAAATAACATCATTCGACTTGGTGTCTCTTACATGTCTAAAGAAGTTTGAGATATTTCTTTTTAGCTGTTTCATATTCAAAGAACCCTTATTCTTCTGGAACCACGCCTGAGATAAACTTTTAGAAGAGTCCCCGACACAGTTCATGTTTGCAGACTCTAGAACATGAATCAGGTCGGCGTTCAAGCTAAACTTTTGTGCTGGATTCTCTGAGAATTGATATTTTTCATTTTCATAAGTGATTCCGATAAAAGAGTAATCCAATCCGCTGTAATCGTAATAATATTTTTGCGGCTGAACCTCAAACATGTAAGTAAGAATAAATACTCTATGGAAACAATTGATCACTTTAGTAGGAAACAGCCACATAAAACTATATTTCTCGTCATAGTAAGTACAAGCTCCAATATCACATAATCTTTTGTAGTTGATAAAAACTCCAGTATAGTCAGACTGATCTTCTTTCCAGCTCATAAGCCCCGTAACATTATCAATATTCATGAACTCTTGCAGAATTCTCAAATCTGACTTTGTTGTAGGATGTTTCTTTATAATATTTGTTATCTCATCCAGAATTAGTGTATAATTCTTTTCCTCACACATTGTCATGATGTCTTTATCGAACTCCTGTAAAAATGTATGAGATGTTACAATGTTGTTTCCGTTTTCAATTTGAATTCTTAAATTTTCTACGTTCTTTCTCAAGCCCTTCGACTTTCCGTTTTCATTACATAATTTTTCAAAGTTCTTTTCTGGGCATTCTCGCCAATATCTTTCAACCTCAGATGGACACGATGTAATCACAATGAATCTCTCATCTTCGGTACTACTGTTAATATAATTAATGGCGGCAGAAGTTTTTCCAGATCCAATCATTGTATTTACTACGCTCACCTTATTTTTGTATTCCATAAATAGCCTCCTTTAGATATGCCTTTTTAGTTACTTTCATTATTTATCCAGTCAATTAGTAATGTTCTCATTCTTATCGATGGAATATATATCCAGATCTCTTTCCCCTGACGGATTGCCGATCTCCAGATAAATTGGAGCATTTCAGACAAAGCATATCCATCCTCATCAACGTCGATGTTGTGCTGCATGAAAAAGTTCTTGATAACAGGGTCCATATAACGATTTGCTATATACGCCACAGATGTTCTGTCCTGATAATCATTTGTGGCTCTTGCATTTATCGCCAAAAATCCTTTCGTATACCCCTTCCCCTGTAACCGATGCTTATAATCTTTGAAAGTTGTCCATAAACAATCCTTCGCCTTTCCACCTCGAATATTTTGGAAAAAGTTCAAAAGATTGTTTTTTAGTTTCTTTGATACGTTGTTATTCTTGTTTCTCTCGAACCAGGTTAGAGATAGATCCCCTTTACGGTCGCCGATACTATTCATTTTGTCAGAATCCAATACATGAATTAAGTCATGGTAATTGATATTGGCGGGTTTATCTGATTTTCCTTCCACAAAATGATAACCATTATCCTCAGACACACTTAGGTATTGGTATGGAAGCCCATAATAGTCGTAATAGTATCTTTGCATCTGAGAGCTAAACATATAAGTTAATATGTAGACATTTCTAAATGCATTGAACGCTCGTATTGGGAATAACCACATCATTACCGATCCGTTGTAATAAGCCAAGCTGCCGAGATCACATAGGTTTTTAATATCAGAGAATCTTCCTTCGTATTCACTTTTATCTTCTCGCCAGTGGATAAGATTCGTGTCTTCTTCAATGACCACAAAACTGTCTTTTAACTGTTGAAGATCCATGGCCGTAATTGAGAATTCTTTAATGACTTCCGCCACCTCATCCATGATTAGGGTATAATGTGAAGCTCTGCACAAATCTATGACCTCATTATCGAATTTCTGAAATAGGGCATGAGTTGATACTATATTCTCTCCTCGATTAATGAGAGTCTTTAAGCTTCCAAGTTTAGTCCCATTTACGCCAGTCCCGTAAGTAGGTTGTTTAAAATGTTTTGTAGGGCATTCTTTTCGATATCTTTCTACCTCTGGGAGATACGGAGTAATTACCAAGAACTTTTCATCAGCCTCGCTCTGATTGATATAGTTGATAGCCGCCGAGCTTTTGCCAGCACCCATCATTGCATCTACGATCTTTACATTACAATCAAACTCCATGATTACCTCCAACGTAACTATATTTGTAACACTTACGCCTTTATCTGTCCCGTAGCCGAAAAATATGGCCTTTTTCCGAAAGAAAGCAATTCCCGAAACACTAGGAAATAAGCCACTTTCTGAGATTTTAGCCTTGACCGCCAAAATACCCAAAAGTCATATTTGGCATTTTAGGGGTATCAAAATCCCTTATTTTTTCTAGCATTCTGAGAGTCTGTTTCTCAAATCCTTTTTAAAGAAGGTATATATAAAAAGTAATAAAATTAGATAACAGTGAAGTTTTACACCTATATCTTCTCCAAAAATAAAAATATAGTTTGCGAATAAGAAAGCCTATAAAGAAAGATTTCCCAGATGTGTCTCTTATGAGCAAAAGAGTTTTTTTATACAGTACATTATTTCTAGTAAAACATTTCACAGCCTAAATTAAGGGAACGTAACCCCAGTGAAGTGACCGCTTCGTAATCTAAATTTACCGAATAAATCCTAATAGTGAGCGATAGCGAACCCCTATGCGAAGCACACACAGTCTACCGTAGAGATAAAAGTAAACTTTTTGCCACAGCTCCTCCGGCAGAGATTAGTCCAATCTACTTAGCGCCTGGCGGCGTAGAATAAGATTTTAATTCTTTTGCCTGTAAAGGATAAAAATAATTTTCTTTTTATAGGCTCAATATATACTTCTCTTTTCTCCTGTGGATTTCTCTTCATATTCAATGGGTCGGCATCTAAATCTAAAACTTTTCCTCTAAAGGATAAATGTAAGATGCCTCTTTTGCCGCATCCAAACTAACGTCTTTTCTGGGTGGAATGCCCCATATGCGACAATTCGTCGGATAAATCCTTGTTGTTTGGCGTTTGTGCTGGAATAATAATTGAAAATTTTCTTTATGGGCAGATAAACGGGAGAGCGTATTGTCTGGGCTTAGACACCCAGCGTGGAAATTTTTTGTTTATGGGCAGAATGCTCACCTTCGGCGTAGATGCTATTAATATAAGGAAGCGATCCGTTCAGTTCTTGCCAAAATTTTGCTCTAAAGGCTCATTTTCGCCCAATAAAAGTGTTCAGCGTGGGTTATCGCTAACTCCTTATTTTCTCTGGGATTCTGAGACGTGCCAAAAATTTATTTTTTCGATTTTCGCCAGAATGCCTTATTTTCTAAAGGCTTTCTAACTGCACGGTTTTTAATATCCCCGCTATCCCTTGATTTATAAGGGTTTTCACAGCTTTAGGGGCAAAAATAATTTGGGTTGTCAGAAAGAGCTTGATTTTTAAGGGATTCTGAGACGAAAAGTGCCAAAATAGTGCATTTTGGGGTACATCGGTGTCGTGGAATGCGGGGAAATATAAGGGGTTTCTGACAGGTCGTCTGACAGGTCACTTTTGGAAAAGTCAGTGTTGAAATGAACTAGCTAAGAGATCGAACGAATTTTCAATAGGGCAAAATAGTTAAAAACACCCCCTGCTATGGCATAAAATCACAGCACATTGCATAAAAAATTGAAAAAACAGATAAAAAGTATCAATGAATTTGATTTTTATTAAGTAGCTTCTGCTGCTCATTTTAGAATTGCAGAAAATAGCTGTTTTCTGACATTTTTGAGGTACTTTAGGCAGATCAACCCCAAATCAAGGCTTTTTTGAAAATTTTTTTGATGCAAAAAATGGCTTAAAATAAGGCTTTTCGAGTGGTTTTGAAAATTTTTAAAAAAAAGTTTTTGGAAGTTATAGAAATAGGATACCGTCTCTATTAAAGTTCGCAGTGTCAAGAGCGAACAAGCAACAAACGTTCTTGACAACCTTGACAAGTGATTTTTGGATTCTATCCAGATAGCAGCGTTAATGACTCTGCTATACCTTTTACCGCTTGTGTGTAGTTAATGACTCCATGTGAGATCACGGAAAAAGACTGGATACCAGAATCACTTTAACAGGTGAAAGAACCTTGAAAACACGATACTTTTGACCTAGCTTGTAACGTCACAAGTGGGGGGTATGAGGTATAAGCGGGCAGTGCTTTAAATCTCTGTCGGATGTAAACCACTATGCGTAACGTAACTTTTAGGGGAGGCGTGTAGTAGGTGCATTCAAAAGCCTAAAGTCTAAAACTCAAAAGTGCTAAGAGTGTTTGTATTTCCTAGGTGCGCACAACCTTTGTTTTATCTGGTTATGCGTACTTGTGGGGATACAACCCACAAAATATTACATAGCGCAAAAGCGCGGAAAGTAGGCATATTATGGCAAAAACTATCAATTGGGCGGCAACTAATGAACAGGCAAAAGAAGCGATGATTAACTTTAAAAAGTCCTTCACAGAGGAAAGCAGCGAAAACAAGCTTTACCGTGATACAATCAAGAAACTTGATGAAAAGTATGCTACGGACTGTGAAGAATTGGAAAATCAGAGAAAAGAGCTTAACACTCTTTACAATGAGGCGAAGAAAAATAAAGAGATTGAAAAACAATCGGAACTTAATGCTAGAAGAAAAGATGTTACAAACCAGCTAGGAGAGTTAAAGGGCAATTATGACATTGCCACAAAAAACGAAAAAGACCGTCATTCCGATTCTGGTAAAGAAATTAGAAAAAGAAGAGACAGCGCCTATAATTTGTTAGTTCCTGTTGGAACGACAGGCAAGAAACTTGATGAAAAGTATGAGGTATTTTATAAAGCTTATCTTGAATATCAGACAAGCTATGACTTTTCAAACATGCAAGAAACAATTAGCAACTTTTTAAAGAATGTTGGATATGAAAACATAGCTGATAGCACGGCATATCAGAGTAACGTTATTAAACGCTTTTCTGCTCTGCTGGGTTCAACCTTTAAAGCTGGAGAAGTTAAGGAGATGAAGCCAAAAATGTTTGTAAACATGTTTTTGTCAATCTTCTATGACATTCTGGTTTCCTATAAGGTGATTGAACAGGAAGTAAGTAACACAGAGAACGGAGAGTCCACACCAAAGGCGGAGTAATCCGCCACTTTCCCCCCGACGGTTTCCCAGGTTCGACTCCTGGGCGGGGGATTTCCACATTCGCTTTTTTATTCGCGCATGTGTTTTTTTTTATTTTTTATTCGCGTGTCGTACATAACACGATAATCGCGCGAAGAAAAACTGGGCTAGACAATAATCGCACGAGACAAAATCCGCGCGACACTTTCCCCCGAAAAATTCGGCTGTGGCACGATGCCGATTAAGTGCCAGGAGGACAGCATGGTAGTAAAAATTTTTGGACACGACAATCAGACCTATTTCTTTGAGATGGGTGAACTTTCCGAGATTGAACGCGCAGGAATGTGCGTCTGTGATGGGCGCGAATACTTGACAGTCATCTATAAAAACGGCGAAGTCACTACATACAGTGACGACACCATTTACCGCCACTATGATGGTGGTTATTCGGTTTACAATCCTGCGACTGGGGTAAACCTTTTCGCAAATAAAAAATGGATGAACGCGGAATCTGTGGCAGACCGCATGATCTAAAGTCCCGTCCGGAATGACGTTAAACTAATGGCATCAAGTGCAAGCCTTCACGCGGCGATGCTGTTTTAACTAATTGCACAATTACATAATACATATACTTTAGGCGCGGCAAAATCGAAATGCTGCGCTATTTTTATTGCTGCTCGATTGGGCGGCGGAAAGAGAGGACTTTATGAATTTCAATATCAACAGCGAAAAGGAAGAAGAAAATCGTGTGATCTGTGACCTCAAGAACTCTGAAGTTCTAGGTCTGTGGTTCGGCGAATTTAACGAGCTGTGCAAACAACTTGGAGAAAACTGGTATGTTGAAGTCAACTACGATGTCGTGAAAAAGGCAGTCGTGTGTGATGTATATTCCGACTGGTTCGAAGACAAATTTGCGGGCAAGGGTCTTTCCCTGACTCAGACAAAAAAGAAACTTCAGGAAACTGTTGACCGTATAAATTATCTTCGCAAGATATACGCGGAGGCGGCGGAAATCTCAATACAGAAAGGAAATGGTATTTTTGAGATTCTCAATCTTTTAGATGAAATCTACGGTTGGGAATTTGATTGTGGATTGAGCTGTGGAAATAAAACATTTGCTCATCTAAAGAAAGAGAATCATTGGGTATATTTCAAATATGAGAATGGATATGTTGCGGCTCTGGATGCAATAACCGGGGATGTTGTGGCAACAAAGAATTTGCCAGTAGAAGAGGTGTAATCATGAACCTCCCAAAAGTAATAGTTAAAATAAGGAGAAGTAACTTATAGCTAGATTCTGCCAATAAGGGAAATCAAATATATCTTTTATTGGCGGAAATGTGGTTATAACCACAACGCAAAACAAATAATAATAACTGGTGTCCTATCGCCAAAACGGGGAGAAATGAGGTTTATTATGACAAAGATTTTATGGGTAAGCAGACACACTATGACACAGGCACAGGAGGCAGATCTTCGCCGCATCTACGGAGATGTAGAGGTAAAGCAGTTTGCGGACAACATCGAGAGTGCAAAACAGGTAGTAGAATTAGGCAGCGATTGCGACGTTCTCGCCGTAGTCCTTCCTCCAGCATTCTTAGCAGATCTCACAAATCCGCGCATCAACACAAAACCGGTGATTCGCGCGATTGCTAACCGCGTGGCAACTGGAAAGACAGTAGTAAACCCAGCAACAGGGAAGGAGGAGCCAGAAATGAAGTTTGAACATGTCGCCTGGGAGCGTGTCATCAAGGTTGAGATTATAACTGAGAAGTTATAAAAATCTCAGCCCAGCAAGGCAAATGAAAAATGCTGTGCTATCGGCAAAACGGGTGACACAAGGCAAAACAAATTTTATGCTGACCTAGCGGCGAGACGGGGAGATTGGAGAATATTATGACAAAGTTTCAGGAGCGAGTAAGACTTAACGCATTTTTAGTTGCTTCTTTGAACAAGGCTGGTGTGTCAGCCAAAATCACAGCTGCAACCAAGACAACCGCGGATTGCAATGGAAAGGTGGTTGAACTTGAGGCAGTAAACGGAGAGCAGTACATTTGCCGCTGCGGTGGAATAACTAGTATTCCGTATTGGTTTGGCGAGGGCGAGAGCGTAAGCTCGGATGTCAAAATGATAGCAAATTGGTTGTAGTGGTGTCACCTTCCGGTGGTGGTAAACCGGAGCGTAATGCAGCCGTGCAATGCACGAGAGTCCAAAGCCTCTATAAATGCAGATGGCGTAAAAGGCAAATCTAAATAATATAACTGTCCTATCGGTATCGGGGAGAAATGAGGTTTATTATGAGAGAAGATGCTTTTACTGTAAATGTGCTTGAGGAGTACCGAGAGCATGACGAGTACACCAAAACTTGCGACGAGATAATCGCCGCAAGCAAGGCTGCAGAAACAGAGTCCGAGGTTATAGCGGCTCTCGAAAGTGTCAATGTTTTTTTCGATGGGTGGGGTCTTTGCTACGACTATCTATCAAAGAAACTCACGACAGACGCTTGCCGTAAGGCATATATGGAAAGCATAAATAAGAACCTGCCACGAAGGGATTTCCGAATGGATAGAGAAAAGTACCTTAGGAAGGCAGGTTTCGCCTGTTGGTTGTGATTGTGACCGAAAGATTATAAAAATCTCAGCAAGGCAAATAAAAAATGCGTCTAAAAGGGCGCGGAAAGAGGAATTTATGGCAAAGAGATACTTTTATCCAGCCACATTGAAAAATTGTGGTAGTTACTATCATTTGGAGTTCGTGGATTTTCCAGACGCAACTCCAGTAGAAGAGATTAGACTGGAAGAAGTGCTGAAGTCAGCAAAGGATGTGCTTGCCTTGAATATTGCTGACTATATGGCAGAAAACGGCGGAAAAGTGCCACGTCCGTCATTTGGGCGTGGTAACGTAACTATTGGCACAACACTTGAAGGTGTAAAAACTTTCATATGGTAACTATATTTTGCTGATCTATCGGCATGACGGGAAGAAATGAGGATAAGATGGAAAATTTTGTAATAGAAAACATAATTGATGTTATTGACGAGTGGGTTTATAATCTAGCATCCTACTGCGACATTGATTCACGAGATGTCGAAGTCCTGAAAGCAGAAATTCGCAAGGTAGCGGAGAAAAATGGAGAGGAATAACATGAAAATTAAAAACTTATTTATTGGACTAGCGGCAAGTGTTACCACTGCCGCTTTTACTGTATCTGCAACAAATGTCACTAAATCGGGCACAATTACCATGTACCCGAAAACAACAATCTGTTTGGCAGTAAACCACCAGACGGATGTTGTAACAGTCTCGGATTGCAATGGGACTGAGTGGACGTTTAACGGCTGCCAGGATTTTGAGGAGGGCGACTTGATCGCCTTAATCATGAATGACAACGGAACTCCAGATAATATCTGGGATGACACCGTAGTAACCGCCAGATACAGTGGCGGAACAAATCTATTTGACGAAGTATACAACGAGAAGGGAGACTAAAAATGTACAACAGAGATGCAGAAAGGCTTTTGGAACTATTATCAACGTTCTTTCACAAGAGCGAGATATATCGCAAGGGAAATTTCATTTTTCTAAATGTTCGAGGATTCGACTATATCCTCGAAGTTATGGGCAGCACTGTAGATATCAATAGAAATGGCAGGGTGGTTGGAGCCGGATTCGATACCGACTTAGATCGAATGGGAATGAGACTTGCACTAATTATCGAGAGGGATTCAGTGCACGAAAAGATTCTTCTCAAAAGAGCAGAGAAGAAGTCATAGATAGATGCTGTCCATAAGGGAACTTGTGGGCGGCTATGTGTCCATGACGGCACAAAAAAGGAGGATGAACATATGAAGATTAGAAGTTTAAGAGACAAGCTGGCAAAAGCTCTTCACAACGCAAAATTGAAGTGCAAGGGAGAAAACATCCATATTTCTCTTCATGATGTGAACTATCAGGTGATGGTAGTTGACGGCAACTTGGAGTTGTGGCGTGAGGGAAATATTCTAAAGTGTTACGCTCACGAAGATATTGGTGAAGCCGCGAATAAGGCAGCTAAGTTCTTGGCACTTGACGCATTAGGAGTCTATGAGTCGAGACTGGAACCAGAAGAGGAGGAGGACTATGAGTAGTGTGCAGTATGAGTATTTAGTGCGCAGAAAACGTGACGGAGAACTATTTGTTGCGTTAGGGAATTTTAAGGCAGGTTGGAACCGTCCAAAGTATCTTTATCAATTTGTGGGCGAAAATTATCCATATGGAGTTTTTACTCCATGGGGTAAGCGAAAGAATATATCTGTTGATGGAATTTCACTTGAGGATGGCGGCTATAAAGTCATCCGTCAGGCGGCACAATGAACTCACGATTTGAAGGAGGCAAAAAAAATGAGAACACAAAAAGAACTAAAAGATCTCTATATGGAGATCATAAAGGCTGAGGTATGGCCCAAAAGCCCAAAGATGCAGGAATTTGCAAGAAAGCAGGTTGGATACATTATTGAGTTATCCAACGGAAAGATAATTTGTGTGGACAAGCCAAGCATTAAGAAAGATTTCTGTTTCGGGTACGGAATGTATCTGAGATCAACAGACGAAGAGGAAGACATAGCTTTTTCTATGGCTCAAAAGGCAGAAACTGACCCAAGCTATTTTTTGGAACAAAACCTACGGAATTTCAATTTGAGAATAGAGCAACTTCGAAGCGTGGTAGATTGGCAAAAGGAAGTCTATATATTTGCGAATTATTGCGGACAACCTGCAGATTCGGACTTGGTAAGTTACAGAATTACAGACACCTTCGAGGGGCCTAAGCTACGTCCAGAGTGTTGGAGATATGAAGGTCTCCAGAAACTTGGAGATGAAGATATTCAAAGAATAATTAATGGACTTGAAGAAGCGAAAAAGGCTTTTGAAAAACGCTTAAATACATATCTCAAAAAATATGGATTGTCCAAGCTAAATGTTTGGACGTATCTCGTAGATTAGGAGGCAGTGTAATGAAAAAGTGGTATAACGTGGAGTTGTTTGATCCAAAGGAAATCGACCTTTTAAAGGAATTTCTGAGGGGAATGGATGTTGAATTTGAGACTTCCGGCTGCGGCAATGGAAGTCATTTTGAAATTAAAGCTTCAGAGAACGAGGCAGTAAAAATAAATAATTATTTGGAGGTAATGTAAAAATGAGTAGAGAGGCATGGAAATACAAGAAACAGGCCGAGGTTGCTGCAAGACAGCTTGGTTATTCAAAAGAAGTACAAGAACAGGTGAGTAAGGCAACTACCGAGAATGAGATTTGTCGAATCATGAATAACGCGAGACGTGCGCTTCTTTATACCTAAAACGTTTAGAAAGCCAAACTGAAATCTATTTCAAAAGCGGTTGAATTGCAGAGAAATAGAGAAGTATTGAGTGACAACAAATTTACATAATCCGGGCAAAAGGCAGAGCAAAGATTTTGTCCGCTAACCGCAAAAAAAATGCGAGGTAACACTGACAAGCCAAAACACCAGGAATTACGATGAGGAGTCGTCTGTGTGAGCTGCAAGGTCAAACCTTGGTTCCTGGTTTCGCCGTTAAAGGCAAAAAACAAAAGAAAGAGAGGAAACCGCAATGGCAAAAAAGAAAATTCCAATTTATGACAGTCTGCCGGAAGGATGGCGGATTAAAGAGAACACAAACACTGCACCTAGAGGATATGTCTGGATTTGGAATGTAAAATCTTATTTTGGCGGCGAATACCGTCATGGGTTAATGAAAGCAAAGGAAGGTGAGTAGAATGTTTGAGATTATCAAGGTAAGAGACAGATTTGAAATGCAGGAGATCCCAGACCGTACAAATTTGGCAGTCCCAGAAATGGGCAGCGGAGCAGCAGAAAGAGCTGCAAAGTGCGAAGCCATGAGGGGATTTAAAGAGTCTGTCGCAAAGGCAGAGCGCAAAAAGAAAATGAAGGGGCTTATCTATGAAGCGTGTTGTGACGTGTTTGGTGGAAGCTTGTTCATCGGAGCACTTGTACTTAGCTTATGGCTAAGCTCCATAATTTGATTACATAAAACACGAATTTCAAGGAGAAAAAATGAAATTTAAATTAACAAAAAAAATACTACTATTCCGTGTTGGAAGAAAATGATGACCTAATTCTTTTAAAGAAAATAATAGACAAATATTGTCTTACATGGACGAGGGAAGATGCTAAAGCTATTTTTACTAGGCAATCGTATGTAGTGAATGAACACATTTTTTATGTTGGCATTATTTCCTTTGACGGTGGAATATGCAAGGGAATTGAAATTCGAGTAGGTGAGTATGAAAGCGTTAGTGCTTGTATGGCATCTTGGTATAGCAATTTAGAATTAGAGTTTATAGGTGATCTTATTTACAACGGTTTTGTGGAGTTGAGCTACGAAGAAAATGAAAAATATTATTGATTTAGTTGATTATTTTTCAAGGAGGTAAGTTCAGATGACTAAGGAAGAGTTAAAAGCGTGTGAAAAGGTAATGCGTGAGGGAATTCGTGCTGCGGAGTGTTCATTAGATGAATTCTATGAAGCCCTTCATGAGAAAGATCCAATAATAAAGAAAACCAAAGAACTTAAAGGACAGGATCATTTAGGATATGCCGAAGGAATAAATCAAGTGCTTGCAACAATTGGGTTCAAACATCCAGATATGGAAACATTGTGGAGATTGATTAAATAAAAGGAGAACATTATGGACGTATCAATTTTAATTGAAGTTTTGCCTGATAGTGTAAAGGCAGACATAATAAATTTGGAACTCGGACTTTTCAAAGGCAAAGCAGCGGTTAGAGTCATGCTTGACCGTCTGCTGACAGAATCGGAAAAGGTAGAAATGCAGAAGTACAAGAACATTCTGGGGATAAATAGTGTAGGACATTACAAGAACTCCCCAGACAAAAAGTTATCAGTTTTTGTAGTAACAGAAGTTGAAGATTAGGAGGGAGAAACTATGAAACAGCCAGTAGAACGGGTTATTTATGATAATTATGATTTGTGGAGCAGATATGAGGAGGCAGCGCGAGAGAATATTGCAATCAATACAGGCAGATCGGAACCGGATGAGAATGCAATCTGGAAAGAAATTTACGATTTAGACGAGCTTGAATGGGACGATGCAAAGGCAATCTTGGAAAGTTTTTTTGCTAAGGGAACATGGATTATTCAGGGAATGATTGAAACTTGGAGAGGATGCAGAAAGGGTGGCAAGATCTTTCACGATTTCAATTCTCTTTTTTAACGAAGCAACCAAGGATTGTGATTACGTCAAAATCTGGGATGAGAATGGACATCTATATTTAAAGTGTTCGCATCATGACGGAACTCATATGTTCGAAATCAAGAGATTGAACAGTAAGGGAGTCAGTTATCTGGAACACTGGGAGCAGAACTGGGATGACAAGCGAACCGAAAGAGAAGTTCATGACAAGCTTATGAGCAAGTATTCGGTACTGCCAAACTTCATGGCAACAGTATACGGCTGTCCGAAAATTCAGTATGCAAATTAAGGAGGAACTTATGAAGGTAACAGTTGAAGAGGCAAAACAAGAAGCACTCAAGAGAATGAGAAAATTAGATTTTCATCCAAACGTACTGACTGATTTTAAGGATGACAAAATCAATAAGTCTGAGTTGATCGGAATTCTGTACTGGCTTAATGAGGAAGAAATTAAAGCAGTAAGGGAATTTGAGGAAGAACATAATGCGATTGTTTACCACGTCATTCATCAATTCACAAACATTGGGGAATTATATAGCTTCCTGTACGTCAAGCTAGATGATGAAGAGTGGGAGATGGACGATGACGGGTTAAAGCAGAATGAGACATTGGCTTATGTCTGGAACAAGACAACCCCAGAATTTTCAGAGTTTGGCTACATAGGAATTAAGCCGCAGGTTGGCGGTTTAGTGAGAACATGGTAAGGAGGTAGATTATGAAAGATTATAGAGTGACATGCGAAACCAAGAAAGGTGGCTTGCAGCATTGGGCGATAGATGTTTCAGCTTCAAATGCAAAGGAAGCTAGGGCAAAATTTGATGAGTTATGGGATAAAGATGCTCATCCGTTTAACATTAAAGTCAGAAAGCTAAGAGACGCAGAAGAGTTTCTGTATCATTGGTTTTATAAATTGAAGGTGTGACTGAGAAATAAAATAAAGGAGGTTATAAATGAAAAAGGAAATTAACATCAAAGAGTTTTTAGAGAAATTTAATGATGAATATACGTTTCTATATAGCAGTAATGGAAGTGTCTGTGGAGAGAAAGAAGCAACAAGAGCTTTCGACGACTTTTCAAAACAGCATGGTGATTTTGTAAGGGAATTCGTGATATTCAGAGGCGATTTCATCTCTAGTGATAGAGAAGCGGCAGCATTTATGTTTGCACTCGACAGCATGGGCAGTTGAACATAAAGAAAAGAAATAACAAAAGCCAAAAGGCAGATAGGAGAAAAATATGGAAGAGTTAATAAATTATTTAGTTGCAGAAGGTTTATCAGAGTGTGAGGCAAAAGAGTGTCTTGAAAATTTTAATGGCAACGTGACAGAAGAAGATCTGGAAATTGTAAATATTTATAAATCTGTAACAGATTTAGGACAGGTTTATCTTGGTGGCGTTGAGAATTTAGACTGGCGCATTAAGTCAGTAGTTGATTCCACGGCATTAGGGAAGAAAGTTGTGGAAACCAGTGACGAGTTGGTAATGTTAAAGTCTGGTAGAGTTATTGAGTTTGTTATTTAAAGGAGGAGATTACATCGTGAGAAAAATTATCAATAGAAAGATGTATAACACTAAAAGTGCAAAAGAAATTTATTATTGGAACAATGGAAGTAGTCATAGTGATTTTGACTTCTGTGAAGAAACATTATTCTGCAAGAGAACTGGAGAATTTTTTCTGTACGGATCAGGCGGTGCTAGTAGTAAATACAGTAGATCCTGTGGTTTGAACAGTTGGGAAGGTTCAGAGGAGATTATTCCATTAACCGAAGATAAGGCGAGGAAGTGGATGGAAACTCACGCCGATGTAGAAGATTATATCAAGATCTTCGGTGAGCCAGAAGAATAACTTACATAGATAGAGGGGCTGAGCAAGCTCCTCTTTTAAATAGGAAGGAATAAGTATGAGCAATTCAGAGTGCGCAGAAATGTTCTGCAAAGCGATTAAACAATTGGCTGAAAAACCAGTCAATTTAAGCAATATGGAAGCGTATTTATCTCACCACTTTGATGTTTGGATGAGTAAGTATGCAAATGACCCAGAGAATTTATCAACAGAGATGCGAGCTTTTGCAGAGATTTAGGAGGTGCAGTAATGGAAATTGTAAAAATTGTAAAAGCTAAAGAGAAATTGAGAGGTCGAGAGGTTAAACCGTGTCCATTTTGTGGCGAAGCGGAAGAGATTTATTTTGAGGAATATCTTCACGCTGCAGGAAAACGCTGGAGAATATTATGCCCAAATTGCATGGCTGGAATTGACCGAGGCTATGATCAGAACCCAAGTCCATTACTTGATGCCTGGAACAAGCGAGTTTAAGAAGGGAGAAACAAATGAGTAAAATCATGGATTTTTTATTGCAGCCAGATACTATTATCTTTTTTGATGTAGATGGGGTGTTAGCTCCATATGAGTTTGGAAAACTTAGACACTGTATAGGTGACTATGAATGGAAACAAAGATTGGAAGCCGGAGAAGATTTGTATTCTATGATTTCTCCAATCAAGCTGCTTCAGGCTTTTATTAAGAGAAAGGGAACAGACAATATATATGTATGTTCCAAAGCAGCTCCAGAGGAATATGAATCCAAGAAAAAATTCTGTCATGAGGGGTACGGAATCCCGATGGACCATATTTTTCTGACTTCTTCTAAAAAGACAAAAGTATCAATATTAAAGAAGTTTGCCAAAGACCACATGATTCCAGAAGAGAAAATTGCAATGGTAGAAGATACGGTAGAGACGCTTGATATGATTGGTCTTTATAGCCATTGTGCTACTGTACATATCTCTTCATTTTTTAGTTACATTGAATGAAACAAGAGTTTGATTGGAGGTATCAATATGTTATTCAATATTGAATTTTGGAACAAAGAGCAATATTTACCCACAAAAAGACACAGATTATTAAGAGAACGCTATGTTAAAAGTGATGTTGATGTTGATATTAAAGAATTGTCTGAGAAAGAATTTCCATTAGCTTTTATTGTACATGATTATCAAAGTGTATATGAAAACGCAAAGTCATATGAAGATTTTGATGGGAATCGCGAATATAGAATGTTTTCAGAAGAAATTAGAACATATGACGGAAAATTGTTTAAACCAGTGAGAATTACGCACGGGGCTGCAATAAGTACAAACTTTGAATCGCTTGATTATATCAAACAAAACCTGCAGGATCGTACTCCATATTGGAAAGGTGGGGAAGATTTTACAGAAAAATCAATTGTAAAAGGGAACACCATGGAAGAATGCAAACAAGCCATTTTCTCAAAAGCAAAAGACTATTTGATCTTTGGTAATAAAGTTTGGGAGATTTGCGGGGAGCCAATGTACCAGATTTCAACTTTTGGTCTAGGACATAACCATGGTGGAACAGGATTTTTTATAACTTACTCATATAACTCAAATATCAGGAGTAAAAATTATTTCAATGCGCTCAAGAGGAAAGAAGCTATTGCTTATGGCAAGCAAATTGCTCTAAATCGTGGAGATACCGACAGTGTTGAGAGAATGGGAGAGTACGATATCATAGAGGTTTTAATGCCAGAAATGGTAAAGAGAAATCCAGAACAAGAGCATGGAGATGGAGATCCTTTTATCAACTCATTGGAGAGCATGATTGAAAAGACCGAAAGCAGCGCAGAAGCAGCTTGTTTTGCAATGTTTATGGCCTTAAAGTAAATTGATTGGAGAAGTTATGGACAAGGACAATATAAAAATTAAAGGACATGTCGGTAAATGGCATGTGATTGACAAGAAGAAACACAGAGGAAAAACAGTATATCTCTTGGAACACAATACATATGGAGATATGGCAGCTGGGCTGATCATCGACGAGAATTTGAATGTAATTCTGGATGATGTCTGGAACGGATTTCTTGATCTGGATGAAAGCGAAGAATGATTGGAGGTAAATATGGTTAGGGTAATAGAGTACGATAAGTTGTATAGAATTAACACATACGGAAGAAGATTCATCGTTGAGGTAGATGCTTCCTATAGCGAAAAGGTAAAAGAAGTTGCAGGACAGCTTAATCTGACTTGCTCAGGATATAAGCGAAATTTATTAGTATATCTTGCTGAGCTGACGCTTCAGGGATACGAAATCCTCAGCGTTAATGAGCTTAAGATTGACGGAAGCAAGCCAAAAGTTTCTTACAAAAACGACAAGGATTTCAAAAAAATCATTCGGTATTTTCAAGAGATAAAATGATTTAGGAGGACAACTATGAGAAAGTTAAATTGGGAAATTGTTCATGAATGTGATGATGAACAAGGGAATCCTACAGAATGGGCAGCGGATGTTACTGATTCAAAAGGCAGAAGATTTTTCTGGATCGATATTTACAGCGATGGCTATTTTTATGTGATAGATTCGCGAAAAGTCTTTTCAGAAGTTTCAAAATGTAAATCTCTTACGAGCGCAAAAAGAAGTGCAGCAATGTATTTGGCAAAATACGATAGGGGGTTGCTATGCAGTGGGAATTGATTATATATGATGAAGACACTTGTAACCATTATATAGACATGAAAGTATTCAATGATCCAAAGGAAATTTCTGATATGTTGAAAAAATACGAGGGGTACTGGTGCCGGATCATTGATTTGACGACATTGGACATATTAATAGAAGGTACGTTTGATGACAGCTGCTTAGACGAAGGATATTACAGACAAGACGAAGTTCCAGAAGACAATAAGAAAGATCTAGAAGAAAAATGGAAAAGTATTGTAAAAAGTGTTCCAACATGGGCTTTATGCTGCGAGATTGGTGGAGATGACGGAACTGTTTTTGTGTTGGATTTAACTACAGAAGAGAACTTTAAAGTAGCAAGCGAGTATCTTAAGAGCTTCGGTGCTAAATTCAACTCCATAGACAATTATGCTCACACTCGCGAAAAGGTAATTATGGAAATAGATCATTTTCTTAATCCTAGCTGGTATGAGATTTACGGAAATATTGACGAATTTTATCATCGGGCAAGGGCTGTCTTAGAAACTTACATGAAGCGATGATTTGAGAGGAGAAAGTTATGGATGATGTAAACAGAATTTTATGGAATAAATTGAAGAAACACAGAGGGCATAATGTAGACATTGTATCATATGGAGATTGGGATAACCCAGCGAATGTATGCTTAGAATGTGAAGATTGTGGAGAGGTCGTACTTGACGCAGGAATTTATACGTTGTGCGCAAGGGAAGACGACTGATAAAATGATGATTTTGTAAGAAAACGGAGAAGTAATAACCGAAGAATCAAAGGAGGAATTTAGATGAGATTATTTAAAGATAAGGTAACTGAGAAGCTGTGGGTAGAAATGTGTGAAGGTGGTAATCTGATAGATTTTGCAGGACATTCGTATAATGGAGATATCGATGAATTGATTGAGGTAAATACTGATCCAAATAGTAAAGAGTTTTGCCGCCAACATATTGTAGAAGAGAAATTTAACATTGACACAGACCAGGATTGGCATTTAAAGGATATATTGTTTGTGCCAGTTGAAGGCAAAGATGTAGCTTTCAGAGTTGAGCATATTTCAAAAGATAAAGTCTACTTCGTGGCGGTAGATGCGGTCGATGAATCAACAATGTTGAATATGAACAAATACCTTGATGATTATTTGGAGAAGATGCCAAAAGCATTGGTAAATCAGATGTATGAAATGGAGCATGCCGTTGACGGTAATACAATTCGCAAAAGCAAAATTACACTGTTGTCGGGCAAGAATGTATTAAGTGAAGTTAAGCGCGGCTACACTGGAGCGGATGATATCGAATTTGATGGCTTAAAAGCAGAAGCAGAACGTTGCAAGAATCTTAATGGAAAAGCGGCTTGGTACTGGTTAGATACTCCTTGGGGGCGTTCTCCTCGTGTCGATTCCTCCACTAATTTCATAAATGTGGACAGGCACGGATGGTCGGGCACCAGCGGCGGCGCGACGGACACTCTTGCCGTCGTCCCCTGCTTCTCTGTCGCAAGGAAGCCAAAGGCTGGCTGTTAATAACTTATTGCGTCGGGCTGGTTTGTCCAGCCCTTTTGTTAAATGCAAATTACATATTAGAAAGGTTGGTAAGATGAAATATTTAGTGAAAGTAAGAGAAATATTCGAGCATACGTATTTAGTCGAGGCGGAGTCAAAGGAAGCTGCGGAAGAAATCGTAATTGATAATTCTGATGGATGTGATCCATACGATGATCTTGTAGATACGGTATACGAGACAAGGGAACCAAAAGATGATGAAGCAATAGAGTATTATGACGAATGTTGCCCAAAAGTCAAAAAGAGTTTGAGCGTGATGGACATGTTGTTTGATTTTAAAAGACAGCTAAATGAAACGATAATTTGAAAGGATTGAAGAAGATGAGTGACAGAGAGTTGATAATGGAAATCTTCAAGAGATTAGATGATAATTTTGACAATTTGGATGATCCAACGCTTGCAGTAACAGATTCAGTCATTGCTGCGGATGCTCTTGAAGAAACTTTATATAATGTAGGACTCGACCATATGTATACAAAGGATTGTAAGGTTGACGAGTATGGATACGAACTTTGGTATTTTAAGGTGATTGATCCAGATAAGGAAATAGAGAACATCTGGGATGAGTTCGAGGACGTTCCAATGGATGAGGATTCAAATGGAGAACTTGTTTTGGCTCATGATTGGCGACAGTTCAAGGCAGGTACAACAAGAACAGAGATTTGGAAATGGTTTGATGAAACCCACAGTAAGGGAATCGACTGGTTGTTGTACGAAAGAGAGGACAAACAATGAAAGATATAATCATTAAAACGATTGATTGTGTTTATCGGACACAGGATGTGCTCAAAGATCTTTTATCTTTACTGGAAGCAGAGAATCCTTCTGAGTCAAGAAAATTAGATATTACCAAGACAAAAATAGACACTTATGACATGGAGATTGACTTAGAAGAAGATCGTCTCATTTTTAGATATCTGTTACCATTTGATGCTGATAAATATTTCGGAACTGATTCCCAAGGTAACGACCAAAAGTGGATTAACTTTTATACATATTGGAGTCCAGAGAATGGTGTGACAGCAGCTTATGAAATCGACTCGGATGACAATAATGAAATGTTCGACTGGAATCTTACAAGGGAGGAAAAGAAATTTTTCCTGCAGAAGATGGAAGAATGCTGTAAACAAGCCACTGGTAAGAATTTGAATAATTTTTGGAATCGAATAAATGAATAAGGGAGAGAGCAATGAGTTATGTTAGAAGCAATAAGGATATGATATATATTTCTCCTAGAGGGGAAAGAGTAGTTTTTGATGATTACACAGCCAGCACCGAAGAATTTGGGGCATATTGGTCACAAACTTGTAGACATTGCCACAACAAATATCGCGGAATATTAAACAATAAATCTTGTGAAAGTCCAAGTGATACAATGATTTGTGGAGTAAAGGGTTGTAACAACGTAGGCGAAGGTTATTATGTTGACTTTAAAGCAAGTGAAATTACATTTGAGGAGGAATAAATAGTATGATAGAAAACAAAAACGTCAGAGTAGTTGTTGAAGATGCGGTTATTGGAAAGAAACCTGAATCAGTTACAAGGGAATACATGACAGGATATAGAGAGTTTCAGTTTCCTTTTACGGTATCATTTTGTGATGAGGGCGAATATAAAGTCACAATTAAAGGCAAAAAAGCTATTGTAAAGAGAATTGCAAGTGATGAAAACGAAGTTTGAAAGGAGCGTTTAAAATGAAAACAAAATATTATCCAGTAGAAGATGCGGTAAATAATGTATCCTCAAAGTTAAAGTTAGGACTTAAAGATGCTTATGATATGGATGAAGAAGAATTCGATAATGTTGAGAAATATGTTTCGCAGTATGTTGAGTGGGTTGAACATCCAGATTATTGGCAGAGAGTTCCAAAGGTAATTGCGACTGGCGAGTTAATTTTAGATGAGTAAAAGGGAAAACATGAAGCGAAAAGTCATTAAAAATTGGGAAGCAACAAAGCTAGCTTATTGTTACATAAGAGAAAATCATATCAACGGAACTGTTACAGCATATGGAGATCATGGATTTGAATATATGACTGCTACTGGAAGCTATTATTTTGTTCCGTATGCAAGCTGTAGAAAGGAATAACAGAGATTGAAACTCGATAATGTAAACAGCAAAATCAAATAATATTGAGTTAAGGCAGGCGGAATCATAACGTCTGTCTTTTTTTATATGCAAAAAGAGAAGTATAAGGCAGATTAAGATAGGAGGTTTATTATATGCCAAAAGGGAAGAAATTTGATGCTGCTGAAAAGCATTTTGAAAAGAAGTGTAGGGGATGGAAAGAAAAGATCAGAGAATTAGAAGAGGTCAATGCCCAATTACATAAAAAGATTTATGATAATTGTGTTGAATTTGAGAAGTTGCAAATGGAAAATGAATATTTAAAGCAGCAGAATGAAACACTTATGAAAGTAAAAGATATGTCAGTTGATGATATCAAGGTTTTGATTGAATCGGAAGCATCATTTAGTCGAGCATCTTGGGCGCTTGAAGCTATGTCGCAAAGGATGTTTTAAATAATTGTGAGAAAGGAAAATGACATGAAACAATATGAGGCAGAACAGGTTATTGACCGATTGAAAGGGTCTGATTCCGACATTGAATATATCAAAAATTTAACCGAAAGATATTTCAGTATGATTGCTCATATGGAGGAAACTTCACTATATGATGTATTCATGTACGAAAAGAACGTCACAAAGAAAACTGCGGATACATTAAAAATTCTTTCCTACGAAAATACCCAGTTAAAGAAGGAAGTGAATGGTTTAAGAAAAAAGTTGAAGATGAAGATAAAATACAATGTACCACAGGAGGATGAAGATGAGTAGAAAGAGTATTTTGGAGGCAAAACAGAAAGCGAAAGAGACCAATGAACTATTGGAATATCTTACTGATTTGATCGAAAAGAACGACAAGAGATATTCGTTTGTCTTTGGGGCTGGTGGAGCAGGAAAGGCAACTATGTAGATTTTTGATAATAAGAATCAGGCTGGTTATGTTTTGAAGTTGGAGCGGCTTGAGTATGACAAAGACGGAAAACCAATTAACTTATAAGAGAGGAAACATATGTTAATAACTAATATATCATGGGACGTTTCAAGTGGCAAATATAGCGAAGATGAACTGAATGATCATTTAGGGCTGCCAGTAGAGGTCGAATTGCCAGACAACATTGATCCCAACGATGCCGCAGATTGGTTGTCTGATGAATATGGATTTTGTATCATATCATTCAGTTTGTTGGATGAGAAATATTTACATAACAATAGGCAAATGCGCTGCTTAGACTGCTCATATTAAATGGAGGAAATAGCAAATGGAAATGAAGCATTTATATTTTAAAGAAAGACCTGAGACATTGTGGCGAGAGAAAGATAGAGGTTTTTTCAAAGGAAAGCAAGTCTTTTTGCTAGAATCTGAATTTTATGAAGGAATCACCGGCATGGTTGTAGACGAAGATTTGAAGGTTGTCGAAAAATATTTTGAGCATAGCTTAGATGAACTTGAGCCAGATGCCTTTTTTATCAACGATGAAACTTATTCAGAAATGGAAAAAGCAAGAGATCTACTTTGCAGTCTATGCTACGAAGTAAAGTGTAAGGACTGCCAGATAGTAAAGCTTATGGCAGAAGCAAAAGCAGCAAGAGACAGAAGCAAAGAGAAACAAGAGTCTTACAAGGCAGAACCATCATTCCGCAAGCAATTGACGTTATCCGATTGGGAGAAAATAATCCATCAGTTGCATTGGCATTATGGCGATGTAACAATCTTAGATATTAAAAGGGTTTGTCTCAAAGATGACCCATCTGTTGAGCTTAGTTTGACCGTAAAAGACGAAGATGACAAAGAAATAGAGTTTCTATTAGTTTCGACAGAACATGGAATTTTCCCTAGTACTGTGAAGAGATAAGTGAGGAGGTAAACACAATGAATGAGAAAGTAATTGCGATATTAGAGGTATTTGAGGATCTTCTGGATTCCAAGGGAATTGAGATTCCTTGTGAGGATGAAAGGGAACAGGATGAAAGACACGATGGTGGAAATGATGCCAAGATTTACGGAACAGAATATGGTGAGCTGTATGATGCTATTGAAAAAATATTGGAAGATGGTAAGACTCCATCAAAAATAACTACAGAAATGGCAAATCATATAGCGAATGAGTTCATGGAATGCAGGAATCCTTGCCACTGGGACGGAAAGAGAATTCCAGAGCCGTTTTCATTCGATACCCGTGTGTGGGAATATCCACTAACAGAAGCAGTACACTTGGAAATCACTTTTGGCGAAGATAAGGATGGATGGCGGTGCTACTGTGATTTGGTTGATTCTGCAAGTGATGATTCATTGTATGTATTAAGCTGTAACAAAATTGATTCAGTTTTGCATATTGAGGAAATGATAAAGCGGCTGTTCAAACATTATTTGTGGATATAAAACGGAAATTTCAGTTGGGTCAGCAGAACAGCTCATCTCTACTATACCGAGAGATGTAGACCTTAATGTATTCGAAGGATCTCTTACTGACAGTTATGTAGTTGATTTCGGGGCTTCAAAGAAATATAAAATTGGCAGAAGGCTCTGTAGAAGATATCTGGTGGCAAGAGAAATCTATCTTAACGCCTGGAGTTCTGGGATTGAGTTAATTTTGACGGATAGTGAGAAAGTATATAATAGTTACATAAAGGCACTTAAAGAAGCAATTTAATTGCAATTACAATGCATATCTGATATACTTATATGCAATAAAGTAAGTTGGCAACGGAATTCAAGAAGTAAAAGGAGGAGTATAAAATGGGATTTTTATCACTACTGGGGCTGATGGTTACTGGCGGTATTGCACTGTCAGGAACTGCCAGAAACACAATGTCAGACGACAGAGAAAAGGCGAAGCAAAGAGAGCTTGGATACATTACATATTACGATCATCGGCTTATTCTTAGACGGATTTCCGATGATGCCCCGTTAAATGTGGTCTGGAGCGAGCACGGCAAGTACGAGGTATGCGATAAGAAGACATATTTAGGAAAAGGGATTTATATTATTGATGAGAAAGTAAAAAGGGAATGGGAGGAAGAACAGAAAAGAAAGGAGATAGAAAAAAGAGAACGAGAATATGATATTTATAGTAAATCAACTCGTTTCTATTTTGAGTTGAATTGTAAAAGCAACATTACCGATCCTGAAAGGCTAAACAAGTATATATATCGAGATAATCCGCAACAGTACTGGTACATTCCGTATCTACCATTCTCGAATTATGGGTTGGAGGCCGGAAGAGCTAACTGGTCAATTCATGTTTGGGCGGGTGGAGACCTTGCTCATGGTTGCCAAATTTACGACTCTTTTAATAAAAAGTTTGTATTTTTACTAATAGACTTTCGCAGAGATAAGGTGACAGGAATCGAACCGCTAGAGGAAGCATTAAGATATGTGATAGACGATTTAGAAGAGGGGAAGAGTTATCTATTGGATCTAACGGAAGACATAGTATGTTTTCAGCCTGGTATCTACACTGTAGATGCTATTCCGAGATGCAGAAAGGGAAGTCAGGTTGAACTTCCTCCGGATCACGTCTTGTTAAAGAAAACAACTGGCTATGATGGTCCTACATGTGAGGGATTTGCCGCTATAAAAAGAGCTTCCGATTGGGAGAGACAAGCGGTAGAGACGGAGTATAAAAAAGAGCTAGACAAAACGCAATCGAGCTTTTTATCATCATGTTTGGATTGGCAAGGAAAAAAAGAAGCCCAAACAGTTGGGCGTGATAGATAAAATAAAATAAAATTTAGATTTTAGGCGTTCAACTTAGGTTGGGCGCTTTTTTAATGCAAAAAATCAGAAATGGAGAAGGCAAAATGAAATTATTAGAAGTTGCAAACATGGATATTGAGAAAGTTACTTATAAAAATCTTTCTGGAGTGCGCGCTACATTGGAAGACAGACTAGATTGGCTTGAAGACAAGGAACCAGAATCCTACGGTCAGGTTCATGACGACTGGGAAGATAAGTATAACGACCTGCAAGATATCTTAGATGAGCTGTCAGAACTTGACGATGATGAACATGATGAGGATGAAAAGGTCGAAGACAAATGGGAATCAGTTTTAGAGTCCATTAAAAGTTATCAGCTCTATCATGGCGGATTATCAAGATTACACATTTAAGGAGGTATTGAGATGAAAGGAAGATTAGAAAACCAAATCAAAATCGAGGCAAAGATAGAAGATTTACTTAGTCACAATGATGAAATTTTTCGGCAGTTTTCACTGAATTTAAACACGAACACAGCAAAGACAAAACATCAATATTTGTTATCTATTCTGTATTTTTTTGAACATTGTAACAAACTTAACCCTAGAAAGGTGTCCACGGTCAAACTTAGGCAGATCTCAAAGATAGACATCCAGAGATTTTTAGAAAAAGATAAATATTATACCTCGACCAATGGTGAGACTCGTCTAAAGAGTCCCGCCACAGTGGCAAGACAAATCGCAGTTCTTAAAAATTTCTTTCAATTTTGCCTGAGAGAAGGTTACATAACAGATGACCCGACAAGGGACATCAAAAATCCAAAGAGGAATAATGAGACTGAAGTAGTCTACATGACTCCAGCAGATATGAAACATGTAAAGGACAATATTCGAAGAGGTGGGGGCGATTGGATCTCAAGAGATTTAGCAATCTTTACGTTAGGCTGCGCGACAGGATTGAGAGTTACTGCAATATCAGAGATCAATGTTGAGGACGTTGATCTAGATAACTTAACGATTTCCGTAACAGAAAAAGGTAATAAAGAGAGGACAATCTATATTGGCGGAAATACGGCAGACCAAATTCGTATTTGGTTACAAGATAGAGAAGTATTGCTTGATGATAGAAATATGGATTCTGATGCACTGTTTATCTCAGCGCGAAGAACTAGAATCAGTTCTCATCAAATCGCTAACATCATTAAGAGAAATACGAAGGATTTAGGCAAACATATAACTCCTCACAAGATGAGAAGTTCATGTGCGACTAATCTTTACGCTAGGACAAATGATATTTATTTGGTCAAGGATGTGCTGGGTCATAGTAACATTGCAAACACCCAGAGATATACAAAACAGTCCCAAAACAAATTGAGACAGGCGTCTGTAGTCTTAGACGAACTATATTAAGGAGGCACATATGAACAGTTCAAACGGAATTATTAGAGTGGAAAAACACACAAAAAATTTCGTCGTTATTAACAAAAATTTCTTAGAGGATAAAAGAATTTCATTCAAAGCAAAGGGCATTCTGACGTATTTACTTAGTAAACCTGACAATTGGCAAGTGATGACCTCCGAGCTAATTGAAGCTTCTTCAGATGGCGAGGCGGCTGTCAGATCTGCCCTTAAGGAACTTGAAAAGTATGGGTATTACAAGAAATATCCAGTCAGAACGGAGAATGGAACAAAGATTGATCATTGGGAGAGTTTGGTTTATGAATCTCCACAAGACGAAGCTCCAGAACAGTCAAAAGCAGCTGAAAATAAGGCAGATGACAGTCCCGAAAAATCAGATTCTCTATTTTGCGGTTTTCCAAAAGTAGAAAACCAACTAGTTGGAAACCCAGCCCTAATAAATAATTATTTACTAAATAATGACTTTAATAAATCAACTACTACATCATCGTCGTCCTTTAAAGATAATAATAAAACCGCGCGAGACCGCGCGAGGACGAAGACGACTGGTAAGGCAGCCGGTAAAAGCTCTGTCGGAAAGGGATATGCTGCTAAGGCAAGGGTGATCAAGAAGCAAATTGGCTACGACCAGTTTGTGACAGAAGGATCTGACATGGAGCTGATTGACAAGATCGTGGAGTACTTAGCTGGGTATTACGCCAGACCTACGAGACTCCAACAAAATGGAGTTCCGATACCAGAAGAGACAGCAAAGAAGTATTTTGACTTGCTAGATCATGTCATGCTGACGGAACTGATCGAGAAATATGAGTCAATCCGCTGTCAGATAGATGTGCAGAATGAGCGGTCTTACATACTCGTCATGCTGTATGACATGCTGAAAAATCCAACTTTCTGAAAACAGCTTGAGAAAAACAGCTTGACAAAACAAAAATGGTGTGCTAGGATGATGGCAAATCAAGTGGACGAGTGGTTGTTCTCCCCAACCTAATCGCCCACACGGAAACAAACTCAGTTTTCATCGGTTGAAGCAAACAGTGCAAGGTGTATCCTATGAGGCACTGAAAACAATCACTGTGATAACTGATTCTGCTCAGGTCTTTTGTCGAGCAGTGTAATTGAAACAAGTTAATTATTATTCACTATATGATTTTGCTAAAGGAAGATAACAACGTGGTTGGTATATCCAGTAAAACCGTTGTAAACAATCCAGTAGTGGAAATTGAAAGATTTGCCATCATTCTGGACTGACAGATGCCAGAAAGGAATGATAATTATGACAAAAGTAAAACGAATGATATCAGCATCAATGACTGTGCAGCATTATGGCAAGTCCGTGTTCTACCAGAAAGGCAATACGGATTTTAAAGGACTTTTGAGACGGCAAGAGATTCCGTTTATAGAAATTCCAAATTTATGGAATGATGTGGTATTCTATAACCACAATCATAAAGATAAGTATGCTGTTATTGTTTCTGATAGTCCAAGAGAGCAAGAGGTTTATATAACTAGTGCTATCCCATTAGATATGGATTGGGATCTTCTCATTGCAGATTGCAAGTCTCAGATGCAGGGCAACCCACCAATTGAGATGGATACAAAAGCAAAACTTATTCTGGATGTAGCGTGTGATCAAGTTCTGTGTGGTATCCAAGAGCTAGCTGAGAATCCAGAATTGCTGACAGATGATATTGTATCTAGTATCCAGATGAGGTTTAATTCCATGGGATACAAAATAAAAGATCTAAAACTTATGGATCACCATGATATTGATCCGAAAATTTGGAGCACAATTGTAAAGTAAAATAGTGGATTTAGGCGGTAGGATTGTCTCTACCGCTTTCTTATTAAAGGCAGATTTTATTCTGTTTAGACTTAAGGCGATAGTGTAAAAGCTACCGCCTTTTTTATTTTACGGCAAAATCTTAGGGAAAAGGAGAAGTGTAGATTGAATACAAAAGAAAGCGAGGTTTCATCATGAAAGCTGAAATAGGAATTATTGAGAGTATTGAAGAGAGAAACTCTCTGGCAGAGCACTTGGAAGTCTTGGAACGAGTAAAGAAATTATTTTTATTGCCGGGAACTGACTGTATGACTGTTAAACAAGTTGCGGAGTTTTATGAAGTGGGGATCAGAGCGATCCAATCAGTATATGAAGATCATAGGCATGAACTTGAATTAGATGGAGCACAGCTGGTTAGACAATCGGTTGTTTTAAATACTCTTGAAGGGAATTTAAAAAGTCAGAGAGGAAAGGTTATTGTAATAGCCAAAGTAGATGGAAAAACATATGAGATTCCGAGTAGAGGTTTAAGATTATTTCCCAAACGTGCAGTGTTAAGAGTCGGAATGCTTTTAAGAGATTCGGAGGTAGCAAGAGAAGTCAGAACACAGTTGTTGAATATTGAAGAGAACACAATTTCTGAAATCAAGATTCAGAGCATTACAGAAGAGCAGCAGCTGATTTTTAATATAGGCAAAGCATATGTAGAAGGAGATATGGATTCTTTTGCAAAGGCAACTATGGCTTATAAGAACTTCCTTTCTCGGCATGCTATGGATATTCAAAAGAATGGTAAGATTGTCTCAGATGAAAAGCTTGGATGGCAGAAGAGAAATCAACTCAATGCCGCGATGAGACAGTTATCGAGATCAACAGGAATCCCAGTCTACTCTATATGGAACGAACTGTATTCAAATCTTGAATTTGGATGCAAGATCTGTGTAAAGAAGCGCGGAAATCCACCTTACATACAGTATCTTGAAGAAAAAGAATGGGGAGATGTAGTTAACAGATTCAACATGATGTGTGATGACTATGAAGAGCCAAAGAAGAAAATAAGATAACAAGACTAAAGGCAGCAGGAATGAATCCTACTGCCTTTTCTTTATTTCAATATCTAAATCATAGTTGAGAGCATCACAGATTTCTTTTAAGGAATCGAGGGATATATTAGTCTGCCGCATAATGGAACTGGTTGCTGATTGGCTTTTTCCAATAGAAACAGCTAGATCCTTAATCTTAATATCATCTTTAATCATTTTCGCCTTTATCATTCTAAGCAACTCTGGCGTATTAGTGTATTTCATGCAAAATGTCCCTCCTATATGACAAAAATCACTTGTTTTTCCACTTATACCGATAATATACCACATTTTTGCATAATGTACAAGAATGATATTGGAAATTTGTGGAAAATTATTACTCAAATGAAGCAAATATATCTTGAAAATAAGAGATAAATCTGCTATAATAAGACCCACAAGGATAGAGAAAGGAGGTAAGATCTTGGGTTTAGAGTTTAAAAAATATGATGTTGTTATGGTGGATTTTCCAGAACGGAAATGTGGGTCGATTCAATCAGGACTTCGCCCCGCTATTATTATCCAAAACGATATCGGAAACCAGTATTCGCCAACTTTGCTGGTGATTCCATTAACGACAAAGATCAAGTCATTAAATCAGCCAACTCATACGTTGATTAAGAAGGCAATTGGAAACGGATTAGATCAAGATTCAATGCTTCTGGCGGAGCAGACAACAGCTATCTGCAAAGAACATGCAAAGAAAATTGGGGAAATTCGCAACGAAACAGTTAAAAAGCAGATACTTACCTGCTTTCTGAATGAAGCAAATAAACTACTGAAAGATGCTGGAATTAGCCAGTTTGATTTTATCAAGGACATATCATCGTTACAGAAACATTTCGCCCCACATATAGCTCAGAAAGTAGGAGCAGCCGCAGCTCGATCCCATGTCTGGAGTGCTTTTGATAAAGTCGTTTTCGGAAAAGGACAAAGGATTCATTTCCATAAAAAAGGGGACTTGAAAAGTATTACATCTGGATATTTCGGTATATCTATGACTGTTAAAAATGGATACTTTATTTGGAGTGGAGGAACTAAGGATGAAAAAGATAGAAAAGTTAATCCAATAACAATAAGCGTAAAGATAAAACAACCTGAAACTTATTATGAAAAGGAAATGCTACAGAAACAGATTAAGTATGTAACTATAGTTCGCAAGTGGATTAAAAACAGATATAAATATTACCTACAATTTATGCTCGTTGGAAATCCAGTGGTAAAACCAAGAGTAATTGCAAACGGTAAGAGAGTTGGAATTGATATTGGTCCAAGTTCAGCTGCAATTGTATCAGAAAAAGAAGTAAAATTGGTAGAACTGGCTGATAAAGTTCAAAAGAACCATGATAAGAAAACTCAACTGCAAAGAAGTATGGATCGTAGTCGCAGAGCAATGAATCCTCAAAATTTTAACAAAAACGGAACAATTAAACGGGGAATCAAGCTAATATGGAACGAGTCCAATCATTATAAAGAAATGAGAGGACAAGTAAGAGAACTAGAACGCAAGAATGCAGACATTAGGAAATATCAACACACATGTCTTGCTAATTATGTCATGTCTCTTGGAACCGAGGTTTATGTAGAACAAATGAACTTTAAGGGACTCCAGAAAAGAGCGAAAGAAACCAAGTATGATGAGAATGGCAGACCGAAGCGAAAGAAACGTTTTGGAAAGTCCATAGCAAATAGAGCACCAGCGATGTTTATTACTATCTTGAATAATAAACTTTTTGGAATTGCAGGAGAGGAATTGCATAAAGTAAATACATTTACTTTTAAGGCTAGTCAATACGATCATACAAATGATACCTATAAGAAAAAGTTGTTAAAAGATAGGTGGGCTGAGTTATCTAATGGCGATAAAATTCAGAGAGATTTATATTCAGCGTTTTTAATAATGAATAGTGATGCGGAAATGCAGCAGGCAGATCTGAGAAAGTGCGAAGAAACATATAAGAGATTCAAAGAACAACATGACGGTTTGATTGTAAAGATGAAAGAAAGTAATCATATCCGCCTAAGTAGTTTTGGATTCTAAGTACGCCAATATCGCCCATACATAAAACAGTGGCGCATCGGCGCAATATTCGGAGGGGTCAGGCATACCCCAACTTGCCGATAACCAGTCTTATTCAATAAGATAGGTGGCAAGAAACCCTATTTGGAACTAAATTCAGTGCTATTACGCTGTCAAAAACCGTGATAGAGAAGGTTTATAAGTACAAATAGGCTTACACATATTAAATATAAGCAATAAAATTGAACAAAAACGCTGTTGCAGCTTATATATATGTGTAAGTTGCCAGTCGAAGTATCTTGCTGTGTATACCTGCGGCACTTGTTGCAGCTTATATATATGTGTAAGTTGCCAGATTTTCTATGAGAACATCGAAGGCCCGATCGAGAAAGTTGCAGCTTATATATATGTGTAAGTTGCCAGGGATGCTCTAGTCATCGCTGTTTGGCTATAAATCTTAGTTGCAGCTTATATATATGTGTAAGTTGCCAGGGGTAAGGACATAAATGTCCCTACCAAAATTACTGTTGCAGCTTGTATATGTACGTAAGTTACCAGAATCCGTAGTGGGTTCGTTTTATATAGAAGGGATCAGGCATGTCCCAATCTGTTGAAAACTGGATTTAATCGGTAAATTCAGTAACAGAAAATCCTATTTGAAATTAAGTTCAGTGTATCTATGCTGTAATAACCATAGATAAGAATGCTTTTAGTACAAATAGGCTCGTATACATCAATAAAATTGAACGATTTCGCAGTTGCAATTCACGCGGGTGTACGAGTTGCCAGAGCTTTTGGCCGGGGTATATCAGGTTCGGATTGTTGCAATTCACGCGGGTGTACGAGTTGCCAGGCTCTAGGGTTTGTATTTTTTCGTCCTGCGCTTGTTGCAATTCACGCGGGTGTACGAGTTGCCAGCATCTGGCAATACCACTTTTACTGGATTCTTTTCCGTTGCAATTCACGCGAAACGAAAACAAATTAACATAAAATAAACTTTTGAAAGGAGAAAAACATGATAAAAAATGATGATAAATGGATTATCGAAGGTGAAGAGGATTTGAAAGACCCATTTATGTGCTATTGTCTCATGATGAAATGGATGTGGGAGGCTGAGGAAGACTATATAGATCAAAACGAATCGATTGTGATGCCAGTTCCATTTATTATGTGGCTGAATGGAAGACGGTATATTACAAATGACCAAGCAGATGAACTGCTGCATGCAGAATATTTGGACTTACAAAAAATTGTGAATGGGGAAGTCTTATTTCCTAATACTTGTGGCGGGATTGGACTCGCTGGTTATAAGGGCTATCAGCTTTTAGCAGAATATATTTCTTGTTTTAAAGAGTTGAGAGCAAGATTGTATGGAACCGCAACAGGTAAAGCTTATTCTATGAATGATGAGGAGTTTTATAAAAATAAAGATGGAATTAGTTTAGCTTGTATTATTCCTACAACAGAATTCCTAGTCACAGGGCGATCAGATCCGAAGAGGCGGCGTGACTTGTGGGATTGGACATATGCAGATGTATTCGAAAAAGTAAAGGATTTATCCATTGAAGAAACCGATATTGATCTGGAATATTGATAAAAATAGACTTTTAACGGCGAGAGGAGGTGAAACAATGGAAGACAGTACGTTAGTTAGAAAAGTACGCATGAGCTGCCCACTATGCGAAAAAGAACATGAGGTTGAAGAAAGAAAGAGAATGACAACTATTACGATAAAAGGTAAAGAAGTTGTCTATGAGGAGCGGTTTTATTTCTGTGCAAATGCCAATGAAGATGAAAATGAATTTCAGACTGGGGCGATGACAAATGAAAGCTTGAGGAATGCAAGAAATGCATACCAGGTTAAAATGAAGCCTTCTGCTCCTGATGAAGATTCCACTAGAGAAAGCATTCAGCTGCCAAAAGAAGTTCTTGAAAAAATCGCTGAAATAGCTGTTAATATCGAAGATTTGCCGCCAGATGATGAGTGGATTCTGGATGACGGTTGGGATGAGATCTATGAAAGGATGGAAGAGTATGAAGAAGAATGAAAGAGTATGAAGAAGAATGAAATAGTTGATGCTATTTTTGAAGCATATGGACTGTCGGAATCAGCTAAGGCTCCAGCGCGAGTGAAATACATAGAAGACTGGATTGAGAAGTATCAGTTGCCAAAGGAACTGTTCGTATATGCTTGTCAGGTCACGATGGAAGAATGGCATCGCCCAAATACTAAATATACTGAAAGAATTATGAGTATTTGGAAATGTAAAGATGTACAGACGATGGACGAAGCAAAAGCCGTAGTGTCTGAACTACGAACAAAAAGAGCATCTTACAAGGCTGAACGCACAGAAAAGAGGCAAGAGGCAATGGCTTCTGGAACTCGGATGTTCCACAATTTTACAGAACGTCAGAACAATAATTATATGGAAAAGGTTCTGGAAAAGTACAGAAGTGGAGAATACTATGGTTCATAACGGAAATGCAGATCTTTTAAAGTATGTCAAAAAAGTTTATGCCCACAATGATAAGTTAGAGGGGAAAGATCCACATAGAGAGTTCTTGAAGGAATACAGGAAGTTGATGTTACAGAACGAGGCTGTGAGTGGAGATTGCTCAATCGGGAATTATTGCGGATATGGTGGCTGCTATCGTTGGACTTCCTGTGATATACAGGACAAGTATCCCAAGTCAAGAGAATTAGCTTTTCAACTTGAGAGACATAGGGATCAGATTGGGGCGAGATAAGATGTAAAGAGGAGAGAAATCCAATATGTTATATTACAATGAGAAATTTCCCGTAGTGAGAGATATGATTCATATATTATATGAATATTGCTGCGTAGGTGGGTGTTGCCATATTGTGACAGATGATGACAATATATATGATGATGATTTGGAATGGGTAATTAGCCATGCTGAAAATGAGAGGAAGAATGAAATAGACTCAGAATTGAGCGCAGCGATTTGTAAAATTTTGAAATCAATGACATTTCTCCAAAGAGCAGTCTTGTTTGATAGTCTTAATGAGGCAATAGGAGATTATTGTAATAAGGAGGAATTTGATGCTGAGTATGATACGAGCGAAGAGCATTTGAAAGAAGTGATTCGGGCATTCGATTGGCGAGAAGAATATATTAATTGTTCGGAGGAAAGTTTAGATAAATGACTTATATGAAAAGAAAGGAGCTAATATGTCAATATTTGTGCCAAAGAAAGTAAACGTAGGCTTTCAGAACCGGAAAGATACGTACACTGGTAAATTAGCCTATGTTATTTATTTTGACGAAACTGGCAAGCTGAGAAAAGAACCATCATGGCAAGGCTGGAGAGATAAACAAATTCCAAATGAAATCTATGACAATGAGCCAATCGAAGGGTTTGTATTAAATAAGAAGGTTGGCGGAGATAGATATAGTTGGAATCCTAGACAGACATATACCAGAGTATATGATCCTAGAGGATTTGAATTTGAAATTACGATCCCAAATCTGTTGTGGATTTTGGAAAATTGTAATTGCATTAAAGGCAAAGGACTTGAGGGAAAATTTGTATACGGTTGGGAAGGAACGGAATTGTTACTTGTTCCAGTAGAGTCTCCGGATTATAAAGAAATCAAAGAAAAGAGCCAAATACGGAATAACAACGAATTTATCGCTGCGAAAGATCTGATCGTTGGTGGAACGTATGAAACTATAAGAAATGAGCAATTTGTCTTTATGGGGAAATTTAAACCTTGGGACAAAGAATGTAATGAATATAGTTGGTTATTCCGCAACCACGGCACTGATGGTGGCTACAGATATTCTGGCAGTGATGGTTGGGTGATTGATAAATTTAATAGTTATAGATACGGAGAATATCCTACCTACTACGGGCAGAAGCAAAAGAAAAAAATGAATTCTTTTTATATACTTGAGGGAAGATGGAAAACATTTTCCTGTGTGTATGCCTAAAGTTACTAAAAGATTTATTCGCTTAGTACAAGAAACAAGATCGGATTTTCCTGATATGGTGGATATCTTAAATCATTACAGTAAATTTTCTCCAGAAGACTTCGAGGCTGATAAGATATTAGAATTACCATTTGAAAAATTTGAGAAAATGGCTGGCGAGGAGATTGCAGAACTTAAATGGATAAATTTTACAGTTGGCAAACAAAAAAACTCTTATCTTAAGCCTATTGGAGTCAAATGGGATAATGGGGGAAAACAGTGGATCGTATGCGAAGATGGGATGAAAGAGCAAAGATTTGACAGCTTAGAGCAGTGTTATAATTACATTCATCCAGTTTATGGGGAACGTTATTTGAAAAATGGGTGCTTGAAAGAAAGGTATTATTATGGCAAATAAAAATGATGAAAGAATCATGAAATTAAGAGAAGAAATCAGTGAAAGGAGAAAGTCGTTAGCTAAAAAGCCGGAAGTATTCCATCCAGTAACAAATTGTCTGCTTACTTTAGATGGTGTTACTTACAATTTACATGTGAATACAACCAAGTTGCTATTGGTAAAACTCAATGCACTAAAGCTATCAGCAGAAGATTTAGGTATTAGTACAGAAGAAATCCCGGTCTCTGGATACCCGTTGGATTGTTGGATCGCTGATGTACAGAATTATTTACAAGCTCAGCAATACAAGCAGGAAAAGGCGAAACTTGACTCTCTTGAGAAACAACTCACAGCGTTATTATCATCGGACAAACAGACGGAGCTGCAGATTGACGATTTAGAAGCAATGTTGAAAAGCTAAATCAAAAGAAATGAAAAATAATTTTCAACGGAGGGCTGGGGAAAATGAGACTGATTGATGCAGACGCATTAAAAGAAAGAATCGGAAAGATTTGTGACGAGAGCAAGGAAGGATATGAGCGTTCGGATTTTGTACAATCCAATATGGTAATGATGGCGGAGGGTTTAAAGAATGCGCTATTTACAGAAATTGATAACGAACCCACAGCACAGACATGGGTGACATGTGAAGAGAGATTGCCAGAAATGGAATTAGTAGAAGAAGGATCATGGTATTTAAAATATAGGTCACAATTTGTTTTAGCTCAAACAAAACGTGGAGAACTATTTTTGAGCTATTGTGAAAAGAGTGAGTATAAAGATAATGAAATTTGCTGGTATACTTTTGGAACGGGAGGAAGGAAGATGAGAATTAAGAGCAAAGTTGTAGCTTGGATGCTGAAACCTGAGCCATGGAAAGGAGAGACGAAATGATCCATTATGTTTCAGGAAACATATTCGACAGTCCAGCCCAAACTCTTGTAAACCCAGTAAATACAGTTGGGGTTATGGGAAAGGGGTTGGCTCTTGAATTTAAGAAGAGATATCCGAAAATGTTCGAAGAATACAAGAAACAGTGCCGTGATGGATGGTTATATGTAGGGAGCTTTATGCTTTGGAGAGCTAAAGACCATTTTGTGCTGAATTTCCCGACAAAGAAACATTGGAAAGATCCATCTAGTCTAATTTATGTCGAAGCAGGACTTTTAAGCCTTACCAATGAATATGAAAGCTATGGCATTTCGTCTATTGCCTTTCCAAGGCTTGGATGTGGTAATGGAGGACTGGATTGGAAAACTGTTAAGCCGGTTATGGAACTGTATTTGCAAGAGTTGCCAATTGATGTCTATATTTATGTTTAAGGAGGGTATTTGACATGAAGAGATTTGTTATAGAAAGAGATTTTGAATACAAAGGGTTTAGATGCGTAGTTATCTTTACAAAAGGAGGATTTAGAAATGGGTACGTTGGTTATTCTGAGCCGCATGATTTGACAGATGAAGAAAAAGAAAAAATTGAAACAGAGTTCTGTTGTCATGGAGGAGTTACTTATATCGGCGGCGGAAAAGGAAGCCATCATCCAGTAGATTCAAATTCCTATTGGTTAGGGTTTGATTGTGGACACTATGGGGACGAAATCGACGTTGATCAGGCAGTTGAATATAAGTTGATAAGTCCAGAAGTTGAACCAATCATGAGAATGCAAGAAGGACTTTTTGGTGGACATGCTATGACCGAAGAAGAAGTAGCTCAGGAATGCAAGAAATTGGTAGATCAGATGGAGGAGGTAGGATATCATGGATAAAGAACAGTATGTGAGAGGGTTTAAGGTTTTTGGCCCGGATTGGATATGTAACCCAAGACCAGGTATCTCCAAGCAATATGCTTGTCCTGGTAGATTCCAAGAGGATGGAAAGATTAAGGTTTGCGGGCATGGAATGCATTTTTGTAAAAAGGCGGCTGATTGCTTCAAATATTATGATTTTAATCCAGAATATAGAGTTGCAGAAGTGGTTGCTCGTGGAGAAGTTAAAGAAGTTGGTAGTAAGTGCTGTACGAATGACCTAGAAATAGTTAGAGAAATTTCATGGCAGGAGCTACTTGAAATTGTAAATACTGGAAAGGGTTGTACTGGATACGGTAATAGTGGAAACGATAACAGCGGACATTGTAATAGCGGAGACAATAATAGCGGATATCGTAACAGTGGAAACCATAATGACGGAAATCGTAACAGTGGAAACCATAATAGTGGAAATGGCAATAGTGGATATTATAACAGCGGAAACTATAATACTGGAAACTATAATAGTGGAAACGATAATAGTGGGGATTGGAATAAATGCAGTTTTTCTAATGGATGTTTTAATACAGAAGAACCTAAAATTTATTTATTTAATAAACCATCAGAATGGACATACCGTGATTGGATAAATAGCGATGCATGTTTTATTTTGGATAGGGAATTCCAGAATCCTTTTGATTTTCGCAACAACACAGAAAATATGAGAACCTGGTGGAGTACGTTAGATTCGCGTGAAAGAGATATTATTAAGGCAATCCCCAATTTTGACGCAGCTATTTTTAAAGAAATTACTGGGATTGATGTAGATGCTGATGAAAGGAAACTTTGAAAGGAGGGTAGAATGAAACTACAGTTGGAAGGATGGGTAGGCTGGGCACAAGAAAATGAACCAGGAATATCAAAAGTAAAAAAAGACACTTTCATGGGATATGCAAGCCTTTCAAGAGTAATCATGAGTTTTCTAGGATGGACACCCATGCCTGAGAGCCTTGGAGGAAAGATAACATTTCTTCAAGACGTAAATTTAGAATGCTGGTTTTCTGATAAGGAATGTACTTTAGAAGAGGCACAGAAGAATTCTGAAAATCATCTAGTAACAACAGGAGGGACAGCAATAATAGGTCATTATGTTAACCACTTGTATCAAACTACCATTGGGTTTGAACTCGATCATTTTATGATTGGAAAATATGAATTAACTGGAGAATTATTCAAGCATCTAGGAGAATACATTCACTTAATTTTGACGTATTGATAAGAGGAAATGCTATGGGATATTGTTTTTATTTATACACTCCTGATTTAATCGAAAGAGATTCTGGAAAATTTGCAGCGTGCGAAAAAGTATTTCTTTCAGGTGATATCAGATTTCAGACACTTCCAGCAATAGGTTATTATGAAGACTTCTTTCAATTTAAATGCATACAAGAGGGGTCTGAGACAATGATGTTGAATGAAAGTGCATGTATAGCAGCTGACCAATATTCTAAAACCACATTCTTCACGGATTTTATTAAAAAATATAACTGTAGTGGAATGCTTGTCAAAATGAGTTGAAATGAAAATTTGGAGGCAATGGAATGGAGTTCAAAGTAGGGAAAAGATTGAATGACGCAGTAGTAGAGCATCGGAAAACTTGTAAAAGCTATGGAAAAGACACTGATCTATTTGAGTGGAAATTTATTCCGTCTTGCTGTACAAACGAATTTACGACTGAAATCCAAGTCGCAAAATGTATGAAATGCAAAAAGGTGTTTATAGAATTAGAATTTATGACAGCCCAAGAACAAGAATAGATATCAGGCTTATAGGCGTACCGTTTGGTACGTCTATTATTTTTTTGTGAAGAAATGAATAAGAGGAGGAATCATGAAGATACAAGATCTTTTAAAAGAACTGAGGTTTGTCGATTCCGAGACGAGCCAAATAAAAGACTCGAATCCGAAGCAAATTATCAGCACAGAACTTAGAGTTCCAGTCTGGAGGATAAAGTACAGTTATCTGACAGCCCGCAACAATGAACGGGAATCAACGAAATACATCTTCGAGCCAGAAGAAAATTGTGATCTGGTTGAGAAACAATTCGATGATTATATTAAGGAACTGAACGAGAAGTTCCCATACAAAGCCATATCCAACGTCAAAATTCTGGATATGAGTTATATCGGGGATTCGTTTTTAGAGCTTGAATAAAGCTTTCTTCTATAGACACAATCAAACCCTGTAGACAGGGTTGTATAGTGAGCCGCGATAACATCATCTTATAGGCGGTAGCGACAATGATGACTAAAACGTAAAACTTCACGTCACGAATCTAAAAGAACTGGTTCCAAGGATGAGGTAAAATCCTTCAACTGAGTTGATGAAATTCATGTTTGAAGGAAGATTGTGTTTGTATACAAGTAGTGATTTAAAAGAAATGCAGTCATGGAGCTTGGATCATAAGATTGATTCAACTTTGGCTCGAATAATGGAATGGTATTCTCGCTGGGATAACCATTGTTACGTATCGTTTTCTGGTGGTAAAGATAGCACAGTTTTGGCAGATTTAGCGGCACAAGTCTGCAAGATTCGAGGTTGCAAACTGATTTTGTGGTTCTCTGATACTGGATTGGAATACCCAGAAGTCCGAGAACATGCCTTGAATTTTGGCGATTGGCTGCGAGAAAAATATGATATCGAAGTCGAAACAGTTAGAGATTATCCAAAAGATCGAAAAGGTCAGAGAGTTTCGTTTCATCAGGTAATCGAAAAATATGGCTATCCAGTAATAGGGAAAGAAGTGGCACAGAAGATTTTTGAAGCAAGGAGAACGCCTTCGGGCGCATACGCCCGAAGGTTTGACCCAGACGGAGAGTATGCTACCAAATATAATGGACGCTATTCTATGGCTAAGTGGAAAGATTTGAAAGACAGTGACATTCCAATTAGTCATATGTGCTGCAACATTATGAAAAAGAATCCGGCGAAAAAGTACGAGAAAGTCAGTGGCAATAAACCAATTGTTGCGACAATGGCGGAAGAAAGCCGCTTGAGAAAGACCTCATGGATGGAATCTGGCTGCAATGCATTTGAAGCAAAGCGCCCAATTTCGCGACCAATGAGTATATGGAAAGATCAGGATGTACTGAAATATCTTGTAGATTTTGGAATTCCGTATGCTAAGTGTTATAAAGATATTGTTTGTGGGAAAGATGGAAAATTGCATACTACAGGTTGTACTCGGACTGGCTGTGTTTATTGCATGTTTGGAATCTTACATGATAAGGAGCCGAACAGATTTCAGCGATTGAAAGTAACTCATCCAAAATTATGGGAATACTGCATGAAACCATGGGAAAAAGGGGGACTTGGAATTAAAAGAGTTTTGGATTTTATTGAAATCAAATCAGAATAAAGTTATGTGGGCGTGCTTGAGAGGGTACGCCTTTTTTTATTTTGAAGAAGTATTAAGTGTAGGAGGAAAAAACGAATGAAAGGTTTAATCATTGATTGTTTTGCTGGAGGAGGCGGAGCAAGTACAGGAATTGAGATGGCACTAAATAGGCATGTTGATATCGCAATCAATCATGATCCAGAAGCGATCAGAATGCATAAGGCGAATCATCCAAATACATTACACTTAACTGAAGATATTTTTGAGGTTGATCTGGAAAAATATGTAAATGGGAGACATGTAGCGCTGATGTGGGCTTCTCCAGATTGTACAAGCCATTCAAAAGCTAAGGGAGGGCAGCCACGAAATAAGGGATTGAGAATTCTGCCATGGGCAGTTTACAAACATGCAGAAAAAATCCTGCCAGATGTAATTATCATGGAAAATGTAGAAGAAATTCAGCAGTGGGGACCATTAGACGAAACAGGACATCCAATTAAGGAAAGAGCTGGGGAGGATTACCAGAAATTTATTAAGGCTATGAAGTCATTGGGTTATGTTATTGAGAGTCAAGAACTTGTGGCGGCAGATTACGGAGCACCGACAACTCGAAAACGTTGGTATGCAATCATGAGAAGGGATGGAAACCCTATTGTATGGCCTCAGCCAACGTACAACAAATTTGGGGAAAATGGTAAACACCCGTGGTTAAAGTGCGGAGATTACATTGATTGGTCTGATCTGGGAAAATCCATCTTTGACAGAAAGAAACCACTGGCGGAAGCTACGATGCGAAGAATTGCAAATGGCTATCGCAAATATGTGGTTGAAAATGATCATCCTTACATCGTAAAAGATAAGGCTGCTGTTGGATTCTTAATTCAATATCACGGTGAAACGAAAGTTGGGGATTCAAGAGGTCAGATGCTGACAGAGCCAATCAAAACTATTGATACAAGTAATAGATATGGATTAGTTACAGCATTTGTTACAAAATTCTACAAAACTGGAATCGGGCAGGATTGCGAAACTCCATTACATACAATCACGACATCTCCGGGACATTTTGGGTTGGTTTCAGCGTTCCTGATTAAATATTACGGAACGGGATGCGGGCAGACATTGAATGAACCACTTGCAACAATAACCACAAAAGATCGTTTTGGATTAGTTAATGTTATTACGGAGATTGACGGAGAGAAGTATATCTTAAAGGATATTTTTTTGAGAATGCTAAAAGCAGAACCTGAATTAAAAGTCATGCAGGGATTTCCATCAGACTATATCATCACAAGAGATGCTGAGGGAAAGAAATATCCGATTAAGGAGCAGGTTGCAAGAATCGGGAATAGTGTTGTTCCAATAATGGCAGAAAACCTTGTAGCTGCAAACTGCAAAGATTTGAGAGAAAGGGAGAAGAACAATGTAGGAGGTGAATTAAATGAGTAATATGATTCAAATCGGAGATCAGATGTTTTTCCATCCGGGCTATTACTTACAAGAATGGCTCGAAGAAAAGAATATGTCAGTGGAAGAATTTGCCGATAAAACCAATATTTCAAGCGAGAATGCCAAGGCTATTATTGCCGGGGACAAGCTTATGACGGGTTTGGAGAGGCTAGAAATATCAGACGTTACAGGTATTAGCACAAATACTTGGCAGAATTTGGAGACAGCATTTTTAAGAGGAATATATTTGCTAAGAATTACAAAGCCTGTATGGGTTTCAGCTTTTGGAGAGATAGGTTGCCCAAATTGTAAGTCTGGGTTTGGACTAAAAGACGAGGACGGAGATCCTAACAAATTCTGTGGGCAATGTGGGCAAGCACTAAAGTGGAGGAGGTAACAAATGAGAGAAGATGATATTAGAATGCTTCCGGCTGGAAGTCATTTCAACTTTAAAGGATTTGAGTGGATTGCATTAGATAACAACGTAGACGGTGGCGTTCTAGCAGTTATGACATCTAGTTGGAATGGAGAAAAGTATCGTTTCGATGAGGGCTGCTGCGGCAACTATGCAAAATCAAGTTTGCGTAGAAAGCTACTCAATGAACTACTTCCCACATTGGGTGAGGATAATCTTATTCCTCATGAGGTTGACTTGGTAGCTGACAACGGTGATGACCGTTATGGCAAGGTTTCCGATAAAGTTTTTATTCTGAGTTGTGATGAATACAGAAAGTACCGCAAGAATGTTCCATTACTGCCTGAGTGGATGTGGACTTGCACACCTTGGTATATCACAGACGCCGGGGGCAGCATCATCGTGCGCTGTGTGGGCACGGATGGTAGTCTGCACGGCAACGATGCGTACTACACGTATGGGGTTCTCCCTGTTTGTATATTCAATCCAGAAAAAGTGAAAATAGAATATCAATTTGCAAATGTTAAGGAGAAGACAGAATGACAGTATATGAATTGATTCAGAGACTTACAGAATTCCCAAGTGATGCAGAAGTAGATTTTGAATTACAGAAAAGCTTTGAATGTCCAGTAGTAGTTGATACAGATGAAGGAACTAGGCTGGCGACTGCTGATGTAAACCTAAATGAAAGCTTAGACATAGAAAACTTTCGCTTTTATAGACATAATGATGATTCATCAACTTTGTATATTTATTTTAATTTTTAAGGAGAAGTAATGATTAACGAACAGGTTTTGCTTAGAAAGATCAATGAACAGTTAAAAGGCATGCCAGAGGCGCGGAATAAAGTCAAACGCCTGATTTATTCTATGGATTGGATTGATTCAATTAAGCTACCAGAAGAGGGTTGTAATCATGACGAAAATGAAGATGATTTCAGCCATGGCTATGTTGCTGGATATTATGATTGCATCGACAAAATCAAAAAGCTGAATGGCTTGGGATGAAAACATGATTTCATGAGAAAACTTCTCCGTGAAATACCGTACAAAACAAGGGATTACGGAGAAGTAATTCTTAGAGAGGAGAAAAAAAGATTTCATTGGAACGTAAAATTAGAAATAGCTCGAAAGTAAAAGTGATTTTTGCTTTCGTGATTAGTGTTGTGGGACTATTCACTATGGGTGGATGTAAACCAAAATCACGAGTCAAGATAGTCACAGCTGACTGGAAAGAAAGTTTATTAACTATTGACGTTGGATTCGACTACATATTCAATACTTATGACAGAATGGAAACTGATTCAGGATGCTCAATTACGATTTATTTTGACAAAGAAGAAACGGAGGAGAAATAAAATGGCAGAGAAGATTAGTTTGAATGGGGCAAGTATTATTGATTCCTATATCGTCGGCATGTGGAGAGCTGAACAGGCGGGACAAGTTACGCTAGAAAAGATTTGTGAGCCAGTAGTTGGACCAGACAAAGAAATCTGGGAATCTAAGGCGACAGAAGAATCTACAAAACATCGAGATTTTCCGTGCTGCATTATTGGTATTTGGGGCAAAAACAAAGGCAAGAATCGGGCAATGTTTATCACGCTGCCAGAAAGTTCAGTAACAGCATTATTTGGAGGAATGCAGAAATGATAACCGCAAAAGAAGCGAGGGCAATAAGCGAACAGATGAATGACCAAGCCGATGAGAGGATAATGTTTGAGATAGAAAGAAACATTAAAGTGGCCTGTGAAGAGGGAAGAACTCAAATTAGTTGCGATGGCACAATTTCTTGCCGATTGATGCAGAAACTTAGTGATCTAGGGTACGTCGTTAACACAGGGAATCAATATCAAGAGTCTTATTTTACTGTAGAATGGTGAGAAATATGCGAGATGATGAAAAATGGCTATGTACTTTTGAGGTTTCCTCATTAGGCGACATTATTGACGTTCAGTTTTTGAGTCAAGATTACAATTCGATACGTAAGAGTCAGGCGGCATTATCAAAGAAAATTAAAACAGGTGAAGTCCCAGCCCGATCAGTTGTGATTATTTTGCAGTCGGATGTTGGGGTAAGAGCTTTTGTGATTAAAAATGCGACGCTGGATTTACTGGTAAATTTTTATAAATAAAGAGAAGTATTAAGTGAACAGACAAAAAGGAGATAAAAGTATGTTTAATAATTTTAATGGTATGTGTGGAGCTGTAGCGGATGGAATGTGCAGATTATCAATGTCTGGACAGATTGCAATTAAAACATCCAATGGATACAAGGCTTACAATGTCAAGACTGGAAGATTAACTAATTGTGATAATTTTGCTCTAAATACAGACAATCTCAAGGCATTCTTTGTAATTCCAACTAATAAGGTCGCTAAAGGGGACATCATTCTAGTAAACGGAAAGCCGAAGTGTGTAATCACTCCAGGGAAGGACAAGATTGAAGTAATCAATTATGAGGATTCCACGGTTGAAACAATCGTACCAGAGCGCCATATGTTTATGGGCAATACATATTTTTACGGAAAGATCGTATCAATGTTTGGCGATACGGCTGGAAAGAAGAATGGCGGACAGAAGCTTATGAAGTTTATGATGCTGAATTCCATGATGAATGGAAAGACGAATTCTGGTGATGGAATGGCTGCAATGATGCCGTTTATGATGATGGGCGGCATGAGTGGAATGGACGAGATGTTTGACGGAATGCTTGATTTAAATGATTCTGAAGAGACGGAAGAAGAAAACGGGGAGGAAGAGTAATTATGGGAACAAGAGGTTGGAGTACAGAAGAATTTAAGAGTTATTCCAAGAGCAAAGGAAGAGGTGTGACGTTAGATGGTGAGGTTTTTGGAGTCTCCTCTAGCCAAGATGTTTTTAAGTCGTGTGGACTTAATGCAGCGTTAGACCCGAAGAATGTAATTAGAGAGTGTAGAGACTCAGACGAGCATCCGAACACAATTCCTGTTATTCTGGCGCTTGATGTAACTGGTTCCATGGGGGACGCTGCTGTAGCAGTTGCGAAGAAACTTAATGTAATCATGACGAGATTATTTGAAAACATTAAAGATGTGGAATTTATGATTATGGGAATTGGCGATTTGGCTTATGACAGTACACCAATCCAGGCATCACAGTTTGAATCCGACATTAGAATTGCAGAGCAGTTGGATAAGCTATACTTTGAGTATGGTGGTGGCGGGAATTCATTTGAATCTTATAGTGCTGCGTGGTATTTCGGGTTACATCACACGGATCTTGATTGTTGGAAGCGAGGAAAGAAGGGAATCATCATTACAATGGGTGACGAAATGTTAAACCCGTATCTTCCAATAAAGGGATACCGCAGCGGTTTAAAGGATGCTACTGGCGATAAACTTCAAGGAGATGTTGAGACGAATGAGTTGTATAAGGATGCCTCTCAAAAGTTTGATATCTATCATTTGGGTGTAGTACACGATAGATGGTCAAAAGATAGAGCAACCAACGCAAAATTAAGTTTCGAAAAAGTATTACAGCCAGGGCATTATAAGGAAGTGTCTCTTGATACTATTGTAGACACTATTGTAGACATCATCGTCAGTGTTGGGAATAATACCCCGACGGCGACAGGGTCAGAAACAACAGGAGAAATTTCTTGGTAAAGGAGTAAAAAATGAAAAACGTGAAGATTGTCATTGGGGCGAATTTTGGAGATGAGGGCAAAGGATTGATGACTGATTACTTTACGAGTGGGTCAAACGATATAGTTGTCCTCTCAAATGGTGGGGCACAAAGAGGACATACTGTTACGAAGACTAACGGCATTCGGCACGTTTTTCACCATTTTGGATCAGGCACTTTTAATGGAGCGGCTACATATTTCCCAAGAGAATTTATTTTAAACCCGATGGTTTTCCGCCAGGAATACGAAGAATTAAGTAGGCTTGGATATTGTCCAGTTTCATATGGCGGGATTGGTAGCATGGTAACTACTCCATGGGATATGATGGCAAACCAGATAATTGAATCCCATAGAGGGACTGGAAAACATGGAAGCTGCGGAATGGGAATTTTTGAAACGATTCAGAGAGAAAGAGCTGGAATAAAAAGCAAAGAGTATGACAGAATCCTTTCTTATTATAATAAGAGATTTGCTGATCTTGAGATTTGCCTTTCTTCAGACGATAAGGATTTGTTTTATTCCGAAGGAATTAGAGATCATTATAAGGAAGATTGCCTGTTTATGAGGCGGCACATATGTGGGTTAACAGATGACAGCCTGAATGCATTTAAAACAATCGTATTTGAAAATGGGCAGGGGCTGATGCTGGATCAAAATAATACAGCATATTTTCCACATTTGACCCCATCGAATACAGGGGTTAAGAATCCTAAAGCAATTATTGACCGTATTAAATGGAATGAACCGTTAGATATTGAGGTTTGCTATGTGACGAGAACATATCTGACCCGTCATGGAGCGGGAAAATTACTGGGAGAATGTGATAAATCAGAAATCAATCCATATATGGAAGATCTGACCAATGTTCCAAATCCAAACCAAGATTCTCTAAGATACGGAATGATGGATTGGAAAACTATGATGGAGAGATGTTCCAAAGATTTAGGCACATGGGATGTTAACATGTCAATGGCAATAACGCATGTTAATGAGTACCCAGCCGATGAAGAAATGATAGAGTCCCCATACTGCAAGACATATTTATCTAAAGGGTATACAAGCTTGGACGTTGAGATTTTGGAGGTAAAAAATGAAGGATACATTAATTATTAGTGCGTTTCCAGCGTGTGGAAAGACATATGCTACCGAATATTTTTCAAAGAAGGGGTTATCTGTTTTAGACAGCGATTCAAGTGAGTTTTCATGGATACCCAATGAAAGTGGAGATAAAGTGAGGAATCCCAATTTTATCGAAGATTATATGAATCATATATCAGAGAATATTGGGAAAGTTGATTGTATTTTTGTTAGCAGTCACAAGGAAGTACGAGAAGCGTTAAAGAAGTTAACAGACGATTTTCTTGTTGTTTATCCAGCGAAATATTTGAAAGAAGAATGGATCAGAAGATGCTCTCTTCGAGGAAGTAGTCCAGAATTTTGCCAAAAGATAGCAGACTATTGGGATGAATGGATCGACGACATTGAAGATGACGTTTATTTACCTGTAATTCGGCTGGACAAAACTTGCCAGAATATAGTTGAATTGCTAACAAAAATAGATCTTTTGCATCTAAAAGAGAAGATATAAGGGGATGGAAATGAGAACAGCTGTAGGAATTGTTACATGCATAGTTTTAATGATGGATATTTATTGTCGGGCAAAAATGACGATTTTAGATGATGAGCTGGAGGATGAACAGTCAATTATCGAAATAATTCTATTAATGCTTATGTGTATAGGCATATTCTTATCGCTTTAAAATATCGTTTTTATCGGAAATAATAAACTATATATAGTAGTCATATGTGATATATACGACTATATATAGCGTGAAAGAGGGAAAATTATGGTTGAAGAGCAGGGAGCAAAATTCGCACCATTTACTAAAATATACAGAGGACTTCGTTGGAAGAATATTATTCAAGACGAAAAATATGTCTCATGGGATTCCTACTGGGGATTGGAGTTAAGAATTTGCACAGAGGATTTTAAAAGACTGCCGCCTATTTCATCTAATAGGAATGGGTTAAATGATGTGATGATTCGAATAGATGATAAAGTTCCAACTGGAACATTAAAAATATTGCGAAGGTTGCCATATGAATGCCTTTGGTTATATATGCGGTATAAGAAATGTGGATTTCAAGAAGGAGAAGAAAAATGAGAAAGAAGATTTTAGCAGTAGTTACAGCAGGATTGATTGGGTTATATGCCGCTGGTTGCACTTCATATCAACAGGCAGCAAATATGCCAGATAAAGGAACGAGTTTTTTCGGGGGTTATTTTACTTTACTGACAGAGTGGGATGGCGGTGGTGTTCGTGGTCAGCATTGTTATATAGTTTATGCTAATGACACAAAAGTGAAGTATCTAGTGACGCTTGGAGACGTAACATCTGGAATTACTCCACTTTACAACGCAGACGGGACATTACAGGTTTATGGGAGATGACATATGAAGAGACAAATTAGAAGAGGCTGTTTTGAGACTAACAGTAGCAGCCAGCATTCGCTTGTTGTTATGAAAAAGGGCGATCATTATACATCTGATGAGATTTTAAGAGATATTTGGCTTCATGACGGTGTGTGGAATATTTATGAGTCTCGTTTAGAATTCGGAAGAAGTCCATATCGTGCTTTATGGACATTTTCTGAGAAATGGCGATATGCCTGTGCTTCACTTGTTAAAGAATATAATGACGAAGTATATAAGTCACTCGAAGCTCTCGCATTTAAGTATATTCCAGGGCTGAAGAAGATAAAACTTCCGACAGAAACAAGATTGATTTTAAATGTAGAGAACTATGATGATGAATATTCCAGAAGCCATGGAATGACAGAAGCGGGATTGATTGAATTTTTGAGTCAGAAGGAGAAGGACTGGAACATCCCAGAAATAGAATACTGGGGAGATTTGGTTGGGAATTTTAGATACGAAGCCCCGTACACTGGATATGTTGATGAAAATTTCCTGAGTGGATTTCTGAAACAGGAGAACCTATCACTAGAGGAATTTCTAACGAATAAGAAGTATGTGATCATTCAAGATGGTGATGAGTATGACTATTTTGGGGAAATGAAGGCGGTGGGACTTATCAATACTGATGCGATTGATCATGAAGTCCCAGATTATGAGGAGAATGACTAATGAAGAGACAGATTAGAAGAGGAGTATTTGAGACAAATTCATCGTCCGTACACTCGATTACTATGTGTAGCGAAGACGAGTATGACAAGTGGATTAAAGGTGAACTTATTTACGACAAATATGAGGGAAAATTAATTCAACTAGAAGACAAAGATCCAGAAGACGAAGAAGCTGAAAGATATCTGTCCATCGATGAATATGTCGGATATTATGAAATTGAAAAGAATTATGAAATATTTGACGAACGGTATAAAATGCCGGATGGTCAGGAAGTAATTGCCTTTGGCTACTATGGAATTTGCCCGATAAGGAGAAAACATGGAAATTTTAGGAAGATACAAGAATGGCAATTATGATGTAACGCTACTTTCTGACGGAACAAAGATTCGCGAGACAGAAAATGATGAGTTTATTCCTGATTTTGCAGAGTCAATGGATATAAAACTGACAAACCATTGTTCTCTGGGCTGTCCGTACTGTCACGAAGGAAGCACTCCAGAAGGAGAACATGGAGATATCCTAAACGAGAAATTCATTGATACATTGCATCCTTATCAGGAAGTGGCTCTTGGCGGCGGGGATGTAACAAGTCATCCAGATTTGATTCCATTTTTGCAAAGACTGAAGGAAAGACACATTATTGCAAATATCACGGTCAATCAGTATCAGCTTTATAATGGGAAGGAACTCATTCAGCAGTTGGTTGATGAACAACTAATTTATGGGCTTGGGGTATCCCTGATGGTTCTGACAGATGAATTTATTGAAACAGTCTCACAGTTTCCAAATGCTGTGATTCATGTAATCAATGGAGTTGTTCTGCCAGAAGAAATTGAGAAGATGGCAGATCACAATCTGAAGCTATTGATCCTGGGATATAAAGAGCTGAGACGCGGAAATTCATTTTTACAGGAACATCTTGAACAAGTAGAGAAGAATAAAGCGTGGATGAAAGAACATCTGTGGGAATATATTTCAAAATTCGCAGTTGTAAGCTTTGACAATCTAGCAATCGAGCAGCTTGATATCAAGAGCCGTTTATCTGATGAGGAATGGAATGAGTTTTTCATGGGCGACGATTCCGAGTTTACTTACTACATTGACATGGTAAATCGCCAGTTCGCAAAGAGTTCAACTGCCCCATTTGATGAGAGATATCCATTGATGGATTCTTGCGACGATATGTTTGAGAAAATAAGGAAAAGAAAACATGAATGATGAAAGAAGAATGAAACATGCCAGAAGAAGGAATCATTCATGGATTATCAGTTGTCTGTGATTGTGATTGGATTGAGGGATGATATGAAATTAAAACAAAGTACAAAAAATCATTTAGAAACAGCAAGACTATTATGCGAAGGTATTAAGGAATCTATGGAAGAGATGAGTAAAAGGGGAAGAATACATTGTATGACTCCTCAGCACTCGGTCGAATCCATTAAAAGAAGATGCATTCAGGCACGGCAGGAACTGCTGCAAGTGGAACTTGGAATAGATAAGAGAGATGAGTTATGAAATGACATGGTAACAAATAGGAACAAACCATTTTACTGCTATTAGTAAAAAGGTTCAATGAATGAGGAAAAAGGATGTATTGTGGTTATATAACAACCTTAAAAGGGGTAAGAAAACACAGCAACGCGGACAGACTTCAATGTGTAGAAGTTTTTGGACAGACAGTAATTGTTGATTTAAGCTATAAGGATGGACAAAAAGTAGTATTCTTTCCAGCTGATGGACAGCTTTCTGCGGAGTTTGCTGAAGAAAATAATTTGCTGCGAAAAAAGGACGAAAATGGTAATAATATTGGTGGCTATATGGACCCAAGCAAGAGAAACATTACGGCTATTAATTTAAGAGGTGAAAGATCTGAGGGTTTAGTATTACCTGTTGAATGTTTATCAAAATATACTAATGTCGCTAGTTTAAAGGATGGCGATCAGATATCTGTACTGAATGGAGTTGAACTTTGCAAGAAGTATATTCCTCAGAAAAAGTGTCTTCCGAAGACTGCGACAAGCGATGGGAAGAGAAAAAAGAAGGAAAGTTTCCATTCTGAAAGTTACCTTTACTTCGAGGAGCATAAAGATACAGCTCAATTGATGTATAATCTGAGCGCATTTAGACCTGGCGACACCATTTACATAACTCGCAAGTTGCATGGGACTAGCGGAAGAACTATGAAAACAACGAAGATCATAAAGGATACAGGAAGAATTAGAAAGCTGCTCCATATGAAGCCAAAGATCACTAAGGAAACTACGGTAATTACTGGTTCCAGAAGAGTCGAACTATCTAATCTTGATGCTAAAATTGGATATTATGAGACAAATGATTTCCGCAAAAAGTGGCACAACATCTTTAAAGATAAGCTTCCAGAAGGCTGCGAGATCTTTTATGAGATTGTTGGTTACATTGATGAAAACACTCCAATTATGGCATCTGTATCAAACGATGGAGTTAAGGAAAAGGAGTTCACGAAGAAGTTTGGAAAACAGACAATATTCTCTTATGGATGTGCGCCGGGAGAATCTGATATGTATGTCTATCGAATGACAGCGACCACAGCAGATGGAACAGTTGTAGAAGTTCCGTGGGAAACTGTTGAGATTTGGTGCGACAGAATGGGTGTGAAGCATGTTCCTGATCTGGAGAAGTTCATTTTTACGACAAAGGAAGACTTGATTCAACGTGTCAAGAAGTATAATGAAGGAATGCCAGCTGATGAAATCGGAAGGACTCATGTGGCTGAGGGTATTGTAGTTCGTATTGATAACAGAGAATCATTTACAGCATACAAAGATAAAGTATTTGAATTTAAGGTGATTGAAGGAATTGCGAAGGATAATTCAGATGCCCCAGATATTGAAGAGGCTGAGGAAATTATCAAGGAGACGATGGATGGAGAAAACTAAAAAGCCATGGTTAATTGTGATGTGTGGACTTGCTGGTTCTGGTAAGTCTACCCTTGCAAAGAAAATCGCAGATGAGAGAGATGCCGAAATAATTTCGAGTGACGAGCTTAGAAAAGAAATGTTTGGCGATGAAACACATCAAGAAGATAAGAATAAATTATTCACAGAATACAACAAGAGAATTAGAACAGCTTTAGAAAGAGGATCGGACGTAATTTCTGATAAAACGAATCTTTCAATTCGCAGCAGAAGAGCAATTCTTGAAGCAGTAAAAGACCTTGATATCTATAAAGAATGTGTAATCTGCAATATCCCATTTGAAAAATGTTTAGAAAATAATCGGAACAGAGAAAAACATGTCCCTGAAGAAGTGATCCGTAGACAATTGTATGGGTTTCAAATTCCATTTTTAGAGGAAGGGTGGGATTCAATTTCAATTCTTCCTAGAGTAGGGAGCATTCCATGTGAACAGATGGCTGGGTTTGATCAAAAAACGCCATATCACAATTTAGATCTATTGCAACATTCGATCCGTGTTGCAGGGTTATTTGGAAGAAAATATCCAAAATGGGAAAATTTGAGCCTATTTCATGATGTTGGAAAATTGTATACCCAAAAAATTGGGGAAGATGGGATAGCTCATTATATAGGGCATGACAATGTGGGAGCTTATAATATTTTAAATGATAAAAGGCTTTTAGAGGTTGATGTTTTGCCAGCAGCTTTCTTAGCAAATTATCATATGCTCCCGTTTCAGTGGAATACAAAGAAATCGCAGGAGAAGTGGCGTAAGATTTTTGGTGATGAAAAGTACGAAATGCTTCTCTATTTCAATGAATGTGATAAGGCGAGATAAAAACAGAGAAGTAATATCTGAGGCGAAAGTCCAATAAAGATTAGGAGAAAATAAATGACAGGATTAACAGAAGAACAAGTCTTAAAAAATCGGAAGCTGTATGGCAGCAATAAGCTTCCAGATCCACCAATGAAGAAGTGGTATGACTTTGCAAAGGATGCTTTAAGCGAGAAAATCACAATGATTCTGATTACAATTGCTGTATTACAGCTAGTTCTTGGATTTCTCGGAGTTATGGAATTGTCGGAACCACTGATGATTTTGATGGTTCTTGCAATAGTAACTGGAATTGCAGTTAAGACGGGGCTTGGAGTTCAAGCAGCGGCTGAAGAATTACGAATGAGAACTTCGATCAGGTATTGCAATGTAATCAGAAATGGGGTCGTTAAAAGTATCAATACGAATGATTTAGTTGTTGGAGATGTTGTATGCATTCAAATGGGGCAGGAGATTTTTGCTGATGGATATTTAGTTGAGGGTAAAATCTCTGTAAACAATGCAGCAATCAATGGAGAGTCAAAGGAATGCCACAAGACACCAGTGGCAGGTTATGTACACAAGAAAGTAACATCTACAGATGCCTATATAAACCAGAATTGCCTCTTTGCTGGAACAACAGTGGTTTCTGGCGAGGGTAAAATGATTGTCACAGATGTTGGAACAAATACAGTAAACGGTGATACCCTTGTAAAAATGCAGACACTTGAAGCCCCAAAGACGGCATTAGACATTGCTTTGGATAGGCTAAGCGGTTTTATTTCAAAATGGGGAACTATCGCAGCAGTGGTAACGTTTATTGTGCTGACAGCATCGGGAATCTTTAAAGCTGGTTTTCATGAGTATTTTGCAGAAGGAATATTGGAAACGATTCAAAAGTTTGCAGAAAACCTTTCTGTAGCGTTGACAATTATTGTTGCTGCCGTACCAGAAGGATTGCCTCTCATCGTGAAACTTGTAACAAAGCAGAATGTTTCCACAATGGAGAAAGCAAATATTTTAGCAAAGAATCCGGGAAAGATTCCAGAATTAGCATATGTTGATTTAATCTGTACAGATAAGACAGGAACATTAACAACTGGAGTAATGAGTCCAAAGGTGGTTATTAACGGACTTGGAGAAGAAGTTAATGAAGATAGTTTAGATACTTTACGCAACAATATTACCTGCAACATTTGTTTAAATAATAGTTCTACTTATGATGCAAGCGGAAGTATTACAGGTGGAAATTCAATTGACAGAGCAATTTTATCGTTAGTTCGCGTGGAGCAGTATCGAAAAATTATTAAGAATAGCGAAGTAATTAGTAAACTGCCATTTAATAGCGAAAATAAGTATTCTGCTGTAACAATCAATACAACTGAAGATATAAAGCTTACATATTATAAAGGTGCTCCTGAAAAGATTATTGATAACTGTTATGGATTCATTGGCTCAAAAGCGGCGGAATGGACATTGCAGCAGAAAGAATCTTTAAAGGCGAAGATTAAGGAAATGACAGAAAAATCAATGCGCTGCATTGCACTGGCTGTACATATCGGAGAAATGGTTGAAAATGAGCTACCAAATGATATGTCATTGCTGGCTGTTATCGGTGTGGCTGATCCAGTAAGAACAGAAGTCCCAGATGCTGTAAAAACAGCTCATAGTGCAGGAATCCAAGTTATTGAGATTACAGGTGATTGCCTTGAAACTGCGATTGCTGTAGCTGAGGAGTGTGGAATTTACGAACAGGGAGATGTGGCGTTAACAAATGATCAATTCGAAAAAATGTCTGATGATGAAGTAAAAGAGATCATCCCATCATTACGAGTTATTTCCAGATGTTCACCTAACACAAAACTTAGATTAGTGACTTTGGCACAGGAGTTAGGAAGATCAGTTGCAATGACAGGCGATGGAGTAAATGATTCTCCAGCTCTAAAGAAGGCTGATGTAGGATTTGGAATGCAGTCTGGTTCAGATGTTGCAAAGGAAGCTTCTGATATTGTGCTTACTGATGACAATTTTGCTTCGGTTGTGAAGGCTGTGAAACTGGGAAGAACATTTATGCATAACATTATGATGTTCTTAGAGTTCCAGCTGCCAATCAACTTTGCTTTGCTGATTTTGAGCATCATATATCCAGTTATTTCTGGAACGGTACTATTAGCGTCAGTTCAAATCTTGATTGTAAATATCATCATGGATTCCTTAAATTCATTGTCATTTGGTGGTGAGCCTCCAAAGGATGAATATATGACAGAGAAACCTATAAAGAAGGGATCTGGCTTATTTATCAATGGAGCAAAGGGCAGAATTGCTTTAAGTACTGGAATTTTTGTAGCGCTTTTCGCCGCTTCTGCGGTAATTTTCCCAGAAAAAAGAGAAGGATTAACTGTAAGATTTGCATTGCTTTGTTTTATGGCAGTATTTAACGGCTTTTGTATCAGAACAGATAAGCTAAATCTACTTTCTGGTATCGGTAAAAATAAGTTGTTTGCGTACATTGCCGCAGGAATTTTTGCCGGAACAATTCTGTTATGTACAATCGCAGGAAATCTTATTAAGACAGTTCCACTTGGATTTAGCCATTGGATGACAGTCATTGGATTAGCATTCATGGTGGTTCCAGTGGATTGGGTAAGAAAAATAATTGTAAAGAGGAGAAGAAGATAATGGGACTATTGGATAAGTTATTTGGAAAGAAGTCCAGTGGGTGTACTAATTGTACATCCACTCAGGACGATACATGTAAGGAACAGGTTGTTGCTTCTGTTCCGATTGATATGTCAAAGCACAGCGAGAATCTGGGCAAGGTGCTGATCAATATGTCAAAAGATAGCAAGATAGACATGTCAAAGCATACTGCACGAGTTGCTATGGTAATGGATTATTCCGGAAGCATGAGTCATTTATTTAGGAATGGAGCAGTTCAGGAAACAATTACGAGACTGCTCCCAATCGCCCTAAAGTTTGATGACAATGGAGAGTTAGAGTCTTGGATTTTTTCAGACGGGTATGAAAGATTAAAGGCAGTAACGCTGGGTAATTACGAAGATTATGTCAAAAAGGTAATTGCCAAGGCTCGAATGGGAATGGGTGGAACTGAATATTCCCCAGTTCTTAATAACGTTATTACGCATTACAAGGATATTGAGCCGAGTACTATTCCAGCATTTGTAATCTTTATAACAGACGGTGAAAATTCTGATGCGACCAGAACGGACAGGATTATTCGAGAATTGTCAAATTATAACATGTTTGTGCAGTTTATCGGAATTGGAAATTCAAGCTTTAACTATCTGGAAAAGCTAGACAAGCTTGATGGCAGAAAGACAGATAACACAGGATTTATCACGGTAAGCGACATGAATGAAATGACAGATGAGCAGCTATACACTGAGATTCTTAGACAGTATAAGGATTGGTTAAACAAGAGATAAAGAGGAGAAGAATAATATGGCAGTAATTAACATGAGTAAGAACCAGAAGGTTAGTATGGTGAAAGAAGATGGAAGTTCCATTAAGAATATCTTTATTGGAGTAAATTGGGATGCAAATCGTTATGCCGGAGAAGCAGATATTGATTTCGACCTTAACGGTTTTGTAACAAATGCTGATCGCAAGGTTACTTATCCGGAAGATATTGTAAATTACAATACATATAATAAGACAAATTATCCATGGATTGAATATTCGGGAGACAACAGAACTGGTAGCGATAAAGAAAAGGGAATGATTTTTAACGGCAAGCATTATGATGAGTGTTTTATTGTTCATGCAGACAAGTTTCCAGCAGATAAGTCTGACTTCACAATTTGCTTGACAATTTATCGAGCAGTTCAGCGCTTACAGAATTTTGGCATGGTTTCCAATGCTACACTTGATATCTTTGATTATGACAATCCAACAGGAACATCTTGGCATTATGATTTGTCCGAGGATTCAAATTTTGAGAAACTGAATGCTACAGAAATGGGTCGCTTATACAAGCACAATGGTGGATTTAAGTTCCAGGCACTTGGTTCGGGTTATGTCGGAGGAATGACTGAACTATTCAAAAACTTTGGATTAGACATTGATGAGGGAAGAGACTAATGGCAACAGTGATTTTTATTATTGTAATCGCGGTGCTGGTAGTTATTATGTTTACTGGAACTAAAACCGGAAAGGCTCTGAAAACCAGAGCTTCCGGCACTGCCAGTGAAATGATCTCAAAAGACGCTTCGACTCCAGAAGGGGCAAAGGCTTATTACAACGCTGCAATTGATGCGAAAGAAGATGATTATCGAAAAGCCGAAGAACTTCGCACTCAAATGCTAGGAAAGATCAGTGAATATGAAAGACAGCTGAGAGATCTTCAAAAAAAGTGTATGCAGGATTCACTTAAGACTCAACAGTTTATTGATCAAGAAAATGATGATGCAGCAATGACATATCTTAAATCTCAGCAGGATACAGAGAAAGACATCGAAGTGATCAAAAATGCTATTAAGGAATTGAAGGATAATGAGATACGTCAGAGTGAAGTAGTAAGTGAGCTTAAAGAAGCTTGTGAAAAGTTAAAGAAAGAGCGAGATAACGCTATTCTAACACTAGAGACAGCGCAAACAACTAAGTCTTTACAGGCAACAAACTTATCTGACCGTACAGAAGATAAGATGTTGGAAAAGGTTAGAGATGGTGTCCGCAAGACTAAGGAACAAGCTGATGGAGTAAGAATCTCTTATGATAACTCAGCAGAAGTACAGAAAAAACGACTTGATAAACAAACAGAAGAAGCTGAACTTCAGGCGAAGCTGCAGGAAATGAAGAGAAGAAAGAAGTGATAATAGTTCATTGGAGTGGGATTGATTCCTGCTCCAATAGAAAGGATATCTCAATGATTAAAGAAGGCTTTGAAAATCGGTTTTCAAAAGGTGACATTGTCTACTGGTGTGAACATACTGTTCGTGGATTAGAGATTGAATATGGAATAGTTGAAGATCAATATTCGGACGGTGTTTACATTAACAAGTTAACTGGGAGAGAACGACGAAGAGTAAATGGAATTCCATTAGAAGAGTTCCGAAGTTCATTCAAATGTTGGAAAAAGAAGAAGCTTCCTAAAGGATGGAGTTACAACACAAAACTTTTTGAGATCACAGAAGACCCATTCACAAATGAAGAGCTAGCTCTTTTAAAAGAGACAAGTATAGATAAGCCATGGAAAATTAAAGAGTGCTACGACAAAGGCATTCTTATTGAAAAATCGAAGAAGTTTGATGGAAATATAGAAGCAAAAATTGACAAAGATGGTTATCAGGTAATTTCGTGCCACCCTATGTGGAAAAGAGAAGAACCAAAATCTTTTGTTATTCTGTCAAATAGAGTCTATTCCACCTATAAAGAAGCTAAAGAAGAATATGACGCAGAGATAGCGGAATACAAGAGGCAGGCTGCCCTTACGGATGAGGAGTGGGCACTAGAACAGATAGAAAAAGATGTTTGCAGATTTTTGTATATTCGATATGCTTTTAGAAATCAAGAAGAGATTGACAGATATATGACATTCTTCAAGGAACTTCCGCGAGTAGAAGATATCGAAACCAGATTATTTGGTGGAATGTTACAGTGGAAATACGAGAAGAACAAGAATTGGAGAAGTGCCGTATTACCAGATTGAGAGGTGGAATGAACAAGTTTTATTTAGCAAGTCCATTATTCACAGTGGAGCAGCAGAAAAGAATTAGGGAAGTTGCAGAAATTCTGCGAAGTAAGAACTATGAGGTTTACGTTCCAATGGAGCATACCGTAGATAATGCCTATGGACTACCAAATGCTAAATGGGCAAAGGCGGTATTTGATGAAGACATCAGAGCTTTAGAGGAATGTAACACAGTAATTATGATCTATGACGGGCTATACAGTGATTCTGGCACAGCATGGGAAGCTGGATATGCCTATGCTAAGGGCAAGAAAATCTTCGTTTTATGTGAAGAGAACGTACCTGAGACGAGCCTAATGGTAATGAATGGATCATATTGTAGCATGAAAATTGATGAACTTGGTGAGTATGATTTCGGAAAAATGGAGAAGAAATTATATGAAGGCAATCAAACCTGACTTAAAGAGTAAAGGAGATACATATGGGAACAGAGAACAAGAACCAAGAATATTTTGGGAAATTCGTTAATGACAAGCCAATTGCTATCAGTAAAGTTGATGCTAGCAAACTAACTATGCTGGCAACTACGACAAGCAATCTGAGTGCAGCTAACGAATTTGTAATGCCAAAAAGAGAATCAATCATTGGCTCCCCGAATGGTTGGACACGTACCTGTGATGAGACATGGAATAAGTTTTACAAAAGCTATCACGATAGCATCATGGCAATTAAAGAGATCGTTCCAGACAAAGTATATGAATATACATTTTGCGATGGGGATGTTCAGAAGACTGTTTGCTCTGAGAGTGACCAGTTCTCGATGGAAGACTCTATTACAATCGCATATGCAAAGCATTTTATGGGGGGAACTGGAATGTACAATCGTGCCGTAGATAAGGCTATGAAACTGTTCAAGAATCAGAAGGATGCCGAGGAAAAGGCGAAGAAAGAGAAGGAAGATGCTGAGGCAAGACGAGCAAAGAAGGCTAAGAAGAGAGCTGAAAGACTCGCCAAAAAGCGTGAGGTTGAGTTGGAAGAAAAGATCGCAATTCAAGCTGAGGCGTACCGCAGAGCTATGGAATCTTTGAAGAAAGATGATAAAGATGCCTGATGAAAACGAAATTTCAGAGGAGAACTAGCTATGTCAACATTGGTGCATTTAAATGCCGTATGCCCTAAATGTGGAGATAAATGTCAGACTTATTCTTATTATAGCTCTTGGAATACATTTTCTGGTCTCGATCTATCAATGGTAAAAAATATTTGCTCTAAATGTGGAGCAGAAATTAACGAAGAAGATTCAGAAGAAGACTTCGAGAATCGTCAACTCATTGAGCTTGAGAAAAATATAAAATGTCTTGAAAATGGAGTACAAGAGTTAGAGAGAATAGCAGTTTTACAAAAGAACAAGGAGTAACTATGTCACTAATAGTTAATAGAAAAGCAACATGCCCTAAATGTGGTGATACTAATCAAACCTATTCCTACTATGCAACTTGGAATTGGGTATTTGGAGATCACGCTCCACAAATTAAGAATTTCTGCACAAAATGCGGAGCTGGGATATTTTACAAAGATTCTGGAGAAGTAATATATGGAATAGCTGGGAGAAATATTGATTTTCTTTTTAAGGAGAAACCATGGGAGAAAAGACTGATGGACTGATTTATTGCCCACATTGCGGAGCAAGTTATTATCGAATTGATTATGATTCGAGAACTTGCGTGTATTTTTTACCAATAATCAAGGATGGGGTGAACATCAATACAGATAGAAATAAAGTTATGCTTCATTGTACGTGCATGAATTGTGGGGAAAATTTTGAAGTAACAGAGAAGTAATATATGGGTGAGTAAGATTAGATCTCTTCTATATTTATATAGAAGCTTATGAGTTCAACCTTTACACTCACTAATTGCCACAGTTTCTCGGCTAAACACGGTTGCTGCGGCATAAAGGATCATTAGCTCAATTGGTTAGGGCAGCCGCCTCATAAGCGGAAGATTTGCAGGTTCGAGTCCTGCATGATCCATTGGGGATTTGCCAAGCGGTGAAGGCACGGGATTTTGACTCCCGCATTACGCCGGTTCGAATCCGGCATCCCCGGCTTCGCTATATGCGTCGTATATACGTCGAATGTGGTCTTAACGGTGAGATAAACGCGAAATCTTCAAAACCGTGTTCGACAGGGATAGTAGGAGCATTGGAATATGCTTAATAGTAAGCTTGCCAATTCACCCAGGGAGCTTTAACTATAAAAACTAAGACTAAAAGTCAGAGCAGTATGGTGATGTCTGCAATGAATATTGAGTCTTGAGCTGAGAAGTTTTTTCTTTAAATGCAGCTCAAAAACGCGGAGTGGCGGAATGGCAGACGCGGCAGATTTAGGATCTGTTGTCGCAAGGTGTACGAGTTCGAATCTCGTCTCCGCGATCAAGTACAACAGCAGCCTTACAAATGCTGATTACATAGATTTTAGGCAGTTTTTCTTTATTCCGTGCTTCGGCACGTTTATATAAATATTTTTTTACATGGAGGCTATTTAATGGCAAAAGTAGGATTTAAAAAAGCAACAAGAGAACAGGTGTGGCTAAAAGTATTACTAAGCGGAGCATCTGGAAGCGGAAAGAGCTATAGTGCTCTCAAGATGGCAACAGGTATTGCAAAGCAGTGTGGTAGTGCAATTGCCTATATCGGAACAGAAGGTTCACGTAACAAGTATTATGCAGATGAGTTTGACTATGATCTGCTTGAATTAGATGAGCCATTCGAGTGTGAGAAGTACATGAATGCAATCGACGCGGCAGTAGAAGCTGGATATAAGGTGCTAATCATTGATTCAATGACTCATGAGTGGAAGTGGCTTAATGATGTTCATGATAAGATGCCAGGCAACAGTTTCCAGAACTGGGGAAAGTTAAAGCCGCGCCATCATAAGTTTATGGATAAGGTACTGAACAGTCCAATTCATATTATTGCAACCGCTAGAGGTAAGGATGATTGGGTTCTAGAAGATAAGAATGGCAAGCAGGTTCCAAAGAAGGTTGGAATGGGACAGCAGCAGGATAAAGATATTTCTTATGAATATACAGTGTCACTGATGATCTCACAGGATACACACGTAGCTTCCGCCGATAAGGATAACACAAAGTTATTTGATGGTAGATTTGAGGTGCTTACCGAGAATGATGGCGTTCGCTTGTATGAGTGGGCAAATAGAGGAGAGACACCGGCACCGAAGCCAGTCACCCCTACATATAGTGAGGTAAGTGAAAGTTCCGAGGATATGCTTGCTGATGTAAAGAAGGAAATTGTTGGTCTTTGCAAGACTCTGGGTGGAACAAAGAACACAGATTTAATGTCAGCATTAAAGGAATTTGTACCAAGCGGAAACCCGAATGGGCTGAGAGACCTTGGTCTGGCTCGTGAATGTTTAGCAAAACTTCAGGGCATTAAGCCAATTGGCGAATAAATAGGAGGATTAAATGAACAAGGTTATTTTAATGGGAAGATTAACAAGAGACCCAGAGGTACGTTATACTCAGGGAGATAATCAGATGACTATCGCAAGATATACGCTTGCAGTAGATCGTAGAGGTCGCGGTAACGCTTCTAATGGAGAACAGACCGCAGATTTCATTCAGTGCATTGCATTTGGAAAGTCTGGAGAGTTCGCTGAGAAATATTGTCATCAGGGAACAAAGTTAGTGGTCACTGGACACATTCAAACTGGCAGCTACACCAATAAGGATGGTCAGAAAGTTTATACGACCGACGTAGTTGTGGAAGATCAGGAGTTTGCAGAGAGCAAGGCTTCTAGCGAGAATTCTGGCAATAGCAATAACAGTCGCCCAGCTGCAGCAAGTAGCCATCAGAATGGATGGGTAAATGTTCCAGATGGCGTAGAAGATGAGGGGCTTCCATTTAATTAATGAGTGATAAGACTACAAAGACATATGTTTGTGGTTATTCAAGCTGTTTACACCACGGAGAACCAGTTGCCGCTGAAAACTCCGTGGTTATTAACAAAAAGCATTATCATTTAGATTGCGCAGAATTAAAACAGACCGTGAAAGAATGTGTGGATATTTATATAGAAAATCGCGAAAATAAGTCAGATGCAGCAATCGCAAACAGAATAATTACAAACATGGTAATAAAGAATAATATTCCAATCGACTTTATTAAGCATAAAATTAAACAAAGTCTATCTTATTATGAAGATAAGCCAGTTTTTGCTTTATATGGGTTGAGGAAATTATTTTGGCAAAACGAAATCAAAGCGTAAGGTGGCGAAAATTTGTTAATTGAAAAAAAGGATATCGAGAATGCGAAAAAAGCTCTGGGAGATAAGAATGGGGAACTTATCGCAGAGTTATTAGAATTAGAAGACTATGACAAGAAAAATATGAAAGCGTGTTGCCCGTATCATAGCGAGAAAACTCCAAGTTTTATTTATAATAGAAAAGCATATAATTGGCACTGCTTTAGCTGTGGGAAAACAGTTGATGTTATTGATGTTTTAATGGAACAAGGGAGAAGCTTCATTGATGCAACAAAGTGGTTTCTTGATAAAGCAGACATTGACTTCTCATGTCCAGAGCAACACGTTAAAACAATTGAAAGATACAAATATCCGAAAGAGGAATCGCCTTTAAATGATATGACTTCAGTTTATGAATATTTAGGAAGTCGTGGGATAAGTAAGAACACTATTGATTATTTAGACATTCGCGCGGATGAATTTGGGAATATTTGTTTCAATACATACGACCAATATGACGCTCTAACTGTCGTTAATTATAGAAAATCCAGAAAAGTTGAGCATGGTGAAAATAAGTGTTGGTTCCAGAAGGGTGCTGATGCTGCTGATTTGTTATGGAATATGAATAGAATAAATCCAACAAAACCATTAGTCATTACCGAAGGTCAGATTGACTGTGCAAGTGTAGTACAAGCTGGATACTTAAATTGTGTCAGCGTGCTTAAAGGCTGTCAATCCATGGGGTGGATTGAATACTGTTGGGAATGGTTGAAGCAATTTGAGACAATTATCATCTTTAGTGACGGGGATGCTCCTGGAATTAAGATGCGAAATGAAGTTATAAACAGACTCGGTGCTATGAGATGTAAGTACATTGAGGTACCGAAAGAGTTGGAATATAAGGATACCGGCAAGCTTGTTCCTGTGAAAGATGCGTCTGAAATTCTGCAGTGTCAGGGTGAAAAGTACTTGATGGATCTTATCAATACAGCTAAGGATATTCCAATCACATCGGTGGCAAGATTGTCTGAGATTGAGGAACTTGACCCGACAAAAATGGATGGTTTTACAGTTGGAATAAAAGAACTTGACGACGAATTAATGAAGATATTTACTGGCGGAGTAACACTTTTAACAGGAAAACCTTCAGCAGGCAAGACTACTTTTTTAAATCAGATAGTATTAAGTGCGATGGACATTGGATATAAAACCTTCTTATTTTCACGAGAGTTATTGAATGGAATGAGTAAGGGATGGTTCAATCAGGTTGCTGCGGGCAGAAGAAACATGCACGCCATTAAACTGCGAAATGGTAATGAGTTTTATGTTGTTAATGATGAAGCAAAAGAAACAATTACAGAACACTATGACGATTGGTTTTTCGTCTATAAGGATGAGGAAGATAACAGTGAAGAGAAACTATTTGAAAGCATGGAACTCTGTGCTACGAAGAAAGGAATCAAGCTGTTCATCATAGATAACTTAATGACTGTCCAACTTAGAGATATGCAGGATACAAATAAGGCACAGACAGAATTCATAAATCAACTAATAAAGTTTTCAATGAAGTATAATGTTGCAGTAGTTTGCATTGCTCATCCAAGAAAAATGCAAAGTGGTATGGATATTGGATTATTTGACGTTGCAGGTAGTCAGAATATAGTCAACTTAGCAACCAGAACACTCAGTTTAAAACGTGTGTCTGATCAGGATAAAGATGATCCAAGAAATAAATATTATGGATATGATGTCGTGATTTCTATCGTAAAAGATCGAATCTTTGGGTCAACAAAAGATATTCCAGTACATTACGATAAAATCAGCCGACGCTTTTATAGTAGCTATGAGGAGTTTGATCGAGTTTATGGATGGGATAAGAATACTTACAAAGGTAGAATCCCCTATCCAATAGAGGAGAAAAAACAGTTCCCAGATACGTAAGGAAATATATGGAAGATACCGATTTTATTATAGATAGTATGACTTGGAGTTTTAGCAGATTAAATTCATTCTATAACTGCCCATATGAATTCTATCTGCATTACATAGAATGTAACCCGTCGGAAGACGGGTTCTTCTCTGAATATGGTTCATTGATGCACAAGATTTTGGAGAAGTATGAGAAAGGGGAGTTATCTTTATTTGAATTGAATCAATACTATGAGGATCACTTCGACGACGAGATTCCACATGATGCTCCGCCAAATAAATTCGTAGATATTCGGCAGAGCTATTATGAAAAAGGAATCGAATATTTAAATGAAATAGATTTGATGATTGATGATTATGATATTCTTGGCGTTGAAATGAAGGTGGAATTTGAGATATCTGGCAAGAAGTTTGTTGGTTATATAGATTTGCTTGTTCAGGACAAAAAGACAAAAGAAGTTATAATCATAGATCATAAGTCAGCGAGTATAAAGATACTCAAGAATGGTAGCGTGAGTAAAAAGGATCAGGAACATTTTCTTGCTTTTAAGCGGCAGCTATATCTATACAGTATTCCCGTAATTGCAATGTTCGGATCAGTATCAAAGCTTAAGTGGAATATGTTTCGAGATAAGAGCTGGATCGAAATTCCTTGGAAGAGAGAGGAATTTGACGAGGCAATCCAGTGGGCGAAAGATACATTGAATTTGATTGAGCAAGAATGTCTGTGGCTGCCGAATCCTGACTATTACTATTGCCATTACTTGTGTGGACAAAGAAATAATGCTTGTGAATACAAGCCATAAGGACGGACTATGCAGAATTATCATAAGCACACATCATATAGTAATGTCCTAGTTACGGATTGTACCGCGTCATATGAAGAATATGTAGCGCGGGCAGTTGAACTAGGGCAAAATGTTATATCCAGCGTAGAACATGGATTTCAGGGAAACTATTATGTACCATATGAACTGGTAGAAAAACATAATGCTGAACTAGAAAAAAGGTTAGATGAAGGTCTAATAACTGAAGCTGAATTTAATAAAAAGAAACTTAAGTTTGTCTTTGGAGCGGAAGCATATTGGGTAAAGGATAGACTAGCAGAGCGCCCGAAGGTTAATAAAAAAACTGGACAAATTATTCTGAATGAATTTGTAAAAGATAGAGCGAATTGCCATATCATTTTACTGGCAAAGAATGAAGAGGGTCGTAGGGATATCAATGAGGTGTTATCCATTGCAAATGTTGATGGGTTTTACGGACAGCCAAGAATTGATATTGAACTGCTTTTAAAAATAAAGCCGGAGAATGTCATGGTAACAACCGCTTGTTTAAAATACTGGGTGTACGACGACATTGAAGATATAACGGAGACACTACACAAACATTTTGGGGAGAACTTCTTTTTGGAAGTCCAGTATCATAATACAGATGCTCAAAAAAAGCTGAATCAAAGAATTCTTAAATTATCGGAACAACTATCCATTCCGCTTATCTTTGGCTACGACAGCCATTATATCTATGAGTCTCAGACAGAAGAACGAAACAATTATCTTGAAGCCCGTGGAATTGTCTACGACGAAGATGAACGTGGTTGGTATATGGATTATCCGAGCGAAGAAATAGTTAGAGCAAGACTTCGAGAACAAGGAGTTTTGAACGAACGGCAGATAGATGAATGTATTAAGAATACAGACATTCTACTGACATTTGATGATATTGTACTTGATAAAAACATTAAGCTGCCACGAAATTATCTTTTTGACGGCGAATGGACGGGAAACAAGTCTCAGGAGTGGAGAGATCAAACTCTAAGGAATCTGGTTTACAACAAGTGGGATTCCATTAAAAATACAGTTTCTGAATCAAGGTATCCAGAGTATATCGAAGGCATTGAATACGAGCTAAATGCGATTATTGAAACTAAAATGTCAGATTACTTCCTAATTGATTACCAGATTGTAAAAAATGGAGTTGAAAATGGTGGGGTTATCACAAAAACCGGAAGAGGAAGTGGAGTATCTTATTATATAAATTCACTACTTGGGTTCAGTAATATCGACCGTTTTATATCACCTGTCACGTTATATCCAGACCGCTTTATTTCCAAGACAAGAATTTTACAAACCAAATCTTTGCCAGACCTTGACCTGAATCTGGGAACACCAGAGATTTTTGAACACTCCCAGAGAACTGTTATGGGTGAAGGACATGCTTATCCAATGATTTCCTATAAGCCGTTGCAAAAATCTTCGGCATTCAAATTGTACGCAAAGTCACAAAAACTGGAATTTTCAATAGCAAATGAGATTACTGGGCAGCTGAAAGGATACGAGAAAGCAGTTAACAACGCAGAAGATGATGCAAAAGACGCGATTGATCTATATGATTTCGTAAATCCGCAGTACAAGAGATACATTGACGAGAGTAAAAAGTATCAAGGAATTATCAATGCAAAATCTCAGGCTCCATGCGGATATCTGATTTATGACGGAGACATTAAACGTGAAGTTGGATTGATCCGCTGCAAATCTGAAAGTACGAAGAAGGAAGTCATCACCACTGTAATAGACGGCATGGTTGCGGAAAACTATAAATTTGTCAAGAATGATCTTCTGAAGGTAGATGTATGGCTGACAATCAACAACATTTTCAAAACTGTTGGAATTCCTACTCCAACAGTACCAGAGATGACTAGGCTTGTGGAGAAAGATGCCGCAACGTGGAAGGTCTATTCAAGTGGATATTTACTCGGAGTAAACCAATGTGAATCTAAGTTTGGGGTTCAATGTTGTAAAAGATATAAGCCACAGAATATGCGAGAATTAACTTCTTTAATAGCAGCACTTCGCCCAGGATTTAAGACCCAGCGTGATAACTTTTTGAATAGGCTGCCATATACAACTGGAGTAAATGCTTTGGATCAGCTTTTAAAGGATTCATTCCATTACATGATGTATCAAGAGTCAATCATGACATATCTAGGATGGCTTGGAATCTTGCAGACGGAAACTTATGCAATCATTAAAAAAATCAGCAAAAAGAAGTTCAAAGCAAAGGAACTTGCAGAATTAAAGGAGAAGTTATTAAAGGGATGGATTAAAAATGTTGGCAGTCCAGAAGGATTCCAAAAGACATGGGAAATCATTGAAGCTGCAGCAAAGTATTCATTTAATGCGTCTCATGCACTGAGTTACGCATATGATTCTGTTTACGGAGCATATGCAAAAGCTCATTATCCATTTGAATTCTATACGGTGATGTTGCAACATTATGCAGATAAAGGTAATAAGGACAAAGTTATTGCTTTTAAACATGAAATGCTGGAATTTGCCGGGATCAAAGAGGGGGCTTATAAGTTCGGGTTGGACAACAGAAAGTTCACGATGGACAAAAAGAATAGAGTCATTCATCCATCGCTTTCTTCTATTAAGGGGTTCTCGCAGACTGTTGCAGAGTTGCTGTACGAACTTGGACAACAAAGATATAAGGACTTTTTAGAAGTTCTGATAGTTTTAAAAGAACATAGCATTTCTGACGCAAAGATTCAGGATTTGATCAATATTGAGTATTTTTCAGATTACGGCGACATCAAGTATCTGATGCGATATTTAGAGATGTTCAATCAGTTCCGTACCGGAAAAGGATTCTTAAAGACTCTCAAAAAAGAGAAAGGGTTCTTGCTGGGGATTGATTTTGACATGATTCGAAGACATTGCGAATCTGAAACCGTCAAGACATTTTCAAAACTTGATAGCATTTCGATAATTAAAGAATGTATGGTCAAAGTCGAAGAAAAGACAACTAATAAAGAAAAGCTTTTGAGGCGGCGAGAGGTTCTGGGTTATTGCGATGTTATTGATAAGAAATACAGTGGTTATTGTATGGTTGAGGAAGTAAATACTAAGTATGCTCCAAAGATCTCTCTGTATGCATTGGCAAATGGAAGCATCATAGATGTCAAGATTCCGCAAAAATGCTACACGACACCAATAACTAAGGATAGTATCGTTCAAGTTATTGATGCCGAATATGTTCCAAAACTTAAGTGGATTGATGAAAAATGGGTTAAACAAACAGAGAAGGAATGGGTAGTAAGTGAGTATAAAGTTTACTAAAAGGAGACTCAATTGAAAAAATATTTAAAAGAAATCAAAGAAGAAGCTGCACTTTGCCGGAAGTACATAGACGAGTGCAATATATCCGCACCCAAAAGTGAACATGAAAAGCTTGCCTTGAAGGTGGCTTCAGGCTGTGAACGGACGCTTAAAGCTCTTATGGGCGAAATTGAAAAAGATAGATGGATTTCAGTCGATGAGGCAATGCCAGAAGAACACGATAGTATATTTGCTAAGTTCAAAGGCACTGACAAATGGTGTGATTCGTTTTGGGAGAAGCGTTCAAATACTGTCTTAGTAGTATTGACTAATAACTATGATGAAAAAAATTTTGTAATCGGAACAGGCTACACGATAGACGGGCAGTGGAGAACAATACCAATTCCAATTCAAGATCGAGCATGTGTTGTTTATTGGATGCCGTTCCCAAAATTTGATCCAAAGGAGGAGATGAAAAATTCTAAAGAACTATAAATATACGGACAAAGAAGTGGAACAGCTAGTGTCATCTATGGTTATATTGGTTGATACTCGTGAGAAGAATATCTCACATATTTTAGATAGCTTTGATAAAAATCATATTTCATATGAGCGAAAAGCCTTGAATTATGGAGATTACAGCTTCTATATCCCAAAAGATGAAAGTCTTTCACCGCAGCGTGATCTGTTCTTCGACAGAGAAGTAGTAATTGAGAGAAAGGCAAGTCTTGAAGAAATAAGTGGGAATCTAACAAAGGAGCGAGACAGATTCGAGAAGGAGTTGTGTCTTGCTCCGAAGGAGAAGGTTCTGTTACTAGAGAACGCGAGCTATGCGGATATCGCGACTGGAAACTATAAAACGCAATATAACAAGAAATCATTTTTAGCATCAATTCATACGTTCTGGTTCCGGTATCATACTCCGATTTTCTTCATGTCGGATAATAAATATTCAGCATTGTTTATCAAAAAATATTTTGAATATTATCTGAAAGAACAGTTAAGATAGGAGAATTAAATGACAGATATTGCTTTTTTGAAAGAATTAAATAAGAGCCTTGATTGTATGCAGCAACAGTATCCAAATCAAAACCTTGAAATTAGAATGACTAAGAAAACATTCGAAAAAATGAGGATTCTTGATATACCCACAAATATCGAGGAGATGTCTTCTGGAGTATTGGGGGTATATGGGGGAACAGCTGTAGTTATCGTTCCTGATACATATTTCCCAGATGGTGTTAGTCCTGATGCTGTTCTGGTTTGCCCTGAATGTAGCGAATCAATTGTAAACTTTGAATCGGGAGAAATGTTATGACAAATAAAGAAAAATATGCGAAAGAAATATTAGATGTTGTTTGCTTAACTGGCAAGCGCCCAGCATTAGTGCACGGAAACATCTATGGATGTATAAACACATTTTGTGAGAGATGTCGTTTTGGAGGTTCTAGTAATTGTACTACTCAATTTATTAAGTGGGTTAAGGAAGAGTATAAAGAACCTGAGATTGATTGGACGAAGGTTCCAGCTGACACCAAGATTTTAGTGAGAGATTGCAAAGATGCTTCTTGGTACAAAGCACATTTTGCGTCTTACAAAGATGGAAAGCCATTCGCGTTTCCCTGGGGCAGAAGTTCGTGGACTACTACGCCAAGTATGAGTCCTATTGCATGGAGTTACACTGAAATTGCCGATCCAGAAGAACGAAAAAAGTACCTGAAGGATGAGTGATGAGCTATGGCAAAACGAAAAATTAGGAACGAACGATTTTGTAGGCTTAATTGGTCCAAAAGAGACCAATGGTATCCTCGTTTAGTATCGGGCTTAACTAGGGAACAAAGAGAACAAAAAATGGCGTATTATCGTCAACAATCTCTAAAGGAAGCATTTAAAGACCCAGATTTTTTATTTGGGATAGCAATGAATGATGGAGGGATTAAGAAAGAAATCTCTAATGTGAATATTGAAAAGCTTGGGAAATATGAAAGAAAAGAATATTCACTTGGAGAATTATTAAGGAGGCAGTATGGAGAAACATGAGATCGACTGGACAAATGTTCCAGAGAATACAAGAGTACAGATTAAAGGAACTGGCGATCAGAGATGGAAGAATAGATATTTTGCATTCTGTAAGGATGGCGTTCCATATGTTTTCTGTGGCGGAACAGATAGTTGGTCAGCAGAAAATGGTTGGGATAGTACATTCCCGATTACAGAATTTACAGAATGTCGGTTTGCGGATGAAGAAATGGAGAAGGAATATTGGAAGGATTGATATGTTTGTTCTTAATCCTTCTGGCGCTGGTGGCTGTGGCTGTTCCAAAGCGGAGCAGCTGCAATCGTCAGCGAGATGATGAAGAACAATTAGAATACTTAAAAGAATGGAAAAAGAAACATGAACGAGATAATTGAGTTATTTTACAAGATTCAGAGGACTTCAAGCACAAAGGATAAAAGACGGATTTTATCGGAAAATTCTGAAAATGAGCGCTTCAAAAAATGGCTTAAATACTTGGTTTGCGGTGACGTTGTAACGGGAATCTCGGCAAAGAAGCTGAGTAAGAAGATAAATATGTCTACGAAGCTGAGACAATCATGGTTTCACACGAATAGTGAGTTTGATGACGTAATTGATTACCTGAAGAAGAACAACACTGGAACAGATGATGATATCTATGAGATTCAGTGTTTCCTGCGTGGACATGAAGAGGATAGAGAATTCTATGAACAGATGATCACAAAGAAGTTCAAGCTGGGTGCAGATGTTAAAACCATCAACAAAGCAATCCCAGGGTTGATACAGACTTGGGAAGTGCAGCAAGCATATCCAATCTCTGACAAGAATGCTCCAAAGAAGAACGAGTGGTTTATGCTAAGCCGCAAGATTAACGGAACGAATTGTGGCTATTTGGATGGTAAACTTATCAGTCGTCAAGGTAAAGAATTTACTGGACTATCACACATAGTAGAAAATATTCAGAAATTACCATTTAAAGATATGTTTTTTAATGGAGAGTTAGTCAGAAATAATGTAGACAATCTGCCAGATAACGACAATTTCCAAGTCGGAACAGGAATTATCAATTCCGATGCAGCGGATAAGAGTTGCATCAAGTTCATTATTTATGAAATGTTCCCTGCTGAAGAATTTCTTAAAGGACTGAGCAAGCTTACATATAAGAATAGAAGAAAAACTTATCTGGAGCCTTTAACGGAAGCTATTAAGAATTTGGGATTGACATCAATTGAAGTTGTACAGCCCGTATATGAAGGAAGAGATTTATCAGTCATTCAGCCAGAACTGGAAAGAGCAGAAGCGAAGGACTGGGAGGGCTTAATGTGCAACAAGGATACAAAGTGGCAAGCAAAGCGCAATAATGGAATCTTAAAAGTTAAGTCCTTTAAGCATTCAGATGTTAAGTGTACTGGAGTGTTCGAAGGAGAAGGAAAGAATGTAGGATCACTTGGCGGAATTTACTGCGATTATAAAGGCTTCAAGCTTGGAGTCGGTTCTGGATTCACGGATGCCCAGCGCAGAAAGTTTTGGAATGATCCTGACAGTATCATTGGTAAGATTGTTCAGATCAAGTACAAGAACGAGACACAGAACAAAAATGGTGGAATTTCCGTGCAGTTCCCGATCTTTGAATTTATCCGAGAGGATAAGACGGAGGAGAGCTACGAATGATTTACAGTTCTACCAATAACTATGGTGAGATTTTGGAGATTAGCTTAAATTCCATTGAAAAGGCTAAGTCATTCTGCAATCTGGCAAATACATTCCATGCAGAGATTGATATCATGCAGGAACGGCACATCTCAGATGCAAAGTCTATCATGGCAATCTTTTCGTATGATTTGACGGCTCCAATTAAGGTTGGAATCGTCACGTCGTATGATCCGGAAATTCAGCGGTTTAAAAAAGAAATGGAGAAGTATAAATGGGAAAAGTAACAATTTTAGAGGAAACGACAAAAGATCCAATCACAAAGATGGGTAGAAGTTGCGGGCTGTGTTGGGGGAGCAAGACAAGTGATCCAGTTCTTAATTATAAGAGAGGAAAGAAAGTTATGTTATCTGACCACGGCAGAGTTGAGGAATTTGCCAACGTGGAGATGGTATTAGAAGGATATTCAGCTCGTGTGATTCGCGAGTGGTATACCCACATTGTTGGGGCAAGTAGACTTCAGGCATCAACAAGATATATTGATTACACAAAAAACGGTGGATTCAAATATGTTACACCGCCATCTATCGCAAGATGCCCACAGGCGCTGGAAAAGTATCAGAATCTCATGAAAGAGATCAATGATACCTGTAAGGAATTAGAAGATGTTTGGGGAATACCACGAGAGGATTCAGCAATGTTACTTCCATTAGGTATGGAGACAATTATTGTAGATAAACGTAACTTCCGAAGCTTAGTTGAAATGTCTCATCAAAGAATGTGCTCCAGAGCTTACTGGGAATATAGACGTTTATTTAACGATATTTGCAATGCTCTATCAGAATATTCTCCAGAGTGGAAGGAAATAGTTGATCTAATGTTCCGCCCAAAGTGTGAGGTATTTGGTTACTGCCCAGAGGAGAAGAGCTGCGGAAGAATGCCAAAAAAGGAGAAGTAATATATGAATGGTGAACCAAACATTTGTAACGATTGTCAAATGGATGAGAACAATTTTTATTGGGATGAAGACGAAGCAGAATGGATATATAGATGTCCAGAATGCCCGTACAATTCATATTTGGAGGATGACTAATGATTAAAGTATCAAAAGAGGGAAGAAACACTCTTACGTGTGAATGTCCTGAATGCGGGTGTATGTTTCACTTTTTGCCGAGTGATATTACGGGTTGCTGTACAGGAGGACCAGAACTAGTCAAACATGATTATATCCGTTGCCCAGAATGTAGAGAAGAAATTTACAAGACAATATTTAAATCTCTAATATCAGATGAATGGCAAATGTACAAAGAAAGAAGGGAGAAACGTCGGAATGTCAATTGAAGTCAAAAGTATGGATCAGTTTCAATCGCTTTGTCGAAAGAAATTTAAGAATTGGTGGCAAATAAGTGCCATACGGAGGAATAAAGTATGATTCTTTTAATGGGGAAGTCGGGGTCTGGCAAAGATACCGTGATTGAGCTGTTGAAGCAGCATGGTTTTAGAAAAATCGTAGCATATACGACAAGACCGCAGCGTGACGGGGAAGTAGATAGAGAGACTTACCACTTTTGCTGGGGGTCTGAGTTCGGTAGTTTACGAGAAAATAATCATTTTATTGTAACTGAAACTTATCTTACCAACGAAGATATTTGGGAATACGGTGTAGGTAAGGATGATGTTTTGGGCGCAGATGACCGAACGATTCTGGTACTGAATCCAAAGACTGGCAAGAAGTTGGTGGCGGAACATCCAGAGCTTGATATAAAAAGCATCTATCTATGCTGCCCAGAAAGGGTGCTTGAAAAGAGACTTCTGGCGCGAGGAGATAACGCAGAAGAAGCTTTACGCCGCCTGACTCAAGACGATAAGGATTTTAAAAATGTTGAAAAGTGGGTAGATGTAGAAATTTACAACAGCTCAACAAATCCAGAAGTTGCAGCGAATAGTATCATCAGATATTTGGAGGTTAATGAATGAAAGTTGTAAAGAGAGACGCTTCTTTAGCGGATTTCGACAAGGGCAAGATTGAGACGGCGATTCTCAAATCCATGAAGAATGGATCGGGAATTGTGAAGCCGGAGATCGCGGCAAAAATCGCGGATGAGATTGAAGAGGAATACGCTGAGAGTGGTGAAGATGAGATTGATATTTCAGATATTGAAGCAAAAGTATTCGATAAACTGATTTCAAAGAAACAGAGATTAACTGCAAAATCTTATGAAGGATATCGTAGAATTAGAGAATTTCAGAGAGATAGTCAAAATACCACCGATCAGCAAATTAGAGAACTGTTGAATGGTACGAGTGATTATTGGAACAATGAAAACTCCAATAAGAATCCAAGACTGCTAACAACACAAAGAGATTATATGGCAGGTATTATTAGTACAGATTTGACCAGAAGATACCTATTGTCTCCAGAAATTGTCCAAGCACATGATGATGGAATCTTGCACTACCATGACGCCGACTACAACGGAATGAATGCAATCACTAACTGTTGTTTAATTAATCTGGGTGACATGCTTCAGAATGGAACGTGTATCAATAAGGTCAAAATTGAGAAACCACATCGAGTTCTTACAGCGATGACAATTTCCACACAAGCTATAACAGCAGTGACGAGTTCACAGTACGGTGGAGCGACAATAACGCTTACTCATCTTGCTCCATTCGTGAGAGAGAGCCGTGAACGTCTCACTAAAAAGTATGTAAATAGAGGATTATTTGCAGAAGATGTAGATAAATTTGTTGAGCAGGATTTGCGTGAAGAAATTACTGCGGCTGTTCAAACATTCAATTATCAATGTAATAGTATGACCACAACCAATGGCCAGTCCCCATTTCTCTCTGTATTTATGTATTTGGGCGAAACCGATGAATACAAAGAAGAGTTGGCAATGCTGATAGAGGAGTTTCTGCGGCAGAGAATCAAAGGCATGAAGAACGAAGCTGGAGTATACGTTACTCAGGCATTCCCGAAGCTCCTTTATGTACTTGAAGAGGACAACATTCATGAAGACAGTAAGTATTATTATCTGACAAAGTTGGCGGCGCAATGTACAGCAAAGAGAATGGTTCCAGATTACATTTCTGAGAAGGTAATGAAGGAACTAAAAGACGGAAATACGTATCCTTGCATGGGCTGCAGATCTTTCTTAACCGTATATCACGACGAAAACGGCAAGTCAAAGTTCTATGGCCGTTTCAACCAGGGCGTTGTCACCTTGAATTTGCCAGATATCGCATTGTCTTCTGGTGGAGATATGGATGAATTTTGGAGAATCTTTGATGAAAGGACAGAGTTATGTCACAAAGCATTAAAGGCTCGACACGAAAGATTAGAGGGGACGAGGTCTGATGTAGCTCCAATTCTATGGCAGGATGGAGCATTTGCTCGATTAGAAAAAGGCGAAGTAATAGATGAACTACTCCATAATGGATATTCAACTCTATCTCTGGGATATGCTGGTTTATATGAGTGCGTCAAGTACATAACAGGACATTCTCATACAGATGGAGGAATTGGAGAGGCTTTTGGATTAGAAGTTATGAGTAGACTTAATGATAAGTGCAAAGAGTGGAAAGAGGTGGAGAACATCGATTACAGCCTTTATGGATCGCCAATTGAGTCCACTACATATAAGTTTGCAAAGTGTCTGCAGAAGCGTTTCGGGATCATTCCTGGCATCACAGATAAGAATTACATCACAAACAGCTATCATGTTCCAGTATTTGAAAAGATTGATCCATTTAAGAAACTAGAAATTGAAAGTAAATTTCAGAAACTATCTCCAGGCGGCGCGATTAGTTACATTGAATGTGCTGACTTGACAAAGAACCCCGATGCTGTCCTTGAAATTATCAAGTATATCTATGATCATATTATGTATGCGGAGTTGAACACAAAGAGCGATTACTGTCAAGTATGTGGATATGATGGTGAGATCAAGATTATTGATGAAGATGGCGAACTCATCTGGGAATGCCCAAAATGTCATAATAGAGATAAAAGCAAAATGAATGTAACACGAAGGACTTGTGGATACATTGGAACAAATTTTTGGAATCAGGGACGAACGCAAGAAATCGCTGAAAGATATGTTCACCTTGATGATCATGAGGAGAGAATATGAGATATGCCAGTATAAGAAGTATGGATATCTCAAATGGAGAGGGAGTTGGAGTCTCCCTCTTCGTTCAGGGATGCCACTTTCATTGTAAGAATTGTTTTAACCAAGACACTTGGGATTTTTCAGGCGGCAAAGAATGGAACCGTGAGATAGAGGACGAATTCATGAAATTGGTGAGTCGCCCGTATATTAAGCGTGTTTCATTGCTTGGTGGAGAACCGTTAGCGGATGAGAATGTTCTTGATATCATGCGACTGATCAATAGGATTAAAACTGAGTGCCCCGACAAGAAGATTTGGTGTTATACAGGATATACGTGGGAACAGATTTTCCCGATTGTAAATCCGTATCTGAATCTTACACAAGCTGAAATGACTCGACAGAATGTAGTTAAGAACTGCGATATTTTGGTGGATGGACGATTTGTTGAAGAGGAGAAAGATTTATCGCTCGAATTCCGAGGGTCAAAAAACCAGAAAATTATTGATGTAAAAGAAAGGACGACCAGTAAATGAATATAGCCGAAAGTTTAGATACAGGTAAGGTTAATGATTTACCAATCCTCTCTGCAAAAGAAGCAAGAATGTTGACTGAAAAACATATAGAAGAAACAATAGCAAGTCAATTAGGAGAAATTGGGGCTAAAATTGCATACGCAGTGAAGAACGGTGATAAGTCAGTTACTTTAGATGGCACATTAAATAAAAATGTTAGCGAGAAGTTGGAAAAAATTCTTGGGTATAAGGTAGAGACAGGAACACAATACAATGAATCATATTACACCATTAGTTGGTAAGGAGAAAAATGGAGAAGAAACAATATGCTTTAAATCTGGCGGCAACGAAGGATGATCTTATCGCTGCTGGATTCGTGGAGAGGTTCGGAGTATTTAATCTTAAGAAGCCGGTATATGGGCGCGGAGCGATCAACCTGATTATAAATATAGATCAAGGCAGCTTTATGAATATAGCGGTAGTAGACCCAGTTGGAAATACATATGCTCCATTCTTGAACCCAGATTTGCAACACAACAATCTGGTATGCGATAAGGTGATTCGTCAGTATAACAAGATCATGGATGGATTGGCAAAGAAGAAAATTGTAAAACGAATCAGAGAGGAACGAAAGATGACAGATAGTAAGACAATTAAGATCAAATATTTTACAGATAAGATTGAAAAGCTCGACTATATTGGGGGAAAGTCCGACTGGATTGACCTTCGGGCGGCAGAAACAGTAAAACTGAAGAAGGGTGAATACAAGTTGATTCCGCTTGGAGTAGCCATGCAGCTACCTGCTGGATATGAGGCTCATATTGCTCCAAGAAGTAGCACTTTTAAGAATTTTGGCGTTATCCAGTGCAATTCGGTCGGAGTAGTTGATTCATCATTCTGTGGACCATCAGATCAGTGGTGTTTCCCAGCATATGCATTGCGAGATACCGTGATTCATGAAAATGATAGAATTTGCCAGTTTCGAATCGTTGAGAATCAACCGAAGGTCAAGTTTGAGACAGTAGAAGAACTTGATGCCCCAGATCGCGGCGGATGGGGGAGTACAGGTAAGCAGTAAGAAGTGATTATAGTTGGGCATCAAATTAGGTGTCCAACTTTTTAGTAGGAGGAATCATGAAGATACTACACAAAGATGACCTATGCGAAATGTTTGGGTATGCTCCCAAGAAGATGAAGCAGCTGTTTGAAACAGGAGTTTTACCTATAACAAAGATTGGAAATGATTATGTTACTACAGAGGAAGAAATGGCTAAATTCTTCGCGAAATGGAAGGGCAAAGAAATCGACTTATGATGTTTACAAGCACATTTATATGTGATATGTTTAACATGGTCGAATCATTTTTGCACTGCCGCTAGAAAGGAGAAGTA